TCTACAATTCCGATTTTCTTGTTCATTATAACTTATTTAATATCCATGAAACTCTTCCCCACAGATTTTGTTGTCCTTCGTATCTTCTAATCTTGAAACAAACCTTATCTGTCAACACAACAAGGTCTCCCTCCACAGGGTCAATAGATTTGTCTATGACAAGAATATTCCCTTTCTTTACACCGAGGGAATCGGGACCCATATACCTAAAATAAAATGTGGTATGAACGTTTTCGATAATCAGTTCATTAAGGTCTAACCTCTTGTCTACATACGACTCCGCAGGTGAAGCAAATCCTGTTGTCCTTGACTTGATTTGAAGTTCCTTCTCTGTAGTATACATGATACAAATATAATAAAAAATTGTGACGATAAAAAGATATTGAACTGTTAGACAACCAAAACTTTTTTGTTATATTTCCTAAATGAAGACAATTAGACAATCACTGACTGAAATAGTTAACTTTGATTTTGTTAATGCATCACAAAAAGAAATTGAAAATATACTTCCGACCTTTGGAATGAACAATGAATACATTAGTGAAATACCTCCCATGTTCTCGAAATATATGGGATGGGGCATTAAATTTTGGCAATACCCAAACCAACTTAGTAAATTACTTTGTCATTTGAAAGGAAAGAAAATTAATTCATACTTAGAAATTGGTGTAAGGTATGGTGGTACATTTGTTTTAATAAACGAATTACTTAAAAGATATAATAACTACGTGGAATCTCATTGTGTCGATGTTATTCCTGCTTCTGAAATATTACACACCTATCAACATGAATTTGCAAGAGATAGGTTTTATTATCACCAAACCCCATCACACAGTTCTACTTTCTTTGATACACTTACTGGTGTTGACCAAATATCTGTCGCCATTACTACAAAAAAAATTGATTTAGTATTCATCGACGGATGCCACACCTATCCTTGTGTTAAACAAGATTATGTAACCGCACTTATCTTAGGTGCAAAATACATTATCTTTCACGACATAAGTAACACTAACTCGGAAAGTACTAGATTGATTTGGAGTGAAGTCAAAAAAAATCACAAGAAGACCTATGAATTTATTGACCAATATGAAGGTATGGACGCTAATTACTTAGGTATTGGACTTGTAGAAGTTTCACCTGAGGATGCAGTATTTCCGATGTTCGAATCAAATTATCCAGGTGTCGAGTTGTCGTTGTAATATTCTTCTATTTCCTCTGAGAAATTATCTTCGATGTATTTGGTTATATATGGGGCAAGTTTCTCCCTCATTTTCATTATTTCTTCATAGTTTTCCTCTCCTGAAGAAAGAGAAATTTCTCTAACAACATTGAAAATAATTCTTTCCATGTATTCGTCATAACTATTAAATGACCATGGTGCCAACCATTCATAGGTATTTCTTATAAAATTAGGTAACATCTCAAACAATCTTCTTTTGAGATAAACAGGAATTACCGATTCTGTAACTAAATCATTGTTTGTACCACAGTGAGGACAGATTGGTAAAGACTTTTTTCCTTTATGAATTGTTTGTGTAAACTTCTTTTTGCAGTTAACACACTTGACCCACTCCTCTCCTGATTTTTTTTCTTCCTTGATATTAATTTTGATTTTAACTTTGGTAACCTTTGGAGTTATACCTAAAAGTCTACAAACAGACAATCTTGTGTTTCCCGCAACTAAGTATGGTGGATGGTTGTCTGCGTATGCAACTATAGGTGTTTCAACTATTCCTCCATTTTTGAGCGGTTCCATCGAATGTTTAATTATCCTTTCCTCACTCCTACCCCATTGCCCATGTATAATATCGAACAAATCTTTATATGTTTCTATTGTCCAACTATCCGTATTTTCCATCTTCGACCATTCTTCATCAGTTAATGATTTCACATCAGCCCTTTCATAAGCACTATGAATATCATCAATAAGTTTGTCTAATTGTTTATTTGAAAAATGCTCAAAGTTTACTTGAAGAACGTCGTCTTGTAACCAATTAAGAAAATGATTCATAAATTCGTTTTCTTCCGTTTGGAACTCAGGTTTGACCCATTCGATTTTTTTTTCTTCTGAATTTTCATTAAGATTATCTACGTTTTTTCTATTCAAAATTTTAATAGACCTCAAAATCTGTTCATATTTTTCTCGACTGAGACTGAATTGACCCTCATTTGTCCAATATTGTATTGCTTCAGGTTTTGGATGTTTGATTGCATCGTAAACCCATTCTTGACCTTGTTCAGGATTTTTCAAGTTCCATAATGTAACTATATTCGAATCCCCTTCCCAATTTGATGGAACTAATTCACCATTTACATGTGGTTCGGTGACCCACAAAACACCTTTGTTAACCAAATCAGAAAAATCAAATATTTCTCTTTCGGATTCACTTAAACCCATCATCTCTTTAATTCTTAATATGTTTTCTTGTAAGTTCATATTATTTTTCACTTCGATAAATAACTTTGAATCTTTGTTTTTCCTCAATAGGTAATTCCAACTTTTCGAACTTTTCATTTTCTACTTGGAATCTTTCTTCATCTTTGTATTTCCACTGACCATAAAAAGAATAAACTTTACCAGTTGTGGTATCAACTACAGTATCTCCACCTCTCGGTTCTAACCCTTCATATTTTTTGATTTTATCTTCTATAGACATTTCAGGGTTTTCCTCTAAACTATCAAACCAATTCGTAAAATCTTCACCCAACTTTTCTTTTAATTCAGGTGATATTCGTACAGATTTTTTATCGGTAAATTTATTCGATACAAAATCATTAAATATTTTTTTAACATCTTCGTTAATGTTTTCATCTATAACCAACACATGTTGTTGTAACAATAAAGACATCAAATTATAATCAGGGTTTGATAATAAATCTTGATATATCATTTTAATTTCCGCCGAACTCCCCATACCACTTGTAATGTATCCAAGTTTCCTAATCATCGCCAAATAAATTAAAGTTCCTAATTTTTTTCCTCTTAATTTTTCGGGTACTCCTTTATAAAAATGAATCCTATTTTGCGAAGGTTCCAAGTTCACGTAAGTTGTTCTATCTTTAACATCTAATTCTTTAGCACATTCGTAAGGAAATTTAATTCTATAAACCTTACCACCTTCCTGAGTAACACCATAAGCTCTTTCTAAAGATTTTTCATCTTTAGCTACCAGTGGACCAATAATTTCGAAATTGGAGGGGTCACAATTCACAACTTCAGATTTTGGTTTTTGTTTTCCCCTCAAACCATAATAATCCGAAAATATTGAATACAGCAATGAGTTGAATTTTTTTGAACCATGGGATATCATATAGTTCAGGTATTTGTTGTCTAAATTTTGTAAATCTTTAGATAAAACAGGTTTCTTTACAAATGGGTCTTTATCAATTACAACTGAGTTTTTGAATTTAACAAAATCACCATCAGATGATTGTAGTTTATCTTGTAATAAATTTGAAATCTCCTTCTTGTATTTAGGAAAATTTTTTATATTCATCATAACATAAGAATCTGATGGTACATCTAAGGTTTCATTGATACCCATCATTTCCTTAATCCTTTGTATGTTTTCTTGTAGGTTCATATTACTTTTTCTTTTTAACACAATTGGGGTATCTTTTACCGAACATTGTTTTCATTCCTTTCTGAGTATATCCTTTCCAACATCTCTCAGTAATTTCTGATTCGTTCTGTTCTTCTTTCATATCTGAATCTGACATATATTCGGAACAAGTTGTTTGGTAAATATCAATCAAATACTGACCAAAGAAAATTCTTGACATACTTCTCAAATAATCCATAACATCACTAATGTAGTCCTGCTCGAATATGTTTTCGTCCACATCATCCAATAATTTATCAACTGCATAATCAATTACAGCGTCTGCATATTCATATCCATCCTCAAAATCATCACACAGAGTTGGATATTCTACTTCTGCTCTGAATATATATTCTTTCAGTGTCTCACGATTAGCTCTCCTTTTAATTGAGTTTGGAATAGTGGACTCAGTTATACCCATCATCTCTTTAATCCTATGTATGTTTTCTTGTAAGTTCATATTATGTCTATAAAGATAAATATCTTTGTATTTATTACTAAACAAAGCTAAATGCGATATATTATAAGTCCATCTCAATTTCATTCCTTGGTTTACAGATACCTTACGGAAATTTTCTCAAAAGAAGATTTCAGGAATTACAAAAACCCTCATGTTGAAGATGGTAGCGTATGGAGAGTTGAAATTCATACTGACGACGGGGAACGTTCAATGAGTTATTTTTGGTATGGTCCTGGTGAAGACGACGATGGAAATCTACATAATGGTATGGGTAGTCTTTACATTGACTCCAATTTGGTCGACAACCTAAGAATAAATCTTAACGTAAGAGAAAGTAAAATAATTGATATTCTTGCAGATTGGGTTAGTGAAAAATTGAATGTTGAAATAGATGAAGTAGGTATTACTCGTGAACCTGGTAATCGTTCAGTTTATTAATTTCCTATTTCTCCAATCTTTGAGTTGAGTTTCCCGAAAGGTCTTTGAATTGAACACCAAAAAACGTTTGACTTGCCCTTTTAACTCCAAAGTTTTCTACAACCCACTCTCTGATTATTTTTTTCAAGTCTCTGATGTCATCAAAGAAAAATGTGTTAGTGATATGGTCAATAATACTTTTGTCGATTACGACTCTGTTAGGATAAATTGTCATCATCACTTGACCGTCTACGTATATATTTCTACCATCGCCTTCGAACTTCATTTTGTAACCCGTAAAGTTATCCGCCAAAATATTATAAATCAATGAATCAGATTGACCTTCGGTGATGATAATTTTCATATCTTATAAATAGATATATTAAGAAAAAGAATCATGTCCATTTTTAATAACTGCTTCCAAAATACCTATGGATTCTTTATCTTTTTTACTTTTATTTGGTTTCGATTTGAGTTCTCTCAGGGTTCTTTGTAAATCGTTCTCAGGTTTTTTTGTAGGTTTTGGTTTTACTTGAGTGACCTTGTTCGGTTTGACCTGTTTAAGTTTTTGATATGAAAATTCGTCCTCGAATAATATCTTGTAAACTTTAGCAGTGATTATTGGGTCTTTGAGAAGGAGTTTGAGTGTAAGGTATTGTAATAGTTTCATACCACAAATATACTAAATTAAATTCTAAATTACTTATCGAAATAAAGTTGGTAAAGTGTAGTTTTCTCCCTCTTCAATGGGATTTTTTCGATTTTAACTTTTTTTGGTAATTTACTTATTAGAGAAATCCAAGCTCTTTCCGCCTCTTCACTACGAAACACTGAATTTATTTTTATTGATGGTATCTCAGAAAGTAATTTCAAAATTGCTCTTTGATACAACCCCTTTCCTCTAAAACTTGGTATTATGTTTGCATCAATGATAGTAAATTCATTACCCCTGACATCTTTTTCTAATGTCATATACCCAACTTCTTCCTCATCTTGAATTAGAGAAACATTCAAACCAAAATCATCTCTAATAATTTCTATATCCATATTGATAAATATTTAATAGTATGTATTACATTATAACAGAGGAACAGGTAAAAAGATTAGTCAAAGGTTGGAAAGTCAGTGAAGGACAGTTAACAAAAACTTTCAATTTCAAAACTTATAAAGATGTTTTGAAATTTGTTAATAAGGTAGGTTCAATTGCTGAAAAACAAAACCATCATCCTGAAATGTTAGTTAAATATAATTCAGTAAAAGTTTCACTGTTTGACCACGGAGCCAATAAAGTTTCGGACAAATGCCACAAGTTAGCCGACCTAATCAATAAGACCTAAGTCTTTTCTTTCGGTATCAACCTAAAGGTACATGCACGTTTACCGTTGATGGTCGGCATACCATATTCATCAATTCCTATTGTTTTAACTGTCGTCTTCTTGTTTTTGAATCTCCCTGTATAAATTACATCACCAACATTCAAAGGCACAAATATACCCGATATTCTATTTTTATTATCTTCTTTCATTTAATTAATGATTTTTATTTACTCACTGAATTAAAAATTTAATATTAATATATGATTAAAAAAATATTGTTTTTCCTGTTGATAGTATCCTTATTTTCTTCATGTTTCATAATGAAGAAAAGGGATTATTATACAAATTACAAAAAGAATGGTAGAAATCTAACCAAAGGGAGAAGTTCTTGTAATATGTTCCCATACCCAATCAAGGAAATGAGAAAATCTCGTTAATTGAAAAAGAAAACGAATACTGTTTTGTTAATAGAAAGTTTTTTTCTTTTTCTTCCTGTTAACCATTAACTCTATGGTATATCCTATGAAATAAGAGACAATTAGAGCAAATCCCCAAAATATTTTGTCCCTCCAATCCATTTTAATCCAACTAACTAAAAAGTATGCTCCGACAATTATCAGTATCCCAACGATAAGTCTTCCTATATGATGTAACATCGGATTTTAGTTTTTTTATGAATATAAAGATACAAATTTAGATTATGATAATCAATTTGTCATCGTGTAAAACTATTTGACCATCTTTGGTCTCCAATTCACAAATTGTATTTTCATCAATGAGTTTCGAAAGTAAAAATTCAGTGATAGGATAATAATCTATAAACCCAACTTCTAAGTTATTACCAACTTTATTTGTGTATTTTACGTATCCTACTTGGTTAGGTAAGTTTTCCCCTTTGTTAGGTTTGAAGAAGATATACGAACCCTCCTGAACCAAATATCCTTTAATCTTCCCCGTAGATAGTTTTTTTGTATTTTTCATTTTCTTTCTCGAACTTTTTGAACATTATACCACTCAAAATATTAGCTAAATTTTCGTCAGGACCACCTATATTTTGTTTCTTTTCCTTCTCAGTTAGACCTAATTTTTGGTGTTGGTATTCATGAACCCACTCATGAGTAATTGTTCTAAGTATGTCAACTAAAAGTCTGTCTTTTGCCAAAACAATAATCCCCATAGGCCTCATTCTCAGACCTGTTGTCATATTAAATTGTCTGTTGTCTGTAAATTGAATATTGACCCCTTGTGATAATGGTAATTGTTTTTGAAGGAAAACAATAAACTCTTTTATCACTTCCGTTTCCTCGGAGTTGAAAAAGTTTCTTATATTTTTGAGTGGTAATTTCACAAATATAAATACAAATATTTGTGGTTTAATTTCAACTAACCTATTTTATCTTATCCACTAATTTTAATGCAGAAGCAATAATTTGGTGCATATCGTAGTAAATATAATTTGCCAATCTACCTCCAAAGAAAATGTTTTTTTCTTTTTTTGATAACTCGGAATATTTCTCATAGAGTGAGCTGTTTACTGAGTCTCTTATTGGATAGTATGGTTCATTATATCCTGTGTAGTTTTCTGGGTATTCATAACTCACAATTGTACCTTTTTGTTGTTGGAAATCAAACCATTTGTGTTCTACTATTCTTGTGTAAGGGATGTCTTTGTCGGTATAGTTCATAACAGGCACACCTTGAAAGTTATCGTCCTCCAAATGTTTTTCTTCCCATCTTAAACTTCTGTATTCTAACTTTCCGAATCTGTAGTCGTAAAATCTATCAATTTCTCCTGTGAATATTACTTTACTACATAGTGAATTATATTTCTCCCTACTTTCGAAATAATCGACCCCTAATTCAACATCAATCCCATGCAACATTTTTTCAAATATTTGGGTGTAACCACCTATTGGCATTCCAACGTATTTGTCATCGAAATAACTACTGTTCCATGTAAATCTTACAGGTAATCTTTTTATAATATATGAAGGTAACTCATCACAAGACTTGTTCCATTGTTTTTCCGTATATCCCTGTATTAATATTCTATATATGTCTTCCCCAACTAATGATTTTGCTTGTTGTTCTAAATTGACAATTTCCCCTTTGTATTTTTGATTTTCAATAACATTTCTCGCATCAATTTCGTTATTAACCCCCCATATTTGATTGAAGGTCCACAAATTGAACGGTAAGGAATATATTTTGTCTTTATAGTTAGCTAAAACATTATGTGTATATTGTTTGAATTCCGCGAATTGATTTACATAGTCCCATAGGTATTTTTCATTGGTATGAAAAATATGAGCCCCATGTTTGTGAACATGAATTCCATTGATGTTTTCAGTATAACAATTACCTCCAATAACATTCCTCTTATCAATCACTAAACATTTATATCCTAATTTAGTCAATTCATATGCACAAGTTGTGCCGAAAATTCCCGAACCCACAATAAGGAAATCATACATCATGAAAAACTAAAAGAAAAACTGTTTAAATTTATAGTCGGTCTTGATAATTTATTTGTATATGTTTCTTTTAAGGTATTTAACAAGGTACCAGTATTGTGATAAATTCTATCGTCAATCAAAAAACAAAGATTCGGGTATGGGTTCGGTCTATCAACAGAAGCCATAAATTCTACTAAGTTTAACGCTTCTTGATATCTACCTTGAGCGTCCAAAATTTCTACTTTGTGGAACAGGTGTTCATTTCTATTAGGACAAAAATCTTCAGCAAAATCAAAATATTTGAATGTTTTGTCTTTTTCACCCATGAATTCATATGCTTGTGCCATCAAGATTAGTGCAAAATACGCCATTTCATTATTTGATGTTGCAATTGGGTTTTCAGGTGTCCATCCGTGAACTAACTCCAAATACCTTTCGAAATACCATATACCCCTCCTCGCATACTCGTCCGAGTGTTGCTTACCAAAAGCTAATTCATCAGGTCTACCATAACAGTCAGTATAACTTTTTGCAATATACCATAAATGATATAAATCATGTTTAACTTTATCACCAACAATGTTATCAATTTCCAATTCTAAAGCATCTCTCAGAAACTTTCTTGGAACGTGCCAAGTTTGCCCATCTTGAGAAACCCTGTGTCTAAATGATTGAGGTAAAGTTACTCTTTGGAAGTTTTCACCAATATTGGGTAAATGAATAGTTTCATGTCTTTTATCTAATTGGAAAAACCAAGGTAATTTAGCGTTCCACATCCATGTTCTCATGTATCTTGTACCTCCATTCACAGCATTAACATTCCAACTCTCTACTTTGGTATCATCTAATATACTCCAATCAAAATCGTTATCAATCTCTAAAGTTTCGTCCGCATCCATTCTCAAAATCCAGTCACAACCATGGTCAGTTTGTAATGCAACTTGTAAAGTATGATTCCTATTCCAGCCAGGAAAGTTCCATTCAATAAAATAAGTAAACCCTTTGATTCCTTTTTGTTTAAAAAAGGTGTCAATTATTTCTCTCGTGTTGTCTCCTTTACCATTACATTGTATTACATAATAATCGATATATGGTGCCACAGACTCCAACATTCTTGTTATTGTCGGGGCTTCATCACCGACCATCGCATTCAAACAAATTTTAGTTTTTTTATTCATATACATAATTCATTTTTTGTTCTTCATCATAAAACTTTCTTATGGAAACACTATTTTGAAATTTTTGAGAGTGTCCTTCTTCTTCTATCCAATTCCAATCAAAAAATCCTAAGTAATTAATTCTTTCATGAATTGCTAAATCATAGTAATCTCTTATTAATCTTGCTCTTCGATTGATATCCTGAGCGTTGTTGTCTGTTGTAGTGTCTCTACTACTATATTGAAAATATAAAACTTTTTTCACATGTATCATCCTTGTATTCAAAAAAGTCCTGATGAGTATTTCCAAATCATCTGCTACAGGTGTATTTTTATTGTGTCCTCCGATTTCATGATACAGATTTCTTTCCCACATTCTTACGTGGTTGGGCATACTAATGTTGAATCTTATAGACAAAGGGTTGATATCAGGATATCTGTGTGCTAATATTTCATTTCCATCAACAGTTTCCCATTCATGTCCAGCATAACCAAAATCGAAAAAGTTATCATGTCTTGCATACCAATTACCTGTCCAATCGTGGTCATAATATTTAAACTCACCTGTTTCATAGAACTCACAACAATCTGAATATAAAAATCCCGCGTCAGGAAATCGTAGAATAGCATCGTCTGCAACCGCCAAACAATTTGTGGTAAGACAATCGTCATGGTCAAGTTCTATTAACCAATCACCATCACACAACATTGCCGCTCTATGTTTTGCCAAACCAACATTCCCACCCGTTATTGGATTTAGTTTGTATATTTTAACACGGTAATCTAACGACTCTATGTCTTTTAGAATTTTGAAGGTTTCTTCGTTTGGTGAGTCATCAACAACAACCCATTGCCAATTCTTAAGTGTTTGATTTTTTAAACTTTCATACGTTCTATAAATTCTTTCACCCGTATTATACGTGGGGGTAAAAATTGAGAACCTTGGTCTTATAACCTCACAGGATTTAAACACGGTTTGACAAACAATATCATTAGCCAAAACACTATCAGGTAATTGTTGTTGATAGTATCTATAAATCCTAAGTAATCTGTAATTGTTTATTGGAATATCCTGACCAAACGAGATAATTAAGTCAGGTTTATACTTTGTGAAATCAAGTTCCATGTTACCATCATAAGTAAGTGAATAAACTTCAACACTTTCATGTAACCCTTCCTCCCAATATACATCAGAAGTCAATGTGTGGTGACCAATTCGGTCCCAACCATATACAATAGCCGTAGGTTTTTTTGTTTTCATGGATTAAATTTAAAGAAAAAAAAGATACCTGTAAAGTCTAATCACCATCATCATTCCAAGATGTTAATATGAATTCTAAATTTATGTAATTGATTTGATTATACTTGTTTTTTGTTACGGATGCCTTCATTCCTCCTGTTGCGGTGAAGAATGACTCCCAAGGTCTCAAAGTTTTACTTTCGAGCGCCCCTTTAATCGCATTATCAATCAAATATCTAGCATTACTTTTCAAATCGTCAACATTTGGAACTCCCCGACCAGGAACACCAGCCCATGTCCAATTCAAAAATCTCATAGTTTTTTCTGTTTTTTCCCAATTGAAATGCTCCATGACGGTTTCAATCATGTCCTCGAGTTTCTTTCGTTTCATATTTTTTTGTTTAAAGGAAAACTCCCCGAAGGGAGTTCTAATTAACTTACCGCATCTAACGCCATGGACATATCACCATCCCACTTAATGATTTTGGACTTCGGAACCCAAAACTCCATCTCTCCAATCTCTTCTACTCTTTTCAAATATTCCTCTCTAAATCTGTTCGCTTGGGACTTGTCTGTGATATACTCAACTCCCATGTGACCAGCACAAATCTTACCCATACGAGTCAACATTGAGAACTCATCAGTCAAAGTTTTAGCACAACACATACAAACGTCCCCTCTTTTAACTGTCATCTTTCCTGAGAACTTAACCGCCTTCGGAGAAATTGCCAATATCTTAGTGATATCAAGAAGGATTGGATTGAACTTCAAACCATACTTCTCTTTCAATCCCTGACCCACAGTTCTTCCCACTTTGATGGTTTCACCTGGTGTCGGCCACTTGACATGGATAGTTTCGTTTTTGTCTTTCTCTTTCTGAATTGTTTTGGTTGCTGCTTCAACCTGCTTGTTAGTGAGTGTCCCGTAAGTAATCAACTTTTTCTTGATGTCAGCTACAAACGCACTTGGACCATTGTAATCAGCAATAATTTTGAGTTCTTCAGGTAACTCCTGAACGTTCACTTTAACTTCTGAATTCAAACACTTCTCAACCGCGGCTTCTTGTGCGGGAGTCAAACCTCCGTAACGTGAAATTGTTTCTTTCATTTTCATAACAAAACTGTTTGAACCTTGATAGTTTCTTACTTTGCTAACGGTGTTAATTGTTGTCATATAGTGGTGATTTGTGAATACAAAGATACGACCTTTTTCTCATTCCGCCAAATAAAAAATCCCTCAATTTGAGGGACCTTTTTTCCTAAATTTTCCAGCAAAATTGTCAAAAACTATGATACAAACAAGAATCAGTGGTACACTGAAAAGATACAACAAAATCGAAATCTTGAAGATATTAATTATTTCTAAAAGCATAATCAGCCCAAGTTTTAGCGTTTACAAGTTCCCACAATTTCATGTCACACATATCAGGGAAAGAAGTTCTCATATCACCTACGGTCAAAACTTTCAGGAAACCCAAATCTATACTATACCATTTACCCCCTTTGGTTGTTAGAACATTAAACCAAAGAACCTTACCGTTATCGTAGGTGTGTTTAACTTGAATATTTACGAGACCGTTTTTGGACCAAGGAGAAATAACGTCCTTGGGAGTTCCTGTTATATCAGTAATATTGACAAATCCCGCTTTACATTTAGCCGCCACACGGAACTCATACTGTTTATTGTCATCCTTGAGATGGTTAGAAACCATAACTGAGGTTCTCTTACCTTTGATTGTGGTATCGAAAGAACCGTAAAAAACATCTCCTGACATTACTGGGTCTGTACTAACTTTAACTGCGGGGGTGGTAGTGATTGTGTTCATATGTTGTTTTTTGTGAATACAAAGATACGACTTTCTATATTGTCAGCCAAAACTTTTTTTTGTATTGATTTTCAGTTAGTTATGTTTTCTACTGAGGGGAAAACTGTAGATTTTTAGTCAATTGTTGTATTTATTGGAATGAGTAATAGGTTAAAAAAACTTGCAAGTATTATTAGTGATGAATTCAGTGATAATTTAACAAAAATCTACGGTTCAGTTTTGACTTTTCAGTCAGAAAATCCTGATTATTTTGTACCAACTTTTACCGCCAATGATACAATTAAATTGGTATATTATATCTATTCTCTCAAAAAAACTGATGGTTTTGACTTTGCTGAAAAAATTATCCCTGAGTTACATCTTGCACAATTTTTTGATTATAATAAAGTAAGTGTACATCAGGAAAATTGTGATAATTGTGATGGTGATGGAAATGAGACATGTCAATATTGTGATGGAAATGGGCAGATAAGTTGTGACAGTTGTGAGGGCGAAGGTGAAGTAGATTGTAATATGTGCGATGGAGAGGGTAGAACAGAATGTAGTGAATGCGATGGTGAAGGTGATATCGATGGAGAAACATGTGATAATTGTAGTGGGAACGGTGAAGTTGAGTGTGATACTTGTGGAGGTGGTGGTAAAAAAACTTGTAATAGTTGTGGTGGTGATGGGTATGAAAGTTGTGATGAATGTAGTGGCAACGGGTCAATAAATTGTGATTACTGCGATAATGATGGTCAAATAGATACTGAAGATTTCGATTATATAATACATGAATATCTGATATTTGACGATGACCTTATAGATGGTCTTTACAGGGATTGGCAAAATAACACACCCTTAGGTCATACCCTCGAGTTCAAGGGAAGACCAACAGTTCTCTTAATCAATAGTAGATGGGAATATGGTCAATTCGACCCATCAGTTAAAGAGTATGAAAAATATTGTTTCAACATATCCCCATTCAATTCAACAAGACTATTCTACAAAAGAAAAGGTGTATCAGTTGAAGGAATTAGTGCAAATGACGAACCAGATACTTTATTGATTTAAATTATCAATCCAATCCTGTAAAGGTTGATGGTCACCATTGTAAAGTTCCCTTCTCAAATCATGTTGAATATGTTGTTCTTCTGTTGGAGTTTGTCCGTTTGTCAGAAGTTCTGTGTGTCTTTGACCTTGAATAAATTGTATGATATTTTGATAACATCGAGCAGAATAAACGAAGTTCTCACACTCAAAAACAACATATTTTGTAAACTCTTCAGGTGAAATCAGAGTTCTTATAAAAGTAAATCCAGTAGTTTCGTAACTCATAGTTTTTATTTATAATTACACACGTTTGATTGAAAACAACCCTGTCCCGCACCTTCAACATAACCGACTCTTGTATCAATATGAGTATAGGTTTTGTAAGGTGACACTTTACCACAGACAACACATTTATCATATCCGTTTTCTACATAAGAATCTTTTTTTGGTAAATGTATTCCCTTGACCAATCCGTCTTCATCAGCAATAATCATAAACTTTTCGTCATCATATTCACGGATAGATTCCTCTTCTTTTTCTTCCCAATACATTTTTCTTACTTTTTCACCCAATTCTGCATCGTTAGGTGTATTCAAAATTTCGTTTTCAGACAAATTAATAGTTATTGACATATAATTTAGTTTTTTGAAAACATAATCAAACTAATTCAATTTTCCAAAGCTATTTATAGTTTGAATGAAAAATACAATCAAGAAAATTTGTTTAACATTGTTAGAGGATTGTCCTGAATCCCTCAATGGAATTTATTTGGAAGTGAAAAAACAACTTAAATCACAACCTAATTATTTCTCGAGATTTTCTACTGCTGAAAAGTTTGAAATCGTTTACGGTATTTTTTCTCTCAAACAAACAGGACGTTTTGATTTGGCTGAACAAATTTTACCAAATATCAAGTTAGTTTCAATCTTCAATTTTTTATCAGATGATTTTGCAGAAATCGATTGTCCAAAGTGTGAAGGAGGTGAAAACCGATGCAAGGAATGTAACATGTTCGGTGTAGTCAAATGTGATGATTGTGATGGTGAGGGTAGCCAATTTTGTTACAAATGCTATGGGACAGGTGAATACGGAAATGCCGATTGTGATAATTGCAGAGGAACTGGTCAAATTAGATGTAAGGTGTGTAATGGAGATTCAATGTTAACTTGTCCTGAATGTGGTGGTGACAAAGTTTTAACCTGTAACGAATGTGGTGGACAAGGAATGTTAGAATCTGAACAAGTGAACTTTAACCTATACGATTATATAATTTACGATAAAAATATATTACGATATCTGTTCGATAGAGCCGAGTTGTTCAAACCTATCGGAGAAAATTCGAGCTTTTCTGATTCAATATCTTCGAATGAGAATATACTTCATTTAGGGTTAAGGTTTGATACCTTTGAACCAAAATCATTTGTTCAAGAAAAAGATTATTGTTATTTCATAGGTTCTATTAACGACGAAGAAAAAATAAATTGGAATATTTCTCCATCACCAATAGTCTCGACATTACCTCACAAGTATGTAAAAAAATAAAAAGAGAGACCGTAGTCTCTCTTTATTGGGACTGCCCGATAAGGGACAATCGCTCCACCACCAAGTTTAACTTGGAAAAATCAACTCGTTTATGATTCTTTCTGTCTCTTGAGCAGATACCCAAGCCATCACATCATCTTTTAGGTCAGGAAAATATTTCTTGGTTACAAATTCTTTTGTCTGTTTGTCTATGAGAGCAATTTCAAAATCATTCTCGAAATCACCATATAAACCTGGTCTACCACCTACAATAGAAATCATAAATGAGTCTGACTCGATTATTGTTTGTTTTGCATCATCGGGTCTTGTCGTTGCGAGAGATACTACGTCTTGAATCGTTATCATATGTTATTATTTTGAGACTGGTGACTCTATTTTAGATTTATTGATAAGTTGGTCAGTCAATGTTAAATAGTGTGTTTTAGTGGTTATTACGGACTCCACAAGGGTCTTGTAGGGAACGTGAATCAAGAAGTCTACCCCATTGAAAAAAGTAAGGTCTTCTTTCATGGTCAAACAACCTTGAATCATCTTCAAAAAAAGTTTGAACTGAGATGGATTGACAAAATCTTCATCAACCAAAGTGCCGTAGGTTTCATTGATAACCCTGATGTTGTAGTGACTCATTGTATTCATATTACAAAGATATGGAAAAAAACATTACCAAAAAAATTATTCTTGAGTGTTTTGTATAATTGGGGTGAAATTTTTACCCGAATCACTCATTATTCTGAAAGTTTGTATTTCTCCCAAATCGGGGAAACTTACCTGTTCTACAGTAATTCCCCACTTCTCCACCTGTTCGTTAATCTCAGGTGTTACCACACTACTCAAATCATACAAATCAGCCCATTTACAACCTTCAACTATATCACGAATAATTCCCTGTGTTGTATCAACCAAGACATCATTAGCATGCATTACTCCTAACAAAAACTTTCTAACGTCGTGAATATGGTATCGAACAATACTTGTGAGAACGACACTTTTCTCATCTTCAGAAGTCACAGTTTGGGGTGATAAGTTTACAGTCTGAGTTATTACAGGAGTTGTGATTATTTGGTCAAAGAAAGGAATTTTCCAATTCAAACCCGGTTCCACAACCTTTATGAATTTACCTACTCTGAGATGAACACCCATTTCCCATTGGTCAACAATTTTGAAGGGTAAAAAATCTCCAATAAAAGTTACGATTAAATCGATGAGTTTGTCAAACATTTTATGTAATTTTGAAACACAAAGTTACTTAAAATAATCCAAATCACAAATATTTATAAAAACCATGGAAAAAGATTTTGAAGTTTTGAAAAAAATTCTTAAAGAAATGAATTTCGCTGAAGGATTCATTGATATGTTACTGAGTTTTGTAAAAAAACAAATGTTATCATATAATTTTGATAAATTGACACCAAACTTCCTTTACACTATTTTGATGTACGAAATTGGTAGGAATAATGCAAGAGACGTTTCTGAATATTTTGAAGATTATTTGAAAAAGGGAACTTACAAAACTAAACTGCAAGACTTATTGGATAAGTCTCCGTGGATGAGATAATAAAAACCCTCCGTTTGGAGGGTTTTTTATTTATTGTTGTTGTCTATTTCTCATCCTCTCAACCTTACGTTGTTGTTGAGGTGTTAAGTTAGTTTGTGGTACTTGAAATGTTGGTGCTTGTGTCGATAAATTCTGTGGTATTTGATTAGATATTTGTGTGTTTCTGTCAGGTCTATCTAATTTCACTGGTTGTTCCAACTCTCTTTTAGTAGGTATTGGTTCTTCCTGAGATGGATTTTGTTGTCCTTTACTTGCTAAATAAGCTTTTTTAATCTCTTCATCTTGCCATGCTCTACTTGTATTTGGTCCAAATTTACCGAAGCCTTTTTGAACATTACCACCAAGTGTTTGATATTTAGAATGCCATCCAGGTTTATTTGTATCCAACCAAGTTTGGAAATCCTGAACTCCTTTTACATCCACTAATTCAGAAGGAATTTCATAACTTGTTGATGAGCTTGAACTTGTTCCATAACCAGTTACTGGTGTGTCTTGCGGTGGTTGTTCTGGTTGTCCTTCAGATTGAACTCCATTATCTTTAGCAAATTGCCAAAGAACCGCACCTGTTATACCTATACCAGCAGCAAACGCTAAGGTTTTTTTCCACCCTTTTGTTTTTAGTGAAGTCAACAAATTATCTTTATATTTTGTTAGATTCTCTTTAGCCTTTGTCAAACCTTCTTTGGTTTTTTGAATCAATGATTTTTTGCCTTGTTGTATTGGTGGTGGTGCAATACTATCATATTTTTTCATAATTCTTTTGATACCATCATCAGAATATCCATTTTGTTTTAATAAAACTTTTCTATCTGCCGCTGAAGCATTTTGGAATTGTACAGCCTTTGTTCCTTTTGAATTTGCTAGTTGTTTTGCATAACCCTCGGCCGCTGCATCAGCAAGTCCAACCAATTCATCTGTTTGTTTCGCATTTTTTAAGAGACCTTGCTGTAATTCTTGCATGACGTTTGCTGATGCCTTACCCTGTTTAGCTAATGCTAATACTTTTTCAGCACCACCAGCATTTTTCAAAGAAGGTATTATATTGTCTAATTGTGCTGAAATTGTCTTAATAAAATCATCACTATATCCTTGAATTAGTTTAGCAAAAAAACCTGATTCGACTAATAAGTCAAGATTTTCAGTAAGAGTTAGCTCTGTTTTATAATTTGAAAGAATTCTCATTCTTTCCAATTCTTCTTTCAATAAATTCTCTGTCATTTTTATTTTTTTTTATTTTTTATAAAGATTGATTGAAATCTATACCTGTATCATCGAATGATACAGAAGAATAATCTTGAGGGGTAGAAGTCTTACCGCCACCACCACCACTAGATAACCCATAAGCAAGCCCTGTTGATAACCCAACACCTACCGCGCCTTGTGATATTTTAGCAGCGTTCGGTGCGGAGGCACCAAGTTTTTGAGCTGTTTTCGTAACTATTTTACCAGGAGCATTAACCACTGCAGCACCTCCCTTTATAGCACCTTGACCTAAATAAGCCAAAGTGTCAACTATTTTTTTAATAAATCCTGAAACTTTAGTAATAAGTCCACTAACCCATTTATGTATTGTTGGTGATTTTGTTGCCAACCATTGTGAAGCTTGACTTAATAAACCCGGTACCTTGTCTAAAGAACTTTTTATTTTATCTACTATTTTAATCATAGCTGGAGATTTTTGAATTCCAGCTCTCATTGTTTGTAAATTTTTTCCGAACCCCCTTACGAAAGCACCAACCACACCCTTTGCTGTTTTAGCCGCAACGCCAGCGAAAACCAGCCCTATCATATCGACTCCAGTGAACAACAACTTTGTATACAAATTCTGTCCTTCAGGATAATCTCCACTTACCAATTCATAGATATCCAATGCAACAACGATTGCCCATACAACAAATTGAGCAGCTTTTCCAATTCCCGATGCAACTAAAATAGCATCTAAAACCATACCTACAGGATGATAGAGAGCATCTCTCAATTTTCTTGCCAAATATAAAGTGCCTTTTTTAACAATATCCAAAGCTTGCATCCACTCACTTTGACTGAATTTTGAATAAGCATCTTTTGCTCCTTGTATTGTTTTTTGAATGACCTGCTTAGTACCTTGAACCGCCTCTTTCCCTTTTTGATATGCCCAATCCATGAAACCTTCTTCATTCAATAAAATAAATTGAGACTTGAGAAACTGTAGTTGTGTTTTACTTTCTAATAATACTATTGAATTGATATCTTTTTTAATCTGAATTAAGTTTTCATTCAGAGTTTTCGGAACATCGTTGAAGAATACTTTGAAGTTATCAAAACTTTCCCAAATGTTTCCAAGATGTTTTTTATTTTTCAAATCATACATCTCATCAAGGAAAATTGCATAGTTTTCATTCAAAGATACCAAAGCAGTTATCGCAATCTTTTCTCTTTCGATATTATATTGTGAAAGTATTTCTCTTTTTTCACTTTCTGAGATAATCATCTTTTTTTACTATAAATACCCATAAGAACAAAAAAGTTTTTTTCTCATCCTATTTATTTATACATGAAAAACTTAAAAAAGTATTTGGATGAGATTTCAGGTAAAGAAATTCATAGTGTGTCAGTGTTCATAAGACTTCCATACGATTCAAGAAAAACTAAATTATCATTTAGTTTAAAAATAGAAAGTGCAAAGCTAACTGAGGTTTTGACTATTAAATTCAATATTTTTAATAGAAAAGTGAACGATGAGTCAGATGACCCAACGTTCGAATACTTATTCAGTAAAAATTCATTTCAAGAAGAATTTCAACGAGATACTTATGAAAACTATAACTTAGTAATCTTTGGTGTCGAGTTAGAAGATTTGGAATTGGTTTACGTGTTCAAATGATTTTTATTAAATTATTTCTATCTGAACCGAGTCAATTCGTTTTATACTTAACTCAAAATATTCTTTAGAAATTTCACTACCGATAAATTTTCTTCCTGTAAGTATTGAAGCTTTAGCAGTAGTTCCACTTCCCATAAATGGGTCATAAATAAGTTCTTCAGGGTTCGACCAACTAAGAATATGGTCTTTCACTAGTTGTATTGGAAATATTGCAGGATGTTGATATGCTATTTCGTCTTCTTGTCCGTTTTTCGATGTCTTATATGTCCAAACATTATATCTTTGTCCGTACTCATCAATTATTTTCTTTTTCCTTTCAATCATACTTCCGTCAACCTGCCTTGATGTATTTTTTCCCCAACTACCGACTTGTCCTCCGTAGACGTTTTTCCTGTCTTTTATTGAATTAAAAGTTTTTGGTTTACCCTTAGAAAACACAAACATATATTCAAAAATCTGATGATACCTGTTTGAAGATGGATTTGAAAAATTATTCTTCATGTAAATCATAGTATCATGGATATTGAATCCAATTTCTTTGAAGAAAAGAGCCTGTCTGAATGAAGTGCCAGTTTCACTCCCTTTTTCCGTTCCATCTCCAACGACCCATACAACAACCCCGCCTTGTTTAGTGGTTCGATAAAGTTCCTTTGCAATATTTTCGAAATCAAATGAATAACCATTGAATTCGGTTTTTATACCTGAAATATGATTATTGTAAGTTCTTAAATCATCATATGGTGGTGAAGTTATTGTTACGTCAATAGTATTATCAGCAATTTTACCTAAGGTTGTAAGACAATTTTCTTGATATATTTTATTAAATTGAATCATAAATTTCGTAAAATTTTTTTGCTGCAATTGATTTATTTACTCCTATTGGGAGATGGTTTAGGTCATCTTTAGAAACCTCTATTAAATCAACACTACCGCTATGTAAACATCTTAAATCTAATAATAAGTAACTATCCAACGAATTCAACTTTTGTTCAAACCCTTCATTTGTTACACTTCTTCCGTAGCCAACTTCCTTAGAAGAGGCAAAACTTACCTGAGTTGTAATTGAACGAACCTCAACTCTTTTTCCATCTTTATCCTTCACATCAAATGGTGAATTTTCATTTTGTCTTTCTCCCTCGTGCCAAAATTCACCTACTCTACCCATAATTCTTCCATCATCACAAAATTTACGAGCTTCATATTCATTCTTGAATCCGAACCCTTTAGCAATTGCTTTAAAATCAAGTTTTCTACTACCAATTTGTTTCATTAGAAAATGATAATAAAATTTTTGACTACAACCAAATAAAAAACCCCATTTGTAGAAACAAAAGGGGTCAATTAGTTAAAAAAACTTTGAGAATACAAGTTCTATTTGAGAATCTTTAGAAGGATTATGGTTTCCCTCCGTTTCCACTTCCTTTTGAGAAGTAATCCTCAGTGACGATTAATTAGGTTAATCAAACCTTGAGTTGTCAGATACTCTCTTGATACTTGCTACTCCTCGATGATGCCTCACCAATACTTCCTTGCGAGAATAGAGAACTTTTTCAAAAATCGTGTCGGGTTTGGGACCCTTCACGGCCGTGAACTTCTCACGACTATGTAGTCACCTTTCACTGACAACTGACGGACACTTTTCCGTTTGTAATTATTATTGTTAATAACATTTAACAAATGAATTGGTTTGTGGATTTGGAAAGTAGCGGTCCGTCAACCTGCTTCCCCATCTTTTGAACGAGGAAATACTGAACTACTCTCTGAGACATCCCTGCCTCCATACTTCAAGTTTACTTCATAACTCATGCCTTGGTAGGCTAAGGTTAAGGAGAACAACAGCACCACCTGTACGAACTCATACCTTTCGGTTTTAAGTCAACTCTGATATTGAATCACGCAATTGTATAGTTGGATGACCATACTTCTTGCAGGAGTTCTACGGGTTATTCTTATCGGTGTTCCCACCTCAACCAAACGACCCACATCGCTTGGTCATCATTCCATTTCGCCTACAGTGTCACCCTCAGCTACTCAGGGACAATGATATCCCGCTTGTCTACTCAAGCTCAACAGAGGACACCCCTATCGAGCCGCAACCTACTTCAACCGAGGTAGGTCACTTTATACTGCTTTCACAGTTTATTTTATGGACTATAGACCGCCCAATATCTTGAATCAAAGAACTATCAAGTTTGAAGGAAAAAGGTATTTTTACGACCTGAAACCTTTCAGGAACCTTTACAACCCGTTTCCTTCAATTGTTCTACAAAACTAAGAAGGGTTTTTGATACTTCCAAATTTTATTAGAACTTTTTTTTGTTGCGTGAGTAAGAATCGAACTTACGACCTAAAGGTTATGAGCCTTCCGAGCTACCGCTGCTCTATCACGCGATGTTAAGTTAAATTCTACCCATTCCCCGTCGTCACCATCCAAGTCATGCTCTGGTTGTACATGGGTAGAATCAATATATTAAAGAACTTTATTCGATTAAAAAGTCCCACAAATCTACGATACTTTTCTCAAACTACCAAATTCGTGGGACTAAGGGGGGAGAGATGTTTGACCATCTCATTTGTTTCACAAAGTTAAGAAGAATTTCTCAATTCGTCAAATTTTTTCTTGTGAAACTTTTTTTGTGGGGTGTTCACCTTTTTACAGGTGTGGATATATAAATATCACATTAATTTGTAAAGTCAATTATTTTCCCAAAATAATTTGAAGTAATTTGTATAAATGTGTTCCTGTCGAAAGTTCGTCCATTTGTTCTGCAGTAAAATATTTACATTCAGAATGTTCTTCACCATCCGAAGCATTTTCCAAATCAGGATTTATTTCTTGGTCGGTGTTCAGAACGTATGTGTACATTCTCCCCTTAACTTTTTTACCGTCTCTAGTATGTCTTGGTAGAATACCTGTGAAAGTTAATTCTTTATCAGAAATATCCAAATTAGTTTCCTCAAAGAATTCTCGCTTAGCACCTTCAAGAGTATCTTCCTCTTTTTCTAATTTGCCTGCTGGTATAGACCACATACCAGGGTATGAGCCTTTACTATTTCTCTTACATAGTAAACATTTCTCCTTATGTTTTACTATTATTCCTACATATGTTTGTTGTTCCATCGTATTTATATATATATGAAAGTAAAAATAAATGAAAATATCTTCAAGGTCAAAACTTTAATTGATGAAAATTCACAAACCCTTGGAATGCAGAATAAAAGTTTTGATAATACTTTCGATGGGTTGCTTTTTCTGATGGGTGGAAAAGAACAATGTTTTTGGATGAAAGACTGTATTATACCCTTGGATATAATAATGATTAAAAATAACGTTATAGTTAATATTCACCACGACTGTCCTCCATGTAAAGGTGATGACTGTCCTTCTTACTGTGGTAAAGGTAATATTGTTTTAGAACTTGAGGGTGGTACTTGTGAAGAGGTAGGTATTGAACCAGGTGATTCAATAGAATATATTTTCTAGTTTGACTTCCAAACTTTTTCTTCTACACCAATAACAAATCCAACGTATCTTGAAAGAACAAATAGATAGTCACTTAATCTATTCAGGTAAATTAAAATTTCGTTAGGAACTGATTCCAAAACACAAAGTCTTTCTGCTCTTCTACAGACAGTTCTACATACGTGAGCAGTAGAAACATATATGTGACCACCAGGTAGTATAAAGTTTTTCAATTCAGGAAGAACATTATCCATTTTGTCAATCCAATTTTCTAAAGATTTCACATCTTCTGAATCAACTGATGATAATTCGAAACCTAACTTAGCATTTGGGTCTTTAGAAACTACAGAACCTATTTTGAATAGGTTATTTTGAATGATATTCAATTGCAGTTGTTGTTCCATAAATTTAGACTTATCTGAAAATAAATGGTCAGAGAGTAACCCAATAAATGAGTTCAATTCGTCTATGGTTCCGTATGCTTCTATTCTTAAATTGTTTTTTGGGACTTTTGTTCCACCTAATAAAGAAGTATACCCTTTGTCTCCTGTCTTTGTGTATACTTTTTTACTCATATGGTTATTTGAACACTACAGACTTAACACAATTTCTTTACCTTTTCCGATTAACTTACCGTTTTTGTTTATTATCATGAATTTTTCTTTGTCTTTCAAATGGTCGGCAGTTACAGGACCTATTTTTTTTGTTTTACCAGGAAACATTTCAGATTCCAAATATATATATTTTTTTCCGTTTTCTACTTTTACAAAAGCTTGAGAAGAACCTCCATCACGAATTGGAAGTTTCAATAAAGGTGGTCTCTGTTCTTCTATTACTTTATTTATAATGCGGGCCAAGTCTTCCTCGTTCAATCTGATTACTTTTGGATTGTTTTTCATGAATTAGTGCTTAAGAGTTAACAAGTATTTCAATTTATTTGTCATACCTAAAATTTCATCCCTAAGGTTGAGTAGGTCAGTATCATATCTAGAATCTAGATGGTCACTTAAACCCACCAAAAATTCAGTTATGCCATCTAAAAAATTTTGAATAGTCAACTTGGAGATGTCTTGAAACATGATTGAAAATTCAGAATCAAATTGATATCTACCGTACTTACCCATGGTTATTTCTGCAAATTCGTCTAAAAAATCACCCAATTGTTCGTAAGTCTCACCATATGCACGATGTTTAGCATCACCATATGTTTGCCAATGTAAAAATCTGAATTGATTTTGGATTTGTACTAATTTTAAAATAATTTCTTCCTTCATACTTTATAAATATTAAACCGCACCTAAAGCTGCACCTTTTACTCTACCTAAAACTAAAGATTGAACCATTTGTTGAATTACATCTCCTTTTGGACTTTGTGTATCCGTAGATTGTGATTGTCCTTGAGTTTCAGGTGTAGTTTCATCTACGCCATGCTCGTCTGCGAAATTCTGCTGAGACTGAGGAGTTTTTTGATAGTTTGCTAACATCTTTTCAAATTCCGTATCTCCAACTTTATTTTTAAATTCTTCAGGACCTACAAAATTAGCAACACCAACGTAATCTAAAAACCCTAACCACCATTTACTTTTTCTCATCAAAGCTCTTACAGACTTATTCCTTCCCATAAGTTGAGGCATCCCTCCCCATATATTTTTCCACGAAAGTATTTTATTAGGAGTTCGATATGATTTGAAAAAATTTGTTTCGTCCGCAATTTGCTTCAATGCTTTCAGTTTACTCAACTGTTCTGTCTTAGATAATGTAGGTAATTTTGCCGCTAAATTTTGACCATAAATTCTCAACGGTTTTCCTGCTTTAGCTCCCTTCTCGAAAAGTTCTATCCATTGTAAAATAGTATTTTTAACACCTTTGAACAATCCTCCAGGACTTCTAAGAATCATTTCTTTCAATTTACCAGATAACTTTCCGAAACCTTGTACAAATTTTGCAACAGTACCATCAGTTTTACTTATTCTAGCAAGTTCAGCTGAAGCTCTGGCTGTATCACCAGCCTTTGCCAACCCCATCACATTTTTCAAACCTTTCACAGATGGACCTCCAACTCTCAACGAAGCCATTACAGGTTTTGCTACAGCGTCACCAATATATGGGACTGCAGAAATAAGTGATAAAAATCCGAATAATTGGTCTCCCTGTAATATATATGAAACACCGTTTACAAAATCCACAACACCTGTTGGGTCAAAGATTCCTATCACATCACCGAGAGTATTCAACCAATGAGCTTCGTTTATATATTTTACTTTTTCAGGATACCAATTTTTGAAAGTTTCAACTACAAATTCTTTTTGTTCTTTTGTGAAATTTTCCCAATTTTCGAGAGCAAGATTATATTTTTGTTGAAATTCAATCTCATTTGTTATGTGTTCAAGTTGTTCTTTTTTAAGGATATAGTCAGGCATTGAAATACTTTTAAAATAAATATCAACAAATAAAAAAAGGGTCTATTGACCCTCTTTTAAATCCAATTCCAATTGTTTCTTCTTATCTATGAAACCCTGAACTCTTTTCTTAGCTATTTCACAATAGTTTTCACTCAGTTCAATCCCTACCCATCTTCTGTCTAAGATTTCCGCAGCAACCAAACTAGTTCCACTACCAGCAAACGGGTCAAGTATCAAATCATTTTTATATGAGAGTATTTTGATTGCTTTCGTTGGAATATCCATTGAGAATGTTGCCTTGGTAAGTGACTTTGTATCTGCGAAGTAATCCCACTGACCGAAGACCAACTCCATAAATTCTTTCTTACTTTCGTCCGTATAGACCATTTTTTTCTTTGAGGTGCCATCCTCATTCTCAATTAAGGTTTCTTCTCCTTTCCATTGTGGTTCACCTTTAACCTTCTTAATATGATTGTTTTTGTAAGCTAAAATTATACACTCTTTGGGATTATAAATGTAAGGAGATGATGGCGACATCCACGACCCCCATGCCGTAGTCTTGCTTCTATGTGGAGAATTTTCTTCTAAATCCACAATTCCGAAGAATTTGAAACCAATACTTTGCATGATTGACCATAGTTCTGCCGCCATAAAGATTCGACCCCCTTTCGATTGTCTGTTAATCTCATAGGGTATATTGAGAGCTATTCTCCCATCGTTTTTTAATACTTTATAGGCTTCTGTTAACCAACTCTTTGAAAACTTTTTATATTCTTCAAAATCAATATCATCATCATGTGTGTCGTAATCAATTCCAACTCCATAGGGTGGTGAGGTAACAATTAAATCAATAGAATTCTCAGGAATGTCTTTCATAACTTCAATACAATCCCCATTCAGTATTTTACCAACGTATTTTTCCATAAACAAAATATAAAAAATTTTTTGACTATAACAAACCTTCGTTTCGAAGTTCTTGTCTGATTTTTGTTGCTGATATCTCTTTGATGTCGTCAGGTGGAATGTGTTCTATGATATCATATCCAACACCCCTTCCAAAATTAATTGATTCGATATCAGGTATAATAATAACTTTTACCCTTTCATCACCTAAAAGTTGCCATAGGTCTCGTTTAATTTTTATTTCCACTTCTTGTGCGGTGAAAGGATTTTTTTCATCGGGTTTTATGTCCCTGACACAAATCAAAACATTTTTTCCTTCTTCGATACATTGATTTACTAACCATTTGTGACCATCATGAAAAGGTTGGAATCGTCCCACAATCATGGAGTATTGTTTACCTCCTGTGTTTTTGAGTTTCGGGTCACCTTCTACGTGAATTTTTTTCATCACTTATTACATTATTCGAGTTAATATATACGACACACATTCTTCAGGTGTGATATCATCCGTACATAAACTTAAATAGTTCTCTGATGGTTCTTCATATTCTTTAACAAAGTAATTCTCCCTTCCTCTTATTTGTGTTGTATGAACGTAAACCTCCAAAATATCTTTACCCATCTTATCTTTGAACTTATCTCTTTGGTCTTTGTAAGGAGAAACCAATGAGACTACAGGATGAAACCCTTTTCTATGAAGAAACTCTGCAATATGTTGTGCCAGTTCAATATTCTTTCTCCTACCAACTTCACTATAGTCCTTGTTTTGGAAGATTTCTCTGAGGTCGTCTCCATCTATATTGATGAATGTACCCGTACTATCTGAAACAAGTTCATTAGCGATTGTAGATTTTCCACTACCTGGTTGTCCTGTTAACCAAATTATCATTCCTCGTCCTCCATACTTTCTATAGACATCTGTTTAATGTAGGCTATTGCAATCCAAGCCATACATGATAATTGCCAAATAAATGGTTCACCTTCGTAAAAATCTATTAGGGAACTTATTCCTGCAGAAATGAATCCCAAAAACATGAATAATTTATCAAAAATTCTATAATTTTTCATTTTTGAGATTTTGAATTTTTCTGTTTAGATAAAAAACCGCCTTTTCCAAATCCTCGATTTCTTTAGATGGATTTTTCTTACCGGCTCTTGCAACATATTTTACCACATTGAACAGGTAAGCATCTTTGTCTAAATCCCATGCCTCGCATACTTTGATAACTTCATAAGTATTTTTTTCTCCTCCGTAGTGATTAGGGTGATTTACTGATTCAGAGGATTTTGGTAATAATTGTCTAATATTTGTGACGACATAATTTTCAGTGATGTCATTCATGTGAACTTCGTATTCAACCTCCATTCCTTTTCCATCATTATTAAAAAAATCAAAATGTTGATTACAAATCTCTTGTTCTTCACCATGAAGTTCTATTCCCTCAGACCATATTCCGTTGTATAAAACAGTGTAAACATACCACTTTGGTGGAGTGAGGAGTGTGTTGTTGAATTTTAATAATCCTTCGGGCATATTATTTTTTTTAAAATGTGTAATAAGGCATGTTTTTTTTCTTTATGATAGGACAATAATATTTTTTCCATTCAGGGTACCAATATATTAAACCATCCGTTCTTTGTCTGTCCGTTGAATCTATAAAATCCAAATCAATCGGCTGAAACTCAACCTCTCCCCACTTAGTTATTATTTCAAAATCCTCGTCCGTCATATGGAGTCCTTTTTCATCATCTCTCGGATTATTGAAGTATGAAAAGATTCCATTCTCTTTGAGAATACTACGAACTTTCATCAAAAAGTCACCTCCGTCGTCTTCCCAAGTGTCAAAATATATTCCATCAAACATGGGTAGATATTTGAAATACCACTGCCAATCACCAAACAATATCTTTACTTTAGGTTTCAAGTGCCAACCATCATCGAACATTTTTTTATACACGTCTTTGTGTGGTTCTATAATCCAATGTTCAGTGATATTTTGTTCTTGGATGTAACTATCAATGATACCCATCCCAAAACCAACGTTCAAAACTTTCCCACCATTTCTACAAACTAACTCTGCAGACTTTTTCATTATGGGTCTTTCCCACTCCATCATGACTGCGTTACCATATTCATCTAACAACCTACCATCAGATGAATATGTTAACTTTTGGTCTTTGTATGGTTTCACATCATTCATTTGGAATTTTACTGTGGTCGAAAAAGAAACTATCCAAACTTTTTTTGTAATACTCTTGAGAAGTCGTGTCTTCAACTGAAGGAGTAGGTAATTCTTTCTCTCCTTTGTTAGTAAGTCCAACAATTGTTAAGCCAATTATAAGAGAAAATAACATTGCAAAAAAGAACTCTTTATTTTTCATTCTTACCCCATTTTTTCTCCATATATTCGATATACTTGTGACCCTTATTGCCGTTATACAACATCCAAACGAAATAATAGTCTACGAACCATTCAACTTTTCTAATAAAACTTTTCATTAGTCTTTGTTTTTATGTTTTTCAGACCTTTGCCCTTTTTTATAAGGTTTTTTCTCAACTTGCTCGTTTTCAACTTGGTCCTGACTTGGTTCCAACTTGGTTCCAACTTGGTTCCTTGTGGACTTTTTCCATTCTGTTTTTGGAATATACTTCCAAGAAAGTCCTACCATGTTAAATGCCGTTTTGTCATCAACACGTCTGATTTCACCTGACTTGAACTCTTTACCATCCTTAATTGCCATGATTGTCTTCATATATTCTATTTTTGATTTCTTCCGTAGTTATACCGCTTTTGAATAATTCAAAAACTTTGGAGCTGACATCGTCCATAAAAATAAGTGATTCGGATGAATAAAGCACAGAAAGTTCATCTGAATTCAGATAAGATTTGGTTACTTGTTCAGTAATAATTCGTCTGTGAAAGCCCATAAACAAAATTAATGAATCTATTTGACAGAATCAATAACTTGGGTCTTTTTGAAATTAACAATTTGGAAAACGTAAGCCATAATTTTTCTTCTCATCATTGGGATGAAGGCTTCTTGCATTGGATATTTCTGTGAACATTTAATTTCGAATACAGGAAATTTTTTGTGTTCTTCTGTCTCTTTCCATGTTGTATTGGAATAAAGAACATCATTCATGGTTTTGTCCTCTGTTGGTCCTTCGTATATTTTGGTTAGATATGTTTTGGAGATTTGCTGTTTTCCTGCGTTTTTGATTGTATACTCCCAAACATGTAGAGTTTCGTCCTCTTTGGAATAATAAAATGAATATCCTTTTGTCGACTCAATATTTTCTTTGTTCTTTTTGATACTGAGGTTCATACTATCGTGAACAACGTTCCATATTGATTTTCCAATATTAAAAACATCGAACACTTTAGTTGTTGAATACTTAATAGTCTTATCTATTTCTGCCTGTTCTTCTTCATTAAGTTTTGGTGGAACTTTTGGGTATAATTCTTTAAGTAATATTTCATCGTCAGGGTCTTCGAACTTTTTCTCAGTCAATAATAATGTATTTTCTTTCAGTAAAGATTGTAAATTAGCAAAGTGCAATGATAACTCAACAAAGTCTGGATAGATTTCAAATTTCTCGAATCTATTTTCACATTTCTGCAAATAACCCAATAGTGTGTATTTGTTATATTCAAAATCTATGGGTTCCTTGAACATCCATTCAGGATTAAGTCTGAATGCCATTTTCTTTTTTCTTGCCATATTGAAATATAAAAAACTTTAATCAAGTCTGAATACATAAATCCATTTGTCATTGATGTTATATTCTTCGTAGTTCCCGTCATACGGACAAAGAACCCCCCAACCATCCTCGTCAACCACCGCGTCTACAAACGATTGTCTGTCTATAAACTCTGTAATTTCCATTCCATGTTCCCTTATATAATACAATGGACTACTTCTCACGTCTTCAATCATTTCTTCAACCTTCTCATCAATTAATTCTTGTGGAAAATCACCTTCAGGGTCTGATTCTATTTCCTCTATTTCCGATTCAAGTTCTTCAATATTAGATTCGAATTCTTCAATTTTCGAAGTAATTTCATCTTCTTCCTCATCATCTAAACGAGCCTCCAACGTTTGGATTACTGTTCTATAATATTGAATTTGTTTTTTCAGGTGAGATATTTGGTCATTCTGTCCATCTGATAACATTCTACTTTCATCATCAAAATACGCATCAGGACTATTGTTAATATCATCCTCCCAAAAATCTCTGAAGTGGTCTGCAACCATATCTGCGTCGACGTGGTCTTCAACAAATGAAGCTCTAAAACCTTCATAACCAACATCATCCACTAGTTGATTCACATAATCTACCACTGCATCTGCCATTTCTTGTTGTGTACCAGCTGCATACGTATGCCCGTCTGTAATCAACTCAAATTGCGATAACCCATAATAGTCATAGGTCAATGGAATAATCGAATATAAATCAATATATTCCGAATACCCTTCGAGTTCATCCTCCAATTCAGAAATACTATCTAATAAGTCAGTTCTAACATCTTCACTCTGATTGTATTCGTTATTTAATCTTTCGATTTCTGATTTCAACGAAGCAATATATTCTCTATCTTCATTGGTTATTATGTTATGGTTGTTTGTATCATCTATAAACCTTAAAACTCCATTTGCCTTTAGACATTCTTCATCACAATTACCACTATTCAAATCCCATTCGTTATCCAACCTTCTTTCTTCAGCTTGTGCCTCTTTTGCCATTTGTTCTCTTCTCCTCCTCAACGCTTCAATTCTTTCTTTTTCCTTCTTTACCCTTTCCTTGTCAGCAAAAATAGCCAATTGTTCAGAGAATTCAGAGTTCATGTAATCTAGAATCTCCTTGATAAGTTTACTAACAATTTCTTCACCAAATATTTCTTTAGGTTTATGAAGAACTTCATCTTTAGCATCATAGAATATTTCTTCCCCATCAAATTTTTTCAATAAGGCTATTTTATACATTGGGTCATTTGCCGCCTTGGTTTTGTCTAAAATATAAAAAAGTTTGCCGTCATCGTTGTATTTTACAAACTGATTATTAGTCTCAGCTGCCGTACACCATTTGGTTCCCTTACCATAATAACAAGAAGCGGTAGGTGTCAATGGGTTTACGACAAAAAATCTATCATCTTCATAAACAACATTACCACCCTCCACTTGTTTGTATGACCTTCTTGGTCTTTCTACATAAGCTTTGATAGCAGTTGCTAATTCATCAATACTCTTATATTGTGAGATATCTGTTTTTGGTAGATTGGTTGAATATTTTTTGAACAAATCTATGTTTTGTTTGACTTTCATTAAGTTTTGGTCAAAGTTCATAGTTTCTAACACCTGACCAACCCAATTCAGAAATTTTGGTTCAATCAAATCAACAATCCTTTGGACATTTTCTTGACCAAACTTTCTTGTGAATTGTTGTTTGAAATTATCTTCCCTACTTTCTTTTAAAATATCCAAAAATTTCATCCTTTTTTATTTGATAAATATTAGGCACAATTTATATTTATTGGTATAATAAACATTTAAAAATAAATGCTATGGGTTGCGGATGTAAAGGTAAACAACAACCAGCTCCAGCTCCTTCTACTCAAACTACCCAAACTACTTCGGGTCAAACTACTAAAACTGTCGTAAATGAGAGTGTTAAACAAGCTATCAAGAAGACAGTAGAAAAGTATTATTACGTTAACAAATCTTCACAGTAGAAAGGGGAGGAACAATTAGTTAGAAGGGGCGTTAAAAAACGTCCCTTTTTTTGTATTTATAACATATGTCAACTTGGAAAGATTATATTGAAGAATTCAACTCAGGAGATACAGACTTTTTAGGAAACTTTGGAGATGATATTGGTCTGTTCGTAGATTTAATAACTCAGAAAGGATTACTTAAATACTTGAACGTTAATGCAAGTATGGAACCTGAAGTTGAGAATAAAGTTGTGTTGGCCTTTTATGAACATCACATGCCAAGTTATATAGAATTTTTACAAGAGAATTTGAGTGATGTAGAATTTGAAAATGGAGTGTTTTATTTTGTCGGTGACCCTTCAGATTTATCTACTCTTTTTGATGAAGGTAGAAATACCTTGCAGAAAAAAACTGTAGAAAAAATTTTGAGTGGTGAAGGTTTAGACTTTGAATTTTTTGACTACACAACAGACAACGTTTATTCCGACGTTGTTGAAGAATTGAATATTGTAAATTTGCAATCCTTATATGAAGCCGTTCTTTACTTTTCCAAAGACGTTCAAATAGAACCAAGTACAGAACTTTTAGAATTGATTGCTGAAGAACAAGGTCACCCTGATTTTGTAATCATAGACAAAAACAATGTTGAAAGAATTGTCGATGACAGAGAAACTTTCGAATCACTTCTTAATGATGAATTATCTGATTTGAAGGGTAATCTCATAAACCTTCATCATTGGGCTTACAATTCAGCATATGAAGAAGAAGTTTACGAGGAAGTTTGGAATCAGCTTGATAAGTTTTTTGTCACTGACCAAAAGAAATGGGTTTCAGTACCAATGTATACAGGACCTGCTGGTTCACAAAAGATTGCAAGTACTATAGAAAGAATGAAATTACCAATAAGAAATTTACCCGAAATAATAAATGATTATCTAAGATGGAATGTGGAAGCTACATATCCAGAATCAGTTAGGTATTATGGTAACTACTCAGCAATATTGACATGGGTTCTCGACGAAAACCGTGATTATTCAAAGGTATATCCCCCTGATTTTCCTGATAGTTCTAAAGTTGATAAAAACATCAACGAAATGTTCAACGATTATATATACTAACCATTAAGTTTGTCTTCTATCTTTTTTAACTTATCCTCTACCTGAGTCAATAATCTATATTGTTCTTTAATTGCTTGAGTGCAAATTGCAACAATCTCAGAGTATTTTACTTTATATCCATTTTTTTCGTCACCATATACAACCTGTGGTAAAACCTCTTGAAGTTCTTGTGCAATGAAACCTATATCATCATCGTCTTTCTTGTGAATATGATATTTTTCTGGGTTCTTCCACTTAAATCTAACACCCCTCAATTTTTGGATTATACTAACAGCATCCTCTATTACTTTGATATTTTTCTTCATCCTTGAATCAGACGGTGGTCCGATTGCACCTGTTCTACCTGTCTGTCCAATATTACCTTGAGCACCTTGAGCTCCTTGTGGACCAGGTCCTCCACTTTGTCCTTGAGCTCCTTGGGCACCTGTTGCTCCTTGTGCACCTTGAGGACCCGCGGGATTACCCGCAAGGTTATTACCTTGGTCACCAAAATTTCCTTGAGCACCCTGAGTACCTGGTGGGCCAGGAGTTGGTTGACCTTGAGCACCTTGAAATCCTTGACCACCAACAGGTCCTTGAGCACCTTGAGCACCGGGGGGACCTGTATTCCCTTGTGGTCCAGGTGCTCCTATAGGACCTGGTGCACCTGGCGGACTAAGTCCTGGTGCTCCTTGAGCCCCTTGAGCACCTTTCGAACCCTGACTTCCTGCGACTCCAGGAGTTCCTTGTGCACCTTGTGGTCCTTGTGGTCCGAGAGCTCCAGGATTACCTGTAGGTCCTTGAGCACCTTGTGCTCCTTGCCCTCCTTGAGCTCCTTGAGGTCCCTGAGCTCCTTGAGCTCCCTGAGCACCCTGAGCACCCTGAGGTCCTAAAGCACCTTGTGCACCTTGACCACCCCGTGGGCCTTGAGGACCCGCAGTCAAAGATTGAGCTCCTTGAGCACCTTGACCTCCTTGAGCACCAACAGCTCCTTGTGCTCCCTGCGCTCCCTGAGCTCCCTGTCCTCCTTGAGCACCTTGAGCGCCTTGACCTCCTTGAGCACCTTGACCTCCTTGAGCACCTTGGCCTCCTTGAGCACCTTGACCTCCTTGAGGACCAACAGCTCCCTGCGCTCCTTGTATTCCTTGAGCACCTTGACCACCTTGAGCTCCTTGAGCACCTTGACCTCCTTGAGCACCTTGTATTCCTTGAGCACCTTGACCTCCTTGAGCGCCTTGAGCACCTTGACCTCCTTGAGCACCTTGAGCACCTTGACCTCCCTGAGCACCTTGAGCACCCTGTCCTCCTTGAGCACCCTGTCCTCCTTGAGCACCCTGTCCTCCCTGTGCTCCAATGTTTGCCCCTGGGGCACCTGTATTTCCTTGAGCACCTTGAGCTCCTTGAGCACCTTGAGCTCCTGTTGCTCCTTGAGCACCTTGAGCACCCTGTCCTCCTTGAGCACCCTGTCCTCCTTGGGCACCTTGTCCTCCTTGGGCACCAACGTTACCCACAGCACCCTGAGCACCTTGACCTCCCTGAGCACCTTGAGCACCCTGTCCTCCTTGAGCACCCTGTCCTCCTTGAGCACCCTGTCCTCCTTGAGCACCCTGTCCTCCTTGAGCACCTTGAGCTCCTGTTGCTCCTTGAGCACCTTGTCCTCCTTGAGCACCTTGTCCTCCTTGAGCACCAACGTTACCCGCAACACCCTGAGCACCTTGACCTCCCTGAGCACCTTGAGCACCTTGTGCACCTTGAGCACCTTGACCTCCCTGAGCACCTTGAGCACCTTGTGCTCCTTGGGGCCCTTGTGTACCTGAAGAACCTTTTGCACCTTGAGCTCCTTGGGGTCCTTGTGGTTGTCTGTTACCCTGCCATGCCGTCGTATTAATCAAAGTTCCAGCATCATTAATAAGAGTATTGGTTAATCGTAAATCTGCATTTGTAACTCTGAAATTAGGATAAGTATTATCCAAGGACAGATAAGTAGTAACCCCTCTTCTAAATTGTAAACTAGCTGAGGTTACAACCAAATCAGTTTGGGTCGTTGCAGAGTCATAAAAGGAAATCGTCCCCGTACCAGGCGTTATCTTAATATCTTCAGGCAATCAATTTTGTTTTTAAATATTTTATTTTTTCATAAATAGAATTTATCCTTTTTTGTTGTTCTTGAATTGAACCGATACAAAGAGCAACAATTAAACCATATTCCAATCTTTTATATCCATCGTCCTCCGTCCACACAACTTGTGGTAATACCATTTCTACCTCCTGAGCAATATATCCAACAGAATCTTTTTCATAATAGTGTTCTTGAGCTGGGTTGAGATAGTTTTGAACTTTATCATTTTTTTCATCCCAAGTAAAGTAAACACTTTGAAGTTTCAAAATTGTATCAATACTGTTTTTCAAAGTCTGAACTTTTGACTTCAATCTTCTATCTGAAGTAGGTCCAGTTGGTCCTTGCGGTCCTTGAGAACCTTGAACCCCTTGAGCACCTTGAGCTCCCTGTGGTCCCTGTGGACCAGCACCTGCAGTTGCAGGTGCACCAACACTACCTTGAGCTCCTTGTGCACCTTGAGCCCCTTGCGGGGCACTTAACCCTTGGGTTCCTTGAGCACCTTGAGCACCCTGAGGTCCTCGAGGTCCAGTTGGAGAGGCACCCTGAGCACCTTGTGCACCCTGAACCGTACCTTGCGGTCCAGCAGCTCCCGAGTTACCTGTCACACCTTGAGCTCCTTGTGGACCTTGTGGACCTTGGGCACCTTGAACACCTTGAACACCTTGTGGTCCCTGAGCACCTTGCCCACCTTGGGCACCTTGGGCACCTTGGGCACCTTGTGTAGTATTTGTAGTTCCTGGTGCGCCAGGATTACCGACCACAGCACTTGCACTTCCTTGGGCTCCTTGAGGTCCTTTCGCACCTTGCGCTCCTGTGTTAGCACCTGACGCACCTGTGTTACCTGTCCCTCCAGGGACACCTTGAGCTCCGGTCGCACCCACGGGTCCTTGAAGTCCTTGAGCTCCTTGGTTTCCTTGGAATCCTTGTGGTCCTTGTGGTCCAGGTGCTCCAGGCGTTGTGTTGGCAGCACCTTGAGCACCTTGTCCTCCTTGCGCCCCTTGAGCACCCTGAGCACCTGTATTTGCACCCTGAGCTCCTTGAGCACCTGTCGCTCCTTGCACCCCTTGAGCACCCTGAGCACCTGTATTTGCACCCTGAGCTCCTTGAGCACCTTGAGCTCCTTGTTGTCCAACTGCGCCGGTATTTAGACCCTGAGCTCCCTGAGCGCCTGTTGCTCCTTGTATCCCTAATGCACCCTGAGCACCTGTATTTGCCCCTTGAGCACCTTGTGCACCTTGTCCTCCCTGAGCACCTTGTGCACCTTGTCCACCCTGAGCTCCTGTATTCGCACCTTGAGCACCTTGTGCACCTTGTGCACCTTGTGCACCTTGTACACCTTGTGCACCTGTATTTACACCTTGAGCTCCTTGAGCCCCTGTTGCTCCTTGAGCTCCTTGTCCACCCTGAGCACCTGTATTTGCCCCTTGAGCACCTTGTGCACCTTGTCCTCCCTGAGCGCCTTGTGCTCCCTGAGCACCTGTATTTGCTCCCTGAGCTCCCTGAGCACCTTGTCCTCCCTGAGTGCCTTGTGCTCCCTGAGCACCTGTATTTGCTCCCTGAGCACCTTGAGCTCCTTGAGCACCTTGAGCTCCTTGAGCACCTTGAGCTCCTGTGTTTGCTCCCTGAGCACCTTGAGCTCCCTGAGCACCTTGTCCTCCCTGAGCACCTTGAGCACCTGTATTTGCTCCCTGAGCACCTTGTCCTCCCTGAGCACCTTGTCCTCCCTGAGCACCTTGAGCTCCTGTGTTTGCTCCCTGAGCACCTTGTGCTCCTTGCACACCAATACTTCCTTGAGCACCTTGGGCTCCCTGCACACCAATACTTCCTTGAGCACCTTGAGGTCCTTGTGACCCCTGAGCACCTTGAGCTCCTTGTCCTCCTTGGAACCCAATAATATTTGTTGTTGGTCCTACCCAAATGGCAGAACTATTAACAAATAAAGTATTTCCAACATACAATCCACCTGAATTTAGGCTAGCCCCTGATGATAATATATTTTGTGGCCCTATTTGAAATCCCGTGGAAACTGTTGAAGATGAGAGTTGTAAAAACAAATTTTCAACATTCAACTGTAACTTGTTTGTACCATCATCGAATATGATGAATGGTTTCAGAACTGAAGCATTACCTTGAGGATATATTATTATATTAGCCATTTATTTTACTTTCTAATTCTTTTACTTCGATAAGAAGTTTTTCTATTTCTCTTTGATGCTCTTTTATCGCTTCAACCACAACCGCGTTCAATTTGGTGTATTCCACGTAATAATATCCAGACTTATTGACACCAACGGCCTCAGGGAAATATTTCTTAAGGTCTTGGGCTATCAATCCGATAGACTGTAGTTTACCTACCTGAGAAAGATAATCATATTTGTTAGGGTCTATTTTATCATTCCATTCAAATTGAATTACTTTCAGTTTATTAATACTCTCTAACACATTTTCAAGGTTAGATACTTTCTTTTTCAATCTTTTATCTGAGAAACCTGGTGGACCTGGGAAACCAGGGTCCCCTTTAGCACCTTGAGCCCCTTGAGCACCCGTATTTCCTGTCGGTCCTCCACTTGCAGGACCTTGAGCTCCTTGTGCACCTTGAGCTCCGGTGTCCCCTTGAGCACCAAATTTTGCACCTGTAGCACCTTGAGCACCTTGTGCACCTTGAAACCCTGTTGGTCCTTGAGGTCCGAGAGTTCCTGGAGCACCTTGAGCCCCATTGGGTCCGAATGCACCTGGTCCTCCTTGAAAACCTATATTGCCTGGCGCACCTGGCCTTCCGACGAATCCTTGTGCTCCTTGTAGTCCTTGTATTCCTGTAGCACCTTGAGCCCCTTGAGCACCTTGACCTCCTTGGGCCCCTTGAGCACCTGTAGGACCATTAGGTCCAGGTGGACCTTGGACTCCTTGTGCTCCTGCAGCTCCCTGAGCACCTTGTGGACCTTGTTGTCCCTGAGCACCTTGCGGTCCCAAAGGGCCTTGAGCACCTTGTGGACCTGTGGGTCCTGCGGCTCCTTGGAAATTTTGAGGTCCTTTCGCACCTTGAGCACCTTGTGAACCTTGAGCACCTTGAATACCCGGAGGTCCAATAGGTCCTATAGGTCCTTGAGCACCTTGAGCACCTTGAGCACCTTGAGCACCTTGTCCACCTTGAGCACCTTGTGGACCTTTGGAACCCTGAGCTCCCTGAGCTCCTTGTGCTCCCTGAGCTCCTTGTGCTCCTTGTGGACCTTTGGAACCCTGAGCTCCCTGAGCACCTTGTGGCCCTTGAGCTCCTTGTGGTCCTGATGGTCCTTTGGCCCCTTGAGCCCCTTGAGCTCCTTGACCTCCTTGAGCTCCTTGTGGACCCCGTGGACCTTGAGCACCCACAGAACCCTGTGCACCTGTACTTCCCACAGCACCTTGAGCTCCTTGAGGTCCCCGTGGACCTTGAGCACCTTGACCACCTTGAGCACCCTGCCCTCCTTGAGCTCCTTGTGGACCTCTTGGTCCTTGAGCACCTTGTCCTCCTTGAGCTCCTTGCGGACCTTGAGCTCCTTGAGGTCCCCGTGGACCTTGAGCACCTTGAGCACCTTGGCCACCTTGAGCACCTTGAGCTCCTTGTGGACCTCTTGGTCCTTGAGCACCTTGTCCACCTTGAGCTCCTTGTCCACCTTGGGCTCCTTGAGGTCCGGCAAAACCTATATTCCCTTGAGCACCTTGCCCACCTTGAGCACCTTGAGCACCTTGTGGCCCTTTCGAACCCTGTGCACCCTGAGCTCCCTGAGCACCCTGACCTCCTTGAGCACCTTGTGGCCCTTTCGAACCCTGTGCACCCTGAGCTCCCTGAGCACCCTGACCTCCTTGAGCACCTTGTGGCCCTTTCGAACCCTGTGCACCTTGAGCACCTTGTCCTCCCTGAGCACCTTGAGCGCCTTGTCCTCCCTGAGCACCTTGAGCACCGATATTTCCTATAAATCCCACATTTCCTGGCGCACCTTGAGCCCCTTGTCCTCCCGCAATATTTGTGGTTGGTCCGACCCAATTCAAAGTATTATTTAATATCTGTATTCCACCAACACTCATGAAATTTCTAATATTCAAAGTGTATCCTGAAATATTAGTGTTCGAAGGATTAACTGATAATATATTACTTTGAGTTGCAGAACTAAAAGTCACTACAGCACCCGATAAAACTTTCAATGAAATGGGTACATCACCGACATTATTTATAAAGTCGATAAAAGGAATTCTGTCAGGTTGTTGAACCAACCGACTCGGAACTATTTTAATGTTTAGACCCATCTGATAATACTATACGATAAATACCTTACAATAAAACTTTATATAGTAATTAAACTATCATTCATATTGTTACAAAAAATAGTTATACTTCCACTCACAATAAATAAATAAAATACTCATTTATGAACTTATCAGGTAAGACAAACCTAAACCTTTATGTAAACTTTTTATTAGAAAGTTTACCATCGAATGTTGAAAGTTTTTTTGAAGTGTGTGATTGTAACAATTTTGTGGTGGTCAAAGGTGAAACCTCTCATACTGAAGTACTGAACTTAATAGACTTGAATAAAAAATTCGAAGAAAAATATCCTGAAACTAAATTGAAAGGAACCATAGATTTGATAAAATATAATGTAGTATTTGAACCGAAAAAAACCTATGAATTTATTTTTTATAACACACCGAATCTGAAGTTAAGTGCCGATAGTAATAATTCTTTATTTACATTATCTGAATTTCCATGGGGTTCGTCTTGGAATCAAGGGAAACTATTATATTTTTATTTCAAATTTATAACTTATAAAATACCGTCAACCTATGTGTTCGATTGGCTAAAATATAAAGTAGAGGTTAGTTCGGATAATCAAATTGATTTCACGATAGAAGATAACTTTGTTAATAATCACAACGATGTTTTGAAATCTGCAATCTTGGATTGTTTCGATTTCAATTTGTATGATTTTGAAACTCACGCAAGAAAAATGGATTTAGAAAATTTAATTCTAAACCCATTCAATAAAGAAGATATTTCAGATATCTCTGTAAAAGATTTTATAATCGTTTAACCTAACAATTTTTTTCGATGTCCTTGAATGATTTTCATGGCTTCTTTAAGTTCATTATAATCCCTCTCAGGTGCATATAGGAAACTTTCATATTTGTCTCCTTCACTTTCAATCAGAAGCAGAGCCGGAATGTATTCATTTTCCGTAATTTCAACGTAAGTTTCGTATTCCTCATCGTACTCTTCAATGTCTCTATCGTGGAATTCTACATTTTCTTCCTGTAACATTTTTTTAAAATCATCACAGAAAGGACATCCTTTCATTGTATAAACAACTACCGTTAGTTCTTTCATTTTAATTCAATAAACTAATTAATTCCGGTGCAGACATTACACCAGTCTTAGAATGGTATTCTTTACCATTCTTATAAAATTTTACTGTCGGTACACTTCTTATACCTAATTCATTCATTGCAAATTCTCTATCTTGGTCGATATCGAACTTATAGAAAGCGTAGTCAGAATTTTTACTTTCAGTAAGCATGGTTGAAGCTTTCTCCATATTATTCAACATTACTTTACAAGGTCCACACCAAGTGGCGTATAAATCCAAAACAAAGTTTTCATTTGAGTTCATTTTTTCTTTGAGTTGTTCTGATGTTAATTGTGTCATATTATTTATTTATAAATTTTAAGAAAATTATTATTTCGTTGATTTGGTTTGGTAAATGATAAATAGTTAATTCATATTTGGAAATACCTTCATTAGTTAAATGTTTTTTCACATAGACATAAAAGCCAATACTACTTGAAAATAATTTACATTTATAATCTATTTTATTTTGAACAAACTCAGATTCGCAGTAAACTAACTTCAGGTTAGGATTTTTATTCAATTTATCGACCTGAAAAGTTTCGAGTAAAAGTTGATTATCTAAGACTGAGAATATTAAATCTTCAGTCTCTATTTTTTTTATAAATTCTATTTTATTCATAATACGATGTTATATCTACCGAACTCCACTTAAGGTAACCCTCTTCATCCCAATAAGTATCAGAACAAAGTTTCTTACCATTCTGAAATTTTTTTTCTATTTTGACAGGTTCAAAATTATCCTTACCTAAGGATTTAGCGAATCTTAACAACAATTTCTGAATAGCTGGTTCCCATAGTTGAGATAAAGATTGATTGTATTTCCCCAATGCCTGTTTAACCCTGAAGTATGGTACATCCGTACCGAACTTAGTAAGATAAAATTCAATTGTAGCCCTATCATTTGAATTTTTATCATCCCTTCTAAGTGAAACAATGTATGAGCTCGGATTACCTATGTATGTTTTTACACAATTACTTTGAACCGTACTTTCACTTACATATTCATCAGTATCCTTGATAAGGATTGGATAAAATAAATCATCTTCAGTAACTATTGGCATTTCGATTAAATCGGTGAAGTTTTTTGGGTAAATTCTAACATAAAAACCTTTTTTATGATATTCTACTTTTGAGGCCAATTTCGAATGTTCCTCGTTAAACTCGTGGATATTAGTTGCTTTCCAACTTATATCATTCTCACCTATCAACTTCAACTCTTTTATCATCCTAAGGTGGTCCATGAATGTAGAAACACCGAACATGGATATTTTAAGAACATATTCCCTCAAAAAGTTGAACGCTCTCCTTTTTTCAGATTGTGTTAAAAAATCAATATTTGTAATCCTTGTTTCGAACATATCTGAATAATAAAGTTTACTATTCAAACAATATAGTAATAACTCATAATCTTGATTGACCCAATCTTGCCCAAACAATCCCGATACTAGTTTTAGGATTCTCAAATTGACGTTTTCACAATTATGGAGCGCTTTTTTTATTACCCTTCCGAATAATTGATTTTTTTCCATGAAAGCATCAATAAACTTCCCTTTGAATTTCCTTATTTCTTTTAATTTTAGTAAGTTATCTTTTTCTCTTATGAAATACCAAATGTTATCAGGATATTTTATTCCTTTCTTGTTTGCATAATATTTCAATAATTGAACATTAATGTTGAAATTAGGTGTGTCAACATAATCAATATTTAGTTCCTTAAAGAAAACATATACTATTTGTTGGTACAATTCTTGATTTTTTGACATAGTCTCAGGATTCGAATTACTTTTGAGACATGAGTAAATTGACAAAAAATCATCATTAGAAAAATTATTTTTACTGAATGTTTTTTTAACTTTTCTTTTTTTGTGGTAGTTTACAAGTCTTCCTGTATATAAATCACCAGTCTTCTTGGACATAGTTATAAACTGACAGAGTGTTGATTTACGAAAGTAATTGGTGAAAGACCTTCTATATCTGCTTCCACTGAAAAGTTTAAGGGAGACCTTATTTTCATCTGAAGTAATAACTACAAGTTGGTAGTTGTGATGTAACTCACTTAGTGGATTTCCGTAGTTATCAACGAAATCTTTCTCAGTGATTTTAGTTCCAATGATTTTGGAAACAAGTCTATTTTTTTTTCGGAATGGTAGTTCAGAACCTAAGTTGGAGTGGTCTTGATAAATTATTGTAGAATAGTTGTCGTTTTTGAATTTGAAAAGTTCTTTCATTTTACAAATATAACAACTTTTCGGGAATCGATAAAGTTTTTAATTAATTCAAACAGAATTCCCCATACTTAGTTCTGTATATAGGTCCACTGATATGTGTAATTTCAAATGGTTTTTCATTTGTATTGATTTCAATGCAAATATCAATCATTTGTTTTTGTGTGATTGTAACTTCCTCTCCCTTTTCACAATTTTGCAAAGCTTTCTCACGAATTTTTGTGAAAAAGATTTCTTTCTTGTCTTGTGGGATTAGACTTTGTAAGTCTTTAGGATTTTCGTTGAAAAATTTAATCACCCCATTCATGTAAATTTCAACATCCAAATTCATATTATAAGTTTTTATAAGTCATCATCTTCTAACGCAAAGTCCCACATACCCTCTTTCTTCCAATTGCTTCCTTGTGGTGTTCTTGCCTTTTCTTTAATCTTTTGTGGAACCTCCACGTTATTTGAACCCATCAAGTTCAACATAAGGATTTTCGGCATATCTGCAATACACTCAGGTACTGTTCTCAACTCAGGACAATTCAAGATTGTAATAAAGTTGAGTTTTCTCAATTGACAAATAGAATCAGGTATACTACTAACACAATTATTTAAAATTATTGTCTTCAAGTTTTGGAAACGAGAAATACTTTCAGGTATTTTTATGTTTACATTTAAGTTTTTGTCGTTGTTGGTCATTGAAAATGATTTTATGCTGTTAGGAATAGAATCAATTAGTTCGTCCAACCCGTAAAGAGCAATAAATTTACCAACAGGACCTGTTGTGAAACTATCCACTACAAACTTTTCACCACCAACGGTCAAACCTTTGGCAAACTCATGTTTGAAAATATCTTTAAGCTCTGACATAGAACCGTTCAACAATTGAACCAAATCAACACTTCTATCATGAACGTCCATGAATTGATTAGAAGGGAAATGGAACTGATATCTTTCAGCAGGTAGATTTGATTTTATACCTCTCTGTCCTTCCCAATTATTTGGGATTACAACATATAATGGACCGTCTTTAATATATCTGTCGAACCAACTCAGACCAGGGGCAGATGTACACCATCTTGTTTCACCCTTCGATGGTTCTAAGTAATTACCTCCGTAGAAACAAGCTGCATCTTTACCCAACGCACCGGTATCGGAAACTCTTGCTACTGTCCATTGGTCTCCCCTGAATATTACATCACCACCAGGGTGTTCATATGTTTCTTGAGCCTTCTTTTTTTCTTCTGCGGATGCTTTAACTTTTTCTAATGAGAAATCCTTCACTTTATCATAAAGTTGTGATGGCTTCATTTTATTCAAGTCTCTCTCACCTTCAATTCTACCCTTGAACCTCTTAAACTTCATTAAATCATTAGTTAATTTGAAGAGGTCTTCAAAGTAAACTTCTCTTTGTCTGAGTAATGCAGACTTGTATTGTTCACTTTGTGGGTCTAGTGAAAGATACTCCTCAGGTATTTCAGGCTTCAAATAATGTCTTATAATCCATTCAGAGTATCCACCTGGTTTAATCTGCATCAATTCCTTTTCGTCAGCCGTCGCAGGGTCAACATTATTCATCTTTGTATCTGGGTCTGCTTGTATTAGTTGCAGAAACATATCTTTACTCAAAAGCGGTTTCACTTTTTTTCCTTCTTTATCTAATTTCGGTTTTGTGTATTTGTCAAGAAGTGCATCCATTTTAGCACCTTCTACAATTAGACTTTTCAATATGGTAGTAAACCTTGTTGCCATTATTTTTGTTTAATATAAATACTTTGTGAATACAAAAATAACTAATAATTCAATATCAACAGCTCTTCACCCAAATTTTGTTTTACCCCTTTTTTCGCTGAAGCTGCTTTTGCAAAACTTTTTTTCTCCCACCTATACCTATCTTCAGGAAACCACTCGTGTAGCTGGGGAAAATCATAATAAGAAAGACTGAATTTGGAATGTACTTGATTTAGTACATTTGCCAACCTTTCGTGGTCATTTCTATCAAAATCGTGATTAGAATAATAATTCTCAGTTTTCCAATAAGGTGGGTCAAGGTATATGTATGTGTTTTTACTATCGAATTCACCAATAACTTCTTGAAAATCCATATTCCTTACCTCAGTTATTTTTAAAAAATGTTCCACCCAATCAGGCTTAGATAATTTGTCCCTGAATGAGAGATATTTTGACCTGTACTTACCTTTCAAATCGATAAATGATGAAGTTTCTGGTTTACTGCCACTAAAGACCTGAGTTACAACGTAAACGTATTTTGCTGCGATGATATAGTCAGGATAATTAATCGTAAGACCTGAATGAAAAATTTCAAATTGGAAGTCTTCAAACCTTGATTTGTATACTGGGTCTGTACTATACTCTCCAAGTCTCTGTACAGGTATCATATCGAGAGCCCTTTGAAGTTCTGAAGGGTTCTGTACACATTTGAAAAGATTGTAATTTAAAGGATTGAAATCGTTGTATACAACTTGTTTTAGATTTGGGAACTTGGAAAGGTCCATATTAAAAAAACACCAAAACATTCCTCCGAATGTTTCCAAGTAAACTTCCATATCTTGTGGATAAAGGTCCACAATCCATTTACCTATTTTTGATTTACCACCGATATAACTTAACATGTAGTAATGATAAATAAAAAAATTGAAAAGGCAAATTACTTATAACAATTTTTGTATGGTCTACAAGAAGCTTTTTGTGTAAATCCCATTTTATTACATGGAGTTGATTCACAATAGGATTTACTATATTTCCTTGGTTTTTTAAATTTGTTTGAGTTTTTTTCCTCAAGATATTGATGAATAATCCTTCTTATAATCTGCTCGTTAATCATACTTATAAATATGTCAGAAAAAAAATGTAGTTCCTGCAAAAAACCACTTATCAACGTAGAGTATAAAATAGTAATATTATCAACCTATATAATAGGAACTTCCATATACGGAACGATTGAGTTACTAAAAAAACTTATTTCGTTATTCTAATCTCTTTCGAATCTAACGTTAAGTTTTACATACATATCTCCACCATTGTATCCTTTACCCTTTAATCTCAAGGGTTTAGAACTATCAAATAGTTTCGGAGCATTAACATTCAATTCCCCTTGTGGGTGAGGTATGGTATAAGTTTGTTTCTTCAAATCTTCATAATTCAAATATAAATTATATACAAGGTCATTATTCATTTTTTCATACATCTCATCTCTCGTCATAACAATTTGAATTACCAAGTCGCCGAACACACCGTTTGCATAATCACCATGATTCTCCAATTTCAAAAATTGTCCATCGTCAACACCATGAGGTAATTTTATCTTAACTTCATTTGCTTCTGATTTAACCCCCCTACCGTCACAGTAATAACACTTGTCAACTAAAGTGAAACCTTTACCACCACACCCATCACACACTGTCCTAACTTGTTGAACAAGAAAACCAGTACCGAATGTTCTAATGTGCCCCCCACTACCTCCACATGATGTACAAGTTTTCTGTTCTCCACCACCACCCTTACAACTATTACATGGATTATTCTTAAAGTATGTCAAGGTCTTTTCAGAACCTAAAAATGAATCTATTGGTGTAACGTTTAGTTTTATAATTTTATCTGGTGCATTTTTTCTCCTCTGTTGGTTGAATGGGTTATTCATGTTAAACATACTATTGAATATGTCGTTAAAGTTACCTCCATTAAAAGGGTTTTTTCTTTTGGCATCATATTCCGCTCTCTTGGTTGGATTGCCAACAAAGTCGTATGCTTCAGCAATTTCTTTAAACTTCTCCCCCCCTTGAGGATTTACATCAGGATGGAACTTCTTAGATAAATTTCTATATTGTTTTTTTATCTCATCTTCTGTCGCATTCTCTTCAACTCCTAAAATTTTATAGTAATCTTTCATTATGGAAAACTATTTGATTGTTTTATTCAAAAATAAAGTTAGGTATAAAATACTAAAAAAATATATTACCTTCAAGAAGGCAAAAAACTATTTTGAAAGTTTGAAAAAAGAAAGTCAAGAAGTTATTTTCGACAAATTGATTGTAGATGGACACGAAACAAACTTTGAAATTGGATTAGTCGAAAAAAGTTCTGTTCAGTTAATACCAGTCTACATTACAGACGAAATGGGTAGAAATGTGAGGGTTAAATTGGAAAACGAAGGAATGACATTAATTGAAATTTCAGGGTTCAAAATAGAAGAAGAAATTTATGATTTACAACAAAATAGAAAAATTAAAACTAAGGAATTAATAAAAATATATCTAAGAGATGGAGGGGTTAAGATGATTTCATCTCTAAACAATAAGGTTATAATACAGAATGATGATGAGATTTACTTATTTTCAACAAAAAACTCATTAGAGTCTGAAAGGTTTTTAGATTGTCTTTCGAATCACTTTTACAACATAAAAAGAAGAGATTGTCTTTTTATTAAGGATGTTTCAACACCACAAAAGAAGTATTTATATTCTTTCTTGGAATCTAAAGGTTTCGATAAAAAATTATTGTATAGAAAATTTACAACTTATCCTCGACAGGTTGGTCCAAAATAAAGACAAAATCGGTCCCTGAAATCTCTATAGTAAATTGTTTGTGATGTCTATCTATTTCTCGAAAATGATTTATTACCTGTGAATATTCGTCTTTTGGTAATTCAAATATTATTGTGGTCTTCCCTTTGAATAGGGTTTGTACAGAATCAGTTATCAATGCTAACTTTTCTAATGTCCCCAAATCACCATCTTTATTTTCTGCCATAATGTGAGTTTTTTCGGTTCAGGAAAAAAATCTTTTTTGGAATATTTTTTTATTTCCGTAATAAATTTCTCCTTATCTTTTTCTATTTGGATTTGGTCTTTCCTGCTTTCTTTATTCAGCCAATCCAATAATTTCTGACTCCTGTCCATCTTCTTCTTCGTTTAGTTCAGTTACATCGGTTTCAAAATCGAAATATAATTTTTTTAATTTATCTAAATCGGTTTTCTCAAATGTCTGTTTGAGTTTTTCTATAGTTTCTTTAAAGAGTCTATCTTTAATTTCTCGGTCTTTGTTTAATTTAATTGCTTTACCTATTTTAGATAAAACTTCATTTATTTCCTTTTCATTTATTTGACACACAAAAGAAAACCCCTTTAAATTGTCATCACCAGTTTCAAAAGGTACCAACTTCCCTTCCTCTAAATAACTTTTAGGTAAACCCCATTTAGTGGGAAATTTCATGTCAAAACTTAAAAAACTTTCTAGTTTTCTAATCGAATGAATATAATCCAAATACTCTACAAAAACTTTATGAAAATCCATTATTTGAAACTTAAATAGGTAATTAAATAACTTATGATTAATCCGGTAAAAATTAGTTCCCTGTTACTCAGGACCAATGGTTTCGGTTCTTTTTGTAACAGGGTACCTAAAAATTTGAATAAAATTCTACTAATAACTAAAATACTGAACACGAATGTATAATAAAACACTGCGTCAACATTAAGCATTTTCTTCTGATTTTTTGTGTTCTAAAATCTCACCTCTGAATTTCTGAAGTAAAGCTTTCAGTTCTTGAGCAGATTTTCTTGCTCTGGTTCCCGCACTTTTATTCCCGTTAAAAAATTTTGACGCATCAACAGAAAGTTGTTCTGTAAGAGCCTTAATTTGTTCTAAAGTTTCCATATTAATGTAATTTGTTTTTTTTATTATTGGCTAATAATAACAAGAATTTTCAATAAAATAAAGATATCAAAAGACTATTCCGTATTTTTTTCGAACATATTATAAAGTTCAGTTAATATATCCAAATCACTTTTGGTGAATGGTTTATCTAAATTAAAAACATCTTCTATAAATTCAGGTATCGCCACTTTTAAATTTTTTTGAGTTGAGTCATAGAATGAATCCAAAAAAAAGGATTTGAAGTAATCCTTATGTTGTCCTTCGTGTTTTATGATAATATTTTCTTTTTTGAAATCTTCTAAAACCTTATTCCAACACCATTCGAAGTGAGCAATTTTATCTTCTTCTTTTAAACTTATTCTTGTTTCTAACTCATCATCACCCAAATAGGTGTCAATAATAGTTTGATATAATGATTTTACTAAATCACCATATAGTTCAATTTTCTCATAGTTTAAATTATGAATATTGAACCAAATCAACACTTCTTCTTTCGATATTGGGTTTGACATCCACCTAAAAAAATTCTCCATAGAACTCATCTATGGAGAATATAATTTAATAATTGATAATGTGAATTTTATTGAGTTTTGGAATTATATTTGATGATATTCATCATCTTTGAAATTTCCTCGTTAACCATCTTTTCTTTTTTGTTCTCCGTTGATTCCAACTTTGCAAACATTTTATCTAATGATTTCTCTCCCTTATCCTCACCGGCAGTATCTACAGGTTGTTTAACTCTTTTGTATGACCTGTCTTTTTCTTTTTGATAAAGATTCGCCTTTCTTTTGTTGTTAGCCTTTTCACCTACTTCAGTTTTTACGGCATTTGCCCACTCAGGATTATTTCCTGTTCTAGATGAACCTATTAAATTATCTTCCAACCATTTATCATTTGGCTTTATTTCATCATAATGAGTGTTTTCTAAACCTGGATATGCGAAGTTTTCGATATATTCTTCAACAGCGTCAGAAGGCTTATAAGCTTTTTTCGTCATTTTTTCATCTAACTCTCCATTACCTTCTGGGAAATGTTTAGGGTCCATGGTAAAATCTTCTTTGGACCCATCTTTCAAATATTCTTTGAGTTTTTTTGTGACATCTTTAACTTGTTGTGATGTTTCTTGTCCAGTTTTTTTGTTCGCCTTTTCAACTTCTCTTAGACCGATAGGTATTTTCATCTGAATATTACTTTTTGTTTTTTGTTCAGATATGATTTTTTCAATCATGTCAATCAATTCATCTTCAGTAAGTTGTAAAGTTTGTGTGTTCTCTTTTAACCCTTTCAAGGTTAATGCTAAATTAACTTGTTTCAAAAGTTTTGAATCGGAAGCAGATAGTTTTTTATCTCCTTCACCCTTTTTCATCAATTCTTTTTTCAAAGATTTGAGTTTAGCCTCAGGTATTTTTTCGTCTTCAGGAACATTTAATTTTTTGTGTAATGCACCTTTTTTCATATCTGTTTTCTGAATCCACTTTTTTTCTTCTTTATTTTCTTTTTTCTTAACAGATTCTTTGACATCATATTTCTTTCCATCAACTTCAAATGAATCTTTACCCTCTTCCTTGGCTTTAGCCAAAGCGCCAGAAAATGCATTACCTTCTTCAGTTTCTTGTTCCTCGACATCTTCCTCTTCTTTCATATCACCTAACTTTTTGAAATCCGCCTTTGTTAATTTACCTTTTGGTTTTGCAACATCTAATTTGTGTTGGTCTCCGTGAAGTTTCTCATTCATTTCATCAGACTTTTTTTCTATTTCTTCCAATAAAATTTTAGAAACCATTCTATCTATTTTTTCTTGAAAATCTTTCATTTTTTTTTATTTATAAATATCTTATTTCGTTTGTTTATTCAATTTCTCTATTTCATATTGTAATATTGCCTTGATAGTCGTTTCACTTAGGTTGAGTTTTTTTGATACATTCGAAATTGCATCATGGACGTTTTCGTTTTGATAAATGTTCAAAGCATTGATGTCTCCTTTATTACAATAAGGAAACTTTGTGCATTTTTTCTTTACAGAAACGAAAGCTCCACCTGGTATCTGTGTTTTCGATTTACCTCTCCAATCTTTTTTACCTGTAGATTTCGCCCAAGCGGCAGGACTTTCATACGAACCTACAGAACCAGATGTAGTTGCTTCTTTAGCCTCAATCTTTTCAACTTTACTATCGACAGGTTTTGGATTTTCACTTTTACTTTTTTTCCAAAATTCGTCATTACCTCCAAATACAGGAGCCGAGTATGCCCCTACTGAACCTGACCCTGTTGCTTCTTTTGATTCAGTCTTTTTATTTGTTTTAAATCCACATGATTTCATAAATTTGTCATGGTCAAAATCTACTTTTTCTCTTTTCAATTTTTCCAACATGTTTTTTGCAATTGATTTTCTATTTGTAAGATTTTTGACCTGTTTAACTATTTCGATTATTCCATTAACCATATCTTTTTCATTTTGAGTCGAGTTAACTTCTTCAGTTTCTTTCGTCTCTATTTTAGATAATTTATCGTAATATTTTGGGTCTTCAAATATATGGTCCATTGCAATCTCTCTTGCCTTTTTTTTATTATCAGTATGTTCTAATTCAACCTTAATACCAATTTGTAATTGTTTTTTTAATTCTGAGATATCTTTCATTTTGTGTTTACGAGCTAAATCCTGTAAACTTTTTTTATCTGCCAGTCCCCCTTGTAGAATTTCATTTTCTTTCATACTGTTTTTCAAATTACTTAAAGTCGCAACTACTTCAGGACTTAGTTCCACTCCTGCAGATGATTTATCAATTGAATTTCTAAAAATGTCTTTAGATGATTTCATAATTATGCGTTTTTAAGTCTTGGTTCCCAATAGCTTCTATTCATCCACATGAATTGATAGAATTCTCGGAACATTTTCAGTGTTATCTCCTTTACCTCACCCTCTAATTTGCCACGTTTAATTTCTTTTTGTATCTTTTCCATCAACTTATCTTCGAACTGTCTGATTGTATTATTTTCCATAAAGTTTCTTATTTCTTTACGAACCACAGTTTGAATTTCTCTCATTTCAGATGCAGTCAGTGCCATTATTTAATAATTAATAAAACAGCCAAAATTGCGGTTAAAGAACTACCAACTATTTTGGTAAGTTTATTTTTGAATTTTTCTTTTTTCAATTCTTTACTCACTTCAGATATTTTATCATCCATGATTTTAATTTTACTATCTTTTTCTAACAGAATTTTGTCATAGATTAAAAATTTATCTTCTTGTTTGACTATAATACTGTCTTTCAGAGAAACGAGTTTTTCAGTATGTTTCAGTTGTTCCTCGGTCAATTTGAGCTGAGCCTTAGCTGAATCACCACTAATCAAATCTTTGATGATTAGTTTGACTACAGGTATTGGAAAACTTTTAGTTGGTATACTGTCTACCGTACCTGCTTGAGAAAAAGCTGTCGAGCTCATCATTAGTGAACTTATCAACACTATTAATTTTGTTTTCATAATACTCTTTAATGATTACTTTTTGATTTTTAACTGAACCTATTGTAGACTCAACTTCGAAAACTTCCCCTTTCAATTCAGAAATGTTCTCATCTACTTGTTTTTGTTGTTCCCTTAAGAGAACAATCTTATTATCTATAGAATCAATTTTATTTTTGAAAGTGTTAATTCCGTCCAATTTCGGAGAAAATATAGCACTGAACCAATAAAATATTACACCTACAATTATAATAAGTGCAAAATCCCTTCTATACTTTTTTATAAAATCAAACATTTTCATTCGGTTTTGTTCTTTTTCTTGAGGCCAATATTTTTGACCATTTTGATTTGAATTTTTCGTAAAACTGTTGAAGTTTATTGACCATATTCAAAAATTCCTCATCTACTTTGATTGCCGTTCCATTTACGTAGATTCCACTGTCCTCTCCTATAGTCAAAATAAATTCAACATCCTCATCGATAATTTTACCAGACCACTCCACACTATTCGAATAAACATTCAACTCGTTGAAGTCAACTAAATCAGAGACTTCATCAACAAACTCATCCATCGTTTCTTGGAATGCTAACTTCTCTTCTGATGTGATTTCAACATCGCTTTTTTCTTTACCGTGCATTGATATTATTCCACCCGATATTCTATATTTTTGAACTACGTCATCTGGTGATTCTTCTTTTTCTACTTTTGCAGTTTCGAACTCATCATTATCTTGGTCTATCTTATCTTCAATACTTTTAGCAATATTGTCTTTTTGTATTGTAACTTGTTCTTTAAGTAATCTTGACTTATTCAATAAAGATTTTATTTGGTCGTATTTTTCATCATGATAGTTACCCATGTTCTATTTTTTTTAAAAATTTTTCAAAATCGAAAGCTGGACTCAAATCCGTAAATCTTGTATCGAAATTACTCCTTGATACTATGCCCTCGAAGTTTTTTATTCCTTCTATTTTAGTGTTATGTCCTGTACATTTTTTGGAAATTTCTAAATTTTCACAAATCTCTTTACACAACTCAGAAAGACTTTCCATTTGCTGTTCAGGATAAAAGTCCCAAAAAAAATAATCTCTCCATTTTTTTTCGAAAACTTCTCCTTTATAAATACTCTTGTTCCAGTTAATGTAGTCAGATGAAAGCGGTTTTCTCTCAAGCCACCCTAAATTCTCGAGACTAATTACTATAGAATTTTTGTTTATCTTCTCTTCTTCGAATATGTTAGAAAATTTGTTATTCTGGAGGGTGTTCAAAATATCACCCTTTTTGGTTATTATATAATGCGGAATTTTATTATATTTCCCATTATATCTAAATTTAAGGGAGGTCAAATATTCATTGACCTCCCTTGATGTATGACACAGAATTATTTGTGACTTTCTTTTGTGTATACCCTCAGACTTAAACTCTTCTAAAAGGTAAGTTTTATCCATTTCTATTGATATAAGATAATCTTTTAATAGTTGTCCCACTTTCTCCCTGTTGAATGTCTTCAGGTTCTTCAATCGTCATTTCTTCGGGATTAAGAGGTTCTTGTTTTGTAACAACCTCAGGAGTTTCTTCCAAAGTCTTGAATTTATTTTGATTGATTTCCTTAAGGGCTCTTTCCAACTCGGCCAATTGTTGTTCGGTGGGTACGAACTTCTCACTTTCTATTTTTGCTTCTTCCTTACCTGCAAGAATACTCAACTCATCTATGTTTTTTTCTTCAATTTGTTGTGGTATCGCTTGTAGTTCTCCTTTTTTCTTTTTTTCTTCTTCTTCAAATTTTACAAGCATATGTAAGAATGAAAGAGAAATTATTGGTAACATCCCACCAGAAAAAAGTGCCAAGAACCTCTTATGGCCGACCATGTCACCAGACTCTACCCCCATAAAACTTACAATTGGGTCAACTAGCTCAACCCAATCGATGAAAGATTCCGAGGTAATATCTATAAATTGATAAGAAAAATATATGTTACCTAAGAATTGTATCAAGGTAACAATCGCAAAAGGAAAATAAACTTTTTTACCCATTTGGGCTGAAATTGCAGCTAACGCCGAGAGAGCTGCAATTTCAATACCAATGGAAAGATATATCGCCCAACTAAGTGGATTCGAAATACCATACCATGTAGTTACGTGTGATATTGAAACAAACGCAACTGCAAGTATCGGAACTAAGAATGCGGTATAAATTAGTGTTTTGAAATTTCTTTGAAACCAATTCATTTTTGTTATTTAAGTTTTTTTATCTCTTCCTCGATTTCAGTTTGTCTTCTAACATCTAATAGTTTTCTATCAGTTGCCTGAATCATCCTTTTTTCCGCTTCTAAACCAGAAATTTTCAATTCTTTCAAAAGTTCCGTTTTGGTATAGGTTGAATCTTTGATGGACTTTATTTCATTTTTAATTTTAGAAATTTCTCTTGAATCACTACAACCCTTGAAAAAGGCTAGTAGGGAAATTACAAGAACAATTACAGTAAAATTTTCTTTAATAAATTTTTTCATGATAAATAATATCTTAGTGTTTGTTGAACCTATACACAGGAACTTTTAATCCTATAGTTCTCAATCTGTCGTTAAAAGAACTTGTAAATGCAAGTCTAACCTGTTCAGAAATTCTAACATCTACTCCGAATATTGGTTCGAATTTATGATTCTGTAAATAACAACCAGCAAGCATGAAACCTACGTTGTTTTTCCATGCTGAATGTCTGAAACCTACAGTTGACATGTCTTGTCCTGCAAGAACTTTCGAATATGTTCCGACTGCAGTCAATTCTTTTGTTATGTTTCCACTAACCTCCAACTGAGAAAAACCGTAGTTTTTTCCTCTGTAAGTTACGTTTCCACCTTGTACTGAAACCAATTGTGCTTTGGACACCATGAATGATAGTGTCATCAAAAATGCGAATAAAATTTTTTTCATAATTTTTTATTTTCTTAATAAATACTAAAAATTTCAGGATTATAAATAATCAAACAAAGAACCTGACTCATTTCTAAGTTTTCTAAGTGCCTTTTCTTTGATTTGTCTGACCCTTTCTTTAGTTAATTCGAAATCATTTCCAATGTCTTCTAATGTTCTTGTATTACCTGATAAACCGAAATAATCTTCAATTATTATACGTTCTCTTTCGTCCAAAACATCGAGCATCGATAGTAATTTATCTTTTAAAGTATGTTCGGTATTTAATCCTGAATCAGGACTTTCGACGTTAGGGTTTATTACAACATCCATCAAGGTATCTCCGTCTTCATTAAGTGGTGTTTCAAGGTCAACAGTATATGGTAAGTTAGCAAACCTATCAGATAACTCTTCTCCATTTATTTCTTGTTCCTTTTTTGCCTTATGTAATTCTTGAACTACGTTCACAGGGAACCTAATGGTTCTCGCGTTCTCATTTAGCGACTGTAATATAGATTGTCTAATCCACCAAACAGCATATGATATAAACCTCAAATTTTTCGACCAATCAAAGTTCTCTATCGCCTTTAAAAGACCATAGTTACCTTCAGCAATTAAATCTGAAAGGTCTAGTCCTTGGTTTTGATATTGTTTACTTACAGTAATAACAAACCTCAGGTTACCTTCTAATATTTCTTTTTTAATCTCTTCCTTTTGTCTTGGAGTTACACTTCCAGAAAGCATAAGTTTTGCCAACTCTTTTTCTCTTTCAGGTGTCATGACAGTCAACTTCCTGATGTCTTTAAGATAAACTGAAATCTCTTCTTGATTAATTGGAATTACTGATTTTTCTTTCATTTTTTATTTTTTTGAATATTCTGACAAAACGTCTTTTTCATAACTGGTTAGTGAATCAATACCTTTATCTTTTATCTTGTCTAATATTGAATCTAATGATGGTTTTTTATCATTCTTGATTAACTCCAAAAGTGATGCCAAATTTTCATATTCAGACTCATCTTCTTCTTCGAATTGAGCTCGAGTAGTGTTTTGACTCAATCTGATTTCAGAAGAATTATCAGACTCTAAATCCATTAAATGTTCATATGTTACTTGTGGAAAAGAAACTGACACCTTGTCATTCATTTCTGTCAAAATAAATGACATACCCACTCCATCACTTTCAATACATGATTTAATATAATAATTGATTTCCTCCATGGGTACCTCTGTTCCAAAGTGGAAAACCGATGCACCCTTACTGAATTGAAACTTAATCTGTGGTGTATCCACAAGTGGTGTTAGAGAAATTGCAAAATTTTTCAAATAATTAATGCTCTCAGAATCCTGTAAATAATCACCAAATACTACTAATAAAAATTTTTTCATAATCTATAACACAAATTTAATTAAACTCTTTTAGAATGCGAAATAACTTGATAAAAATCTTTTTTCCCTTCACAATAACTTTTGACTAAAATTAACAAATCCTTGAACATAAATGCCTTTGGATTTTGTTTTTCGCACTTGATAAATAACTCTATCATTATACATAAAAATTCAATACTATATTCTCCCAACATACCTAAGGTAGAATACTTAGAATCGAATTTTTGCAAATATCTAATCTGATAATTGTTCCTTTCTTCCACAGAACTGAATGGGTTAATTATATCGTAGTGTTCTAACCAATCATTGACAAAATTCAAAACCTGAGGTTTGGCGTTCTCACTTTTTATCAATAAATCAACAACCCAATGTGTGTGTGATGGAGCTCTTAGTCTTTTATTTGGTGAAAGATATTTTACAACAAAATCTAATTCGGGGTTTGACCCTCTATTCCCTTGATATATTGCGACGAAAGTACCATCTCTCAATTCCCAATATTTTAAGGGGAGATGTTCTGCTCCCGTTTTTTTAAATTGCAACTTCTTCATATAGATAAACTCTACCTTTTTGTCCTGAATGTTGTTCGTACCATTTTTCATTCTCATCCATCCAAACATATGGTGAGGATGGGTCGACGTTCCATTTATACCTACTGTAAAACTCAAAGTCTTTCTTCAACAAGTTTGCTTTATGTGAATCGTGAAATTTAGTTTCACCCCACCATTTTGGATAATAAATTGCTTCATTTACGTCTTCACGTACCATAGTATTTTTGAATCCTCTTTTAATCCATTCCTCGAGCGATAAGTTGTAATAAACTTTGAGAAGTGGAACATATTTTCTCCACATTACAGAACAAGGATGATTTAACCATCCCTTGTATGGGGTTCCATCTAATTTTGGTCTACCTGTAATTGCAGACAAGATTTGATATGTTTCGACTCTCTGTTTACCTAATCGTTTGTTATCAAGAACTTCTAATGATTTTATTAAGTCGGGGTAGGGTAAAAATGTTTGCATTTAATTTAGTATTAATTCTGATAAACCTTTAACTTCAATATCAAATTTAAGATAAATCTCATAGTTCAAATATGATGAGTTATTTCTTGCAAAGATACTAACTTTCTGATGTTCTTCCTTCGTTAATTTTACAGTTGAGCAGTATTTTTTTAGACAAAAAATGAATTCTTCTTGAGACATATTTTCATTCCTATCTAATTCAGAAAAAATAAATTTCATCGCAAAACTTCTTTGAATGTAATGGTCATCGACTAATTCTGCAACAGGAATTTTTTTTCCTTCTTCTGAAACTAATTTAGTTTTAAAATATACCGCTTGAGAAATATCCCAAACAGGATTTCTGTTTCTAACGAAGAAACTCCTACTTTTGACTTCATCGTTTTTGATTTTTCTATATCTTGGTAATAATGCTTTAAAATCTTCTAACGTTTCAGATATTTTATCCAACTGATTATTATTCATTCTCATGGAGAAAAGTTTATATATTCGAAGATATGGAAAATTTTAATAAGTTGAGTATTTTTTTTCGAATTCGTTAAGAAAATCAATTTTTTCCTGATAACCTAAGAATAAAGGTGCAAAGTCTATTGGAATTTCACCTGGTCCTGTTCTTTCATGAATCATTTTGGAAAGTACATGGTCCCTTACTTTATAGAACATATCGTCTCTTCTTGCAATAACATAATCACCATTCTCAACGGTATTTGAAGCTCTTTTCTGAATACCGAATGATGTTCCATCTCTAACCCACATATCACTAGCAGAAGTAAACCAATAGGATAATTCATCATTTTGGTGCCCCCATAAAAAATCGTAATGTATTTTTAAATCTTCACCAACTATAACTTCAGGGTCGTATCTATAACTTTCAGCAACTTTTCTTGAGAAAAGAACTAACCTTGCATAGTTTGGGTTACTTATACCATCAACTAGCGGGTCTTTACCAAAAAACATATTACCTCTGTAATCAATGTAATTTGCCCCCCAAAGACTGCCGAAATTACCTGATGCGAGTTGAGCATCGTTTCCATTTTTTCTTGGAAAAATTGAATCGCAAGGACATGTTGCCATCGCATCCGTGTTCGGATATTTTTTCAAATGTCTTTCTACTTGTTGTAAAAAGGTTGGATAAAAGAAATCATCTCCATCTAATTGTGTTAGATGTGTAAAGTCTTTAGTCATGAAATATTCGAATACAGTATTCTTACCTGTTGAAGGCGTGCCATCTGACTTGGTGACCACATAGGGTATATGGTTATTTTCACAATATTTTGCCATTTGACTCACAAAACTACTATCTACACTATTGATTACCAAATGAACTTCATACTTTATAGAATAGTTTCTTTGGTTTAATGCTGTTTGTATACATCTAATTGCTCTTGAGACATCCGAAGATACCAGAGGACAAATCATTAATTTTATTTCTTTACACATTATTGACTTACTTTTGAAATGTTATCGCTTTTTGTTATTCTAACGACGTTATTAGCCCAATTATTGACTAATGGGTTATGAGTTATGACAAATATTTTTTCAAAATAATCCCTCATTTTAGTAAAAAATTCTCCCACCATTTCTAAGTTTTCATTACTTATTTTACCGAAAACTTCATCCCAAACTATAATATTTGGTTTAGGTAGAGAACAGACTTTAGAAAGAACTGCCCTCAAAGCCATAGCCGCAATACTTCTTTCGTATCCCGAACCTGAGGTTATTAATTTCTCAATACCGGTATTATTATCAATCATAATAAATTCTACCTCATTTTTTTCATTGATTCTAATCTCCAAATTGAAGTATGCAGAATCCATCATCAACCTTTGAAGTTCTTGATTTATCAACGGCATCATGGTTTTCATTATATTTTTTGATATTCCATTTTTACCGAAGACATCCAAGTATATTTTATAAACTTTCTCTCTTTCAAATTCCTCGACAATTTTAGTAATATTTTCATGATTTTTACTAATTCTGTCTTGGTAATTTTTGATACTAATTTGGTTGGAGGTAATTATTCTCTCATATCCTCTCTTCTCATTAATCAACTCATCAATTCTCATATTAGCCTTGATTAGTTGCCCATCTATTTCTTTATTCTTTTTAATCTTATCCTGAACTTCAAGGAACCTCCTTTTCTTATCTTTGAGTTGGTCTAACTTGATAGTAATAGATTCCAAGGTAATCTCAAACTTTTCTTTGATAAGTTTATTTTTTTCATACTCATCAAAGTCCTTCTTGAGCTGTATATATGATTTTTCCTTGTAATCTAAATCTTTCAGTTGTTTAGATAAGTTATCTACTTTTTTCTCCCAATCACCCAATTCATCAATCTTTTGTTTGGTCAAAGCCGCTTCCATCAGTTTTATACCACAATGTTCACACTGTACCCCATTACCAAACTTTTTTATCAGTTGTTCAATATCCTCCACCTTATTCTGAGCAAGAATCAAATCATTATTTACTTTCTTGAATGACTCCTTTATCTCATCGTGTTTATCTTCATGATAAAACTCTTTAGGTTCTACAATTTTTACCTCACTAATTTTTCTATTGGTATCAATTTTTCTTGCTTCAAAATCATTTATTTCAGAGTCCAAAACTACAGGATTCAAAACAACTAGCTCTTGTTCCAAATCATTGAATTTAGACTTTAGAAGGTTTTCTTTATAGTCTTGTCCCTTCTTTAGTCTACTATCAACGTCGTCGATGTTTTTATTGGAGCCTTCTATTTCAGACTGTAAACCTTCAATGTCTTTTGTGAGAGACTCTATTTCCTGTTTCAATGATTCCCTGTCATACAAGTTGGAAATCATACCTTTAGAGAAATTCGAATATAATTCTTTTCCTATTTCTTCTTTCTTTTTCAAAAATTCCAATCCGAGAAATCTTGATAAAACTTGTCCTCTTGCGGTTGGCTTTGATTCCAAGAGTTCTTCCAAATTAGAAGCTGTTGTCAGAATTGTCATCAAGAAGTCGTCCATAGTCCCGATTGACTTTTTGATAAAGTCTTCGGTTTCTCTTCTTTGTTCTCCGGTAAAATTCTGAAGTTGACCATCAGCTAGTTTTTTGAAAAAGTCCAATTCAGTTTTAACAGTCCAATCACCGTTTTTACTTTTTTTCCTTTCAATTTGTCGGACTAAAATATAGTCTTCTCCATCGATTTGAATCTCACCTCTAACTGAAACTTTATTCTTATCAGTAAACCTGTTGAATATTTCTTCGGCTTTGCTTGTCTTTGTTGTCGTATTAAAGAACAAAAAGATTAGTAAGTCTACAGTTAAAACTGTTTTACCTCCGAAGTTTGGAGGGTTAGATTCGACAACAGTAATTCCATTACATTTATCAAAATCTAATACTTGATTTTCTCCGTAAGAAAGGAAGTTAGAAAATTCAATCTTCTTTATATACCACCTTTTGAAAGCAGTAACACTTGTGTCTTCGCTAATTATTTTATTTTCAACTGCCAAGTCAATATTCATCACATCTTCGAAAGATTGGTCTAATCCTTTCGATAAAAGATAACTTCTAATCAACTCTCTTTGATAATTTTTATCTAAGATATTGAAAGATACATCAACAGTTTGTTGGTTCTCCTCTGTAGATTTTACTTTGGTGATAACATTAACGTTAGTTGTAATATACTTTTTTTGAAAGTATTGTTTAACTGACTTCAATCTTTCCTGTGTGAAGTTCTCGGGTGTATCTTCCCAAATTACTTGCACATAAGGATTGTCTAAACTCTCAATATCAATTTTTTTTGACATAGTGTTATAGTTAAATTCTGGAGTTGGATTGAATAAATCCCACATATTTTTTACTCGAATGATTCAGTTGCACCTGATTCAGTCATTTTTTTAATTTCTTCGAGCTGTTTTTTCATAGACTCGTTGAATAGTTTTTGCATTGCAGATTGAGCTGCTCCAATTTTCTGATTTCTTGATTGTACTTTTTGTCTGTGGGCTTTAGCTCCACCTCTAACTTTTGATTTTGCCATATTTTTTAATTTTTGTTTGGTCTATTTTCTTCGAACCACTCCACTATTGAATTAATTGCCCATGTTCCTCCTGATGCTAACATACCATCAAAGAACCATGAAACAAAATTATTCACCCCGAGAAGTTCATGAACAGGTGAATATAAGAAAATTCCGAAAAAGAATCCAACCCAAGTTGGCGCACACATCATGCATTTCAACATATCGGAAAGAAAGACCCAAAACCCATGTAACGGAGCAAACTCATTTGCCGCCCATTTATTTATTTGATTCCTTGGTCCATTAAAAATACTTCCGTAAACTAATATGTTACTCATTCCATAAGATAACAATATCCATAAAATTAACTGTGTCATACTTTTTTATTTATATAATGTATCATTCAGGTTTGACCCTCTCAAGAAAGCCGCACCCGCATTTTGTTTATAATTCTCAAAATTAGTGATTATTTTTTCTAATTCCTCAATTTTTTTATTTTTTTCTCCCAAATCGTGTTTCAGTTTTTGTAAGGTCTGAGTCAACATTTCTGTTTTACTGTTATCTTGGACAACAACTTCTTTTGTAATTTCTTTAATTACTTCTTTTTCAACCACCTGTGGTTCTCTATTCTCTAATTCTTTAATTTTATCCAACAGAATTTCAATCTCTGAGTTGTCGTAAACATTTACTATTTTTTCGACAATTTTTTCTACAGGAACCTCTCTAATTACCTCTCTATCAACATATTCCACAACTCTAACTTCCGTGGGAGGTGTTGGGACTTCCTTGATAATTTCTACGGTCACTTCCTTAATCACTTCGACCTCTTTTACAACCTCTACGGGTCTATCAACATACTTGATAACTTCTTTTTCAGTTATGGTCCCACCTGAAGACAACAACCCATACTTCTCAATCCTAAAACCTTGTAAATAAGAACTCTTGAGAACTTCATCCTCAACCAACCCATTCAAATCACAATAGGATTTCAGGTCTTTGTATTCTTTAGTTGAAAGTGATATTGTTTTCTCCACTTTGATTTTTAATAGTTTACCAGTTTTTCAGTTCCTTCTGTCAAAGACTCAAAAGAGTTGATATAAAAAGAAAGGAATGGTTTAGGATTTGGTAAATCAACAAATGTGTATTCATCAGTTTCTACATCATATACCCCATATCCATGATTTCTTACTGTCTCACCAAAGTTTTGTTGGATGGTTGACCCAACCATGTAAGCCTTCTTTTTGCCAGGTATATCGAAAACTTGTCTTTTATGGATATCACCACACAAAACTATATCGCATCCTTTGAACTTATCTTTATCATACCCTTCCTCAAACTTATATCCAATATCAGTTGTGAGACCTTGTATAGGACCATGAAAAAGACCTATATTCTTTTTACTACTTTTTGATATGTCGGGAGGTAGATTATGTTCAACCAATGAGTAAACACACCAATTTATATTTTGGTCTTCGTACACTCCTCGATTTTTGAGATAAACAATATTTTCATCTTGGAGTGAATCTACGATAGGTGTGAGAGCATCTAGTCTTGAACTATTATTCTCCAAGAAGTCGTGATTACCGATTACAATGATAGTTTTAGCAATTTTAGAACATTCTGTGAGAACCCATGCAACAAACTCAACGAGTTCAGGTGTCATCTGATTCTTTGAATGTACCAAGTCACCGGTAAAAACAATTCTATCAGGAGCAATGGAACCCCACTCACTGAACATTTGCTTCAGTATCTTTTTGTAGAGTTCGTGGTCTTTAAATAATCTGATATGTAGGTCCGAAAAATGAACTAATCTTTTTATCATATTATAGTATAATATAGTAAATTATTTTTTGAAATTCAAATATTTGTTCACATCCATATCCATCACTATATTAATGATGTCTTTAGGAACACGATATTCCTCAAAGGTTGCATCCTCTTTGAGATGTGTTATGATACAACCGTAAAGTTTGATGTTTTCGAATTTACTGCCTTCAAGCATTTTAAGTAATAACTTACCGTATAAAGGTAACTGAACATAGTAGTGTCCAAGTGCAGTATTTGGATAGTTTTCAAATGGACTATACATTCTTTCAGTAAAATCATTCTCAACAAAATTCTTAGGTTTATTGGTCTTCCAATCTGTAATCATCAGACCATATTCTGAATTTGTTTTGTTGTGTATCAACCAAACTTTATCGGGCTGACCGGTATACCCAAGTTCAGGATGTCCTAAGACCATTTCTGTATCCAATAGAACAGAACCTCTTTTTTTCATCAAATCAAGGTATACTCTGCCAGCACCAATCATCTTATCACTTTTCATAAGTTGGGTCAAGTCACACTCAAATATTGGTTGTCTAACGTCCTTGAAAGAACCGTACATGTCAACCAAAGCTTTTTCCAAAACGAAATGGACTCTACTTCCTAAGTTCGTAGAATATTCACCAGCCTTTGACCACTCTTCGAGTAGTTCTTGTTGTCTCTGTGGGTCACCTTTGGCTTTGTTAAAAGCTGCTTCTTCAGTTGGGAATTGTTTATAAAACATTTTCAAAACTTTAGAAACTGAAGGATAATCTGTCCTTCCATTCATTGTATAGATATGGTCTTCCTCTTTGAAGGTAAGACCTAATTCTTTTTGTTTTTGGGAAACGATTTCACGTATTTCTTTGGAGATAGATTGTAAGTCCATGTTTTATTTTTGAAATTTTGGAGTGAGATATTGAATTAGGTATTTTGCGTAATCTGTCAACAAATCATGACCTTCGAATTTAAATACCTCTGTTTTGTTTTGGAGTGCGGTTTGGTAACTTTTTCTCAGATTTTCAAAAGTTTCGGGGGTGAAGGTAATTGTATTGTTCATTTTGAATGATTTATGCTAAGATACGTAAATTATTTGATTTCGAAAAAATAATCTTTTATTTCCCCCCTCAAATCACAGACATCCTTGTCTTTAGGTAATTTCACTATTTTAATCCTATTATATAACTCACCTCCATTTAATTCATGGTAAATCTTTAATCCATCCTGCCACGCATCACCGTCGGTACAGATGATTATATCAGATTTGGCTTTATTGTATAATGTCTCGAACAATAACGAACTTATCTTCTTTCCTAACATCGGGATGGAATTCTCCAAGAAAAAACCATCAAAAACACCTTCTACTAAAAAAATGTCTTTTTCCCAATCTATAAGATGTTCATTGAATATTATCTTGTCTTTTTCTGCTGTAGGGTTTTTGTATTTCATTTTTCTTGGTGTCCAAGCGCGGGCAATGAAATAGTTTAATTCATCATTACTGTTGAATGATGGTACAATGATTCTGTATGCAAAGTTTCCCTGAACTGTATACCCTATCTTATACTTTTCAATTATTTCATCAGTGATACCTCTTGATTTCAGGTACCTCATTGCCTCGATGTGTGGTATGAACCTTGAGTTAGATTCTGCAAAAGTCATGAATCCCTCAGGAAGTCTTAGTTTCGGTATCTTCTTGTCTAATTGTTTTTGTTCTTCAGGTTTGATTAGATTATAAACCTTTTTTTGTTTTTTGGTTCCAAACTGGTCGAATAATTTCCCTAATGGTCCTTGGGTACCGTCAGTGTCGGCACAAGCCCAACATTTATAAACATGTCTAAAATAATTGATTTCTAAGTTACCCTTTCCGTCACCTTTTTCTAAACCCTTTTCTCTAGCACAAACAGGACAGTCGAAAGATATTTGACCTTTCGACTCATAGTGTTGTTTATCATTACCCAAAACATCTCTGAGCAACTCAACTAAAACCTCAACTTCCTCAGAAACATTCCTTAAATCCATTCAACTTGTTTGATTTTTAAATTATTACCCGCTTCAACACCAAATGTAAGAAGAAATTCGTTAACATCATTTAAAATGTATCTTCTAATTAGCCTATTAACTTTGATTTTGGAAACTTCCGACTCTTTCAATATTTCTGAACCGTACCAATCTTCTCTAGAGCCCCACTTAGCTAAAAGTTTCCCTTTTAACACCAAGTCAATTTCATAATAACTCTGAGAAAATTTGGAATAGGGTCGATATTTCCTTATTCTCTTGATTGAGAAGTTTCCATCCAAACACTTTTTCTTCGAAACAAAAGGGGAGTTTCTACTTCCATCCAAGATTTCTAAGTCTTTCCCGTATTTTTTAACCAAACGGTTTACGTAAACTGTCTCAGCGTCTTTTATTAAGTCCATGAGACAAAGATAAGGAGAATTTGACTTTCTACCAAATTTTTTCCATTTTCATATATCCTAAAACTGCAGTATATGCGTCAGATTGGTCGTAATTTTCTTTCTTAAGTGTATTATTTTTTGTATATAACCACGTTATTTGGGGTTCCCTTTTTGCAACTTGTTCCCAAATTATGACTTTTTTGTCAATATCTTTGTTGAATCCTCCAAAAAGAACAAACTTCCCTTTAAGGTTCTGTTCAACCAAAAAAGGAAATGCAAATTTCCTTGCATTGTAAGTTGAAATAAATTCAGGTACTATACCTAAAACATCATAAACTTCTTTACATACTAAAGTATTATACCTGATAAGGGTTCCAACAGTATAAACATTGTTGGAGTTCAAAAGTGGTTCTTCGATGACAACTTTTTGTACATTCAAACCCACGTAAGACATAAGTTTTTCTCGAGTGACTTCACTTTTTTTCATCAACTCAAGCATTTTGTTTTCACCTTCAATTTTTGGTTTCGGTGAAATGTGTGTCAATTCTAATAACTGTTTGCTTCCAATATCAAATAAAGCAACTCCAATTGTTTTTGTTGAAATATCCAATCCCAATACTTTGGGTGAATCTTTTGAAATATTTTTCTTCATATTAGAAATCTAATTTCACTACAAACTGTTGTATCCCTTGTCTTAACTGAGGGGATTGTAGCTTAGATATAACAATAAGGTCTAAGTTGGAATCGTAAAGTCCTATTTCAGTAACATAAGAAGTTGTTCCTGAAGTCCATGTAGGATTGGAAGTGTTAGTGAACTGATTACGCCCTAAATTTACCAAATACTTCATCTCATAAATTGTTGCCGAGATGTCAGTTTCGAAAGCTCCGTAAAAATAATATTCATCACCAAAATTTAAAATTTCAGGACTACCGTTAGGAACCAATGAAATATAATTTGATAGATTATATAAAGTTGCCGAAGCAAAATTATTGTCATCAATAATGAAAGTTGTACCTGTCATTGCCGATTGTGCAATTAATCCACCTGATACAACATCACTACTAAAATCTATAGAGTACCATTGTGTTGGACTTGGTCTCGTGTCTCCTGAAACTTTTTGGACTAATACTTTGAATCCTGTTGCAGTAAAACCTGAAAGTGGTGTGGTATTCAAGAATGGAAATTCTGAACCAAACTTAATTGCAACATTCTGTGAGTTATCCGTACATCCTGTTGAAGGTCCTCTAACTACAGAATAGTAATTACAGTGCATTGAGTTTGTCCACCCTGTAGACTCGAACAAGTATGTCACCCAAAGTCTTTCTACATCATTATCTAAAAGACCTTGAGAATTAATATTATTCGAAGAACAAACGTTTGGAGCTACTGTTGCAACTTGTGGGGCTGGAAGTGTCCAGTTTCTGTTTGATTTGTAAGACATTGCCGCAATTACCTCTTCATCGTCAATTACAATTATTTGTTGGTCAGGGAAAACTTTACCTATTCTATTCAAATTATTGTTTGCATCAGGGTTCAAATCATAAAGATGATAATACCTAATACCAGGGTCATTCATGTTAGAATTGACACTTGATTTAATATAATATGGTGTACATAAGTCGTAACCCGGTGGGTCAATCATAAATGTCTGTCCTATAGTCGTTCCGGTCGTTTTGTGCCATAGTAATGTCGGTATTGATAGTTTGAGGTGTCTAGCTAATCCAATTGTATCTATGGGGTTCTGAGGGTCAAATGGCTGTGTTGAAAACTTTTCACCATACACAAAATCAATATCCTGATTTGTGTAATGTATAATCGCAATACATTTTTGGTCTTGTGGTCTAACCACTATCTTTTCATCTAAAGAGTTGTAATAGAAAGTTTGACTTGTATCAGTTTGTCCACTTGATTGTTGGTAACCCAAATATTCTTTAGTTCCAATATATGATACTGACCCAAATTTTGTATAATCTTCATAAGTGTTACTAAATAATCCAGCAGGACTTTCAGACCATGGAATATTCATATTCCAAACAGGCGTATTTTCTCTCGCACTTACGTCACATGGTGATTCAAAATTTAAAGTATCGGTTTCCCAAAAAGGAGCTGGTGTTACAAAATCGTAGAGCACTGTCATACCTGAAGGATATATCGCAACCCTTCCATATTGTCCTGATGAAGCAATTCCTACATAATCAGGTGTCGGTCTATCAACAGTGATTGTTGGTAAATTTACTGATTGTATTTTATATGTTAAAACAGGAACTGTATTAACGTCTTGGCAGCTTCCCACCCCATCCAAAAATATTGTTATTAAATCACCGACAGCTGGAGTTCCAGTTGTTGGTGCACATGTGTCAGAAATCAACGTAATTGTTGTAGTTCCTGTAAGACCTACAAGTTCTACCCAATAATTTGAAGTAATTGTAATTGCTGAAGAAGTTATAATTGTCCAAGGACTAGTATTTCCACTGAAAAAACCTTTCGAGGTTGCACTATTATATACTTCTTCTATATTACTATCTTGAAAAGGAATTCCGTAAGTACCACCTTGGTTTCCTGTAACGTAATATGGATATTTAATATTCTGTTTGTTTGACTGAGGTGAACCTGAGTCATTTTGAGCATTAAATGCTGGCATTAGAATATTATTATTTGTAAGGTTGTAGTTAGGTACCGCATTGTATGCAACTTCACTATCTCCAACTTGAAAATAAGAAATATTGAAGTTACCTTGAGATAATTTTCTCCTTCCAACGTCAGTCAACCTGGTGTTGATAAGTCCTGCGGTATTTTTGATTATATATGCCATTTCAAATAAATATCTTTTTTTACATTTTAACAGAAGACTTGTGAACCACCAGGACTCAATACTGCCCCTGTTACTTGTCCTGTGCTTGGATTAACATAATATAATCCTGTTTGATACGAACAATAACTGTATCCGAGTAAAGGTGATGGTGAAGTTGGATTGCCTCCAAAAATAGTAACTCCTACTCCGAATGATGGTGCATTTATAATTCTTAATGGTGAAGAAGTTTCATCAATACATGCTAAGGATGTTGTTTCACCAACACCTAAAACTACTTGACTATAGTTTTGTGTTGCACCCCCATCTCCGAAGCTTATCGAATGTTGTAATCCACCAGACGAAGTACTATTAGTATTAACCGTACAACACTGACATCCGTTGACAACTCCTTGTAGAGGTAGTACTGATATTTCTTGTTGTAAGTTAGTTACACAACCGTTAGATGCTGAAACTCCTGAAGTTATTGATAGACTTGAGTCACTCACACCACTAACCACAGTTCCTGCCGACATTGTAACATTATAAGATTGTAGAATGGTTCTTGTTTGAGTGGTGAATGGTGAACAATTTGGTCTTCCGTTAACCGATGTATTAGTATTTGTAGAGTTTGGATTAACTAATCCTGACCCAACATATACCTGACTTACCGATGAAGTAACACCTGAACCTGGAGAATTCATAATTTGTATTGTTTCAATATTCAATGCGAAACTCAAGGTAGTTCCAACAGGTATCGGTGGAGTAACATTCACCTGCCAAGTTGCTCTACGAAGATTTCTACTTAGATTTTGTAAGTTAGTATTTGCAATTGAAAGAGAATATGTTGTAGGTGCTCCTGTTTGAGTTATAACTACGCTTCTTTGAATTGTTAATCCTGTTGTATCTTTAACAACAACATTATATGTGTTTGGTGAAAGTCCGTTGAAAACACTCGAAGTTGTATATGTCGTACCACCATTTATCGAATATTGATATGGCGGTAATCCTCCTGAGGTTACCACACTGATGCTTCCATCATTACCACAATCACTATTTTCTGAGTTAATTACCACAGTCATAGGTGTATATGTTGGACAAGTACCTTCCAATACTACAACTTGCGGTATTGGGGTTGTTGTTGCTCCAACGACAGTCCAATTAGAAAGTGGTGGTGTTGAAGTTGTTGTACTTACAACAGTTCCTCCATTTACTGAAAGTCCATTTATTTGCCACCTTTGGTTCGAAACGTTCCAAGCCATAGTATATGAACCTGACACCCAAACAGGTCTTGTGTTGACTATTCCGTTGTAAGTAAATTGTATTGGTGCTAATGCTGGAACCAAACCACTTATCAACACACATAGTGATGAATAAACTGGTTGAGTTGATGGTGTTGGGGTTAATGTCATTGTTGGCGTTGGTGACGGTGCAATAGCATCAACAGAACAGAATGTGTTAGCTGTATAGTCACCATAGAAGTCAACAACAACAGCTTCGTATGTTCCTTCTTTCAATCCAGTTCGTGTAGCATTTTTACTATTACTATCTGCCCAATAAATTGAATATGGACTTGTTCCACCTGTAATGTCCAAAGTCAATACACCATCAAAACTTGAAGCATTACTTGGTTGAACTAAAGTTCTACAAGTAACTCCCATATCAAATAATGTAAATACAGAACAATTATTCTGTAAAGTTATTACCTGTGTTGGTGCTGGGGTTCTTGTTGGTGTCAGTGTTGGTGTGGGTGAAGATGTTGTCGTAGGTGTTATTGTTGGTGTTGGACTTAAAGTAGGTGTGATACTTGGGGTTGGAGTTGGGGTTGGGGTTCCACAACTTGTAGTTGCTACAATACCTGAATTAGTAATACCTAAATTAGGTCTTTGCGGGTTATAAATTATTACAGTACCAACATCGGTCCCTGAAATAAATGCACCACAACAATCAGTATAATAATGAGAACCAGTTGTTGTACCTGAAACACAAAACAATGTAGTCGTAGTTGGGGTAATCGAAGGTGTCGGTGTATTTGATGATGTCACAGTTGGTGTAGCAGTTCGAGTAGGCGTTAATGTTGGTGTTCGAGTTTGGGTATTTGTCGGGGTTAAAGTGGGTGTTGTAGTAGTTGTGGTTGTTGGCGTAGGTGTTGGTGTTGGAGTTTCAGTTGGTGTTGGGGTTGGACAACAACTTATTGTTGTATTTGAAGCAGTCGATTGTCCTGCAGCCGGACTATCATTTTTATAGTAGAAAGAACTCGGAGAAGAACTTCCTGTGACACAAATATCACTTGGGTAGGTTCCGGCAACTGTATATGACCTATCAAAAGGAATTCCGTTACAATCAACGTAAGATATATAGACGGTATTATTGGGGAACGAGGAGTTACCCGTTGCATCATCCAAGTCCGCTTGAGCAATTATTACGTCATATAATGTACAGTTACAGGCCAATTGTTCTTTTTATAATAAATAACAAGTTTTTCTTTTTTATGAAGTCAAAAGAATATTATACACTACAACTATCACCAGGAGCTGACCAAAAACTACCACCTGCTGAAGATGGAAAACCATTAACGATTATGTAAATACTGCCGACACTCCTTGCACACACAGGATTACTTGGTGTAACAGTACCCCTATTTAACGTTTGATTAACTCCACTACAATCTACATATTCAAAATAAACACCACTTTCAGAGTTATCTATATCAGTTTGGTCAGCAGTTGCAATATATTCGAAACATGGAATTGGTGTTGATGATGGAGTTTCAGTCGGAGTTGGTGTTGAAGTTTCTGCCGGAGTTTGACTTGTTGTAACTGTGACCGTTGGAGTAATCGTTGGGGTTGTTGTAATTGTTGGTGTAGGAGTTTGTGATGGACAAGTAGAACAATTTGTCACTGCCAAAACTTGACCATTAGTACCAATTTGTATTGAGTATTCAGTCGGAGCACCCCAAGTTGTTTTAAACCATTGACTATTTCCGTTGAACAAGGTTGTAAGGTTGATATCTTGATAAACAATGTCATTAACTGTTGGCGTAGAGTCTGTTGGATTGACATATCTAGTTTGTGAGTAAGTTGTCAATCTACAAGCCACACAATCATCGTTTTGTGGTGTTGATAATTGAATTGCTGAACCCAATGGAGTTGTTGTAGGTGTTATTGTTGGAGTAACAGTATTAGTTGGTGTTATTGTTGGTGTAGTTGTAACAGTAGGTGTTGGAGTCAAAGAAGGTATTGTACTACAATCAACAACATCAGATATCAATCCTCCAGTACCAATTCTAACTGCCCATGATGAACCACCTCTAAACATTTTATGATACTGTTCTCCACCATCGTAGAATGTTGTAAGTGTCGATTCATTGTAAACATAAATTCCAGTCTGTGGTGTTGTATATGTTGGGGGCAAATATTTCACAGTTCCACCAAGAACACCATTTCTACAAGCATTTTCTGCCGTAGTGAAGTTGGTTGGGTCTAAATTATATTGAATTCCTGGACTTGTTGGTGTAGGTGTTGTTGTAGGTGTCGCAGTATTAGTTGAAGTGATTGTAGGTGTTGTTGTTGGAGTTATTGTATTTGTCGGTGTTAATGAATTGGTAGGAGTTATCGAAGGTGTTGCTGTTCTTGTAGGTGTTGCAGTGACCGTAGGTGTTGGAGTTGTAGTGACTGTAGGTGTAGGAGTTAGTGAAGGTATTGTACTGCAATCAACCACATCAGATATTAATCCTCCTGTACCAATTCTAACCGCCCAAGATGAAGCACCTCTGAACATTTTATGATACTGGTCTCCACCATCATAAGTTGCCGTCAGGTTTGAATCATTATAAACAATAATTCCGGTCTGTGGTGTTGTGTATGTAGGTGGTAGGTATTTCACGGTTCCACCAAGAACTCCATTTCTACAAGCATTTTCAGCTGTTGTGAAGTTAGTTGGGTCTAAATTATATTGAATTGCCGGACTTGTTGGTGTAGGTGTCACTGTTGGTGTTCTTGTAATTGTTGGGGTCACAGTTCTTGTTATAGTTGGAGTTACTGTATTGGTAGGTGTGATACTATTTGTCGGTGTAGATGTTATTGCCGGTGTATTTGTAGGGGTTGGAGTTGCAGTCACGGTAGGAGTAGGAGTTACACTTGGACAAGTTGAACAATCTTTAACCGCCAATACGACTCCTGATGCACTTATCTGAATAGAATATTGTGTTGCATTTGGACTCCACGAAGTTTTGAACCATTGACTTGCACCATTGAATACGTTTGTCAAAGTAGAGTTAGTGTAAACAACATCATTCACTGATGGTGTGGTATCAACAGGACTAACATAACCAACAGTACTATACGTCGTCAATCTACATGCAACGCACTCATCATTCTGAGCTGTAGCTAATTGGATTTGAGTTCCAGGTGAAGTCACTGAAGGCGTAGGTGTCCCTGTCCTTGTTGGTGTTGAAGTATTTGTTGGCGTAACAGGAGGTGTTGCAGTCCTAGTTGGTGTTATACTCGGAGTCACTGTTGGTGTAGATGTTATTGTTGGTGTTTGAGTAGGAGTTGATGTTGGCCTCACGCAAGAAGTAAATGTTCCTGCACTATACAATGTTTTATTTATCGGATTTTGTGATGTATAACCGGTGATTGAAACACTTGTTATTTGTCCGTTATAAGCTTCAGGTAGTTCTAATAGTTTAGATGATTCTGAGCCTTGTATTGATATTGTGTAAGAACTATCGAAAGTTGAAGCGGTATAAATCGCAGCAACAAATTGAACCCCGTATCCACTGTTTGTTGTATCTCCCGATATTGTTTTTATTATGAAATTTATACCTGAACCAGTGAGTGTACAAACTTGTTCTTGGTCTATTAATAAAGTATTTGACCTAAAGTAGAAAAAACTCTCCTCTAAGGTTAAAATTTCATTGTAGTAGAAAGATTCTGCTTCTTCGTAGGTAGTAGCAATTCCATTATTAGTTGTATAAGTATAAAAAGTATCTGCAGAAACGGGTGTTCTAACAAAACCTCTTTTAATTTCTGAGCTATTATAAAATTGTGAAGTTCCCCACTTTTTAGGGACAAGAATCGATTCCTCAGGTTGTGCAGAACTTGTATACCATCCACTCGTGAAGTCTTTTTGAGTTTGTATTACATTTTTAGTTCCACCTGTTAATGTTGATGTTACTGTTGTGCTGGCGGAAGAGGTCATTATGAAGATATCTTCAACTGTCCCTGATAAGACGAGAGCAAATTCTCTATAGTTTGTTTCAGTTTCATATGCATAATATCCGCTCAGAACTTGACTAAATCCATCAGAGTCCAAATATATCTTTTTACCAATTGTTAAACCTGATAAATTTGTATTATCGTAAAAACATGTTACCTCTCTCGGTAAATCTTCAATCTTTATTTCGTGGGAAAAAACAAATATTCCACCAACCGTATTGGAATTGTAAGTATAACTTGCAAAGGTTGGTTGAGTATCTGCGGTAACTGTATTGAAAAATCTTTGTGCTTGTTCATCCGCATCTACCTGCGAAATTTCTGAAGTAAAAAATCCTTGCTCGAGTTCAAACTCATTCGGAAGAGGAATGTTCATTTCTCCTATCGTATCAACGCCACCATATGTTGTACCATTAATAGAATTACTTTGATAAGTTGGTAAAGTTGTATACCTGTCGGGCACACCTGAGACTAAAGGTAACAAAAATAAGTCACCTATTATGGTAATATTTGTCGATGGAGAATCTGGAAGTATACTGTATTGTCTTGGTGTTCTTGTGGCCGTATATGATACTTCTTTGTGAGTGACAGTTCCTGAAGAAAGTGTGTAAAAATACGCACCGTCACATACATAACCCGTCGGAACGGTACTTGTAAAGAATCTATCATAATATAAAGTACTTCCTGTAAATATGTACGGTGTGTTGGTGGTCAAAACTCGTAGTTCTTTACAACATTCTGTAATTAGCTTGTTTAATCTCAAAGTCCACGCAATTATCCCTAAAACAATAAGAACAACTGCAACTATTATAGCAATTTTGGGATTACTAACACACGCGGTAACTACTTTGTCAATTATTTGTATTTTTCCTGTTCTTCCTCCATTCCAGTTTCCTATTTTCATTGCATTTCTTCTCTGTATCCTTTGAGCTTTTTGAGGACTTATAGTTCCGTTTCTATATCCTCCTCCACCCGTCACAACGACTTTCAATACTAGTAATCCCGCAACAACTGCGGCGGTTCCAATTATCGTATTTATTATACCAAATGCATTATTTCTCATTGCAGTTTCCAAGCCGTCATACTTTGTACGAGCACCTGTAAAATTGTCTAAATAAGAATTCAATAAGTTAGTATAAGCATTTCCAAATTTTACGATTGCATATTCAGTACCTGTTACAACATAACAATTGTTGTTGGCTGCCGGGTCTTCAACATCAATCAGATTGAAAAACTTATCATTGGATTGAGCTTTTACTGTGTCTAATCCCATATAGTATCTATACCCTGCCGGTTGAATAACATTCGCTTGGAGTACCTTGTCACGTATCACTCCCATATCCGCAACCATGTGAACACAGGTGGGTAATAGTCTTCGTCCAGTTGCAGGTGTTTCTATAATTTGGTTTGTAAAAAGAGAGGTTATTTTTTCTACGTCAGCATATCTTTTGAAAGCCTTTTTAGTTATTTTATATTGTGTTGTTGTTCCCCAATCCCTTCTAAAAGGGGAACCCACTTTATAGGTTGCACCACTTACAGAGTACCAGTAAGGAAATGCTGGTTGAATGAAATAATTATCGTTGAATAATACAGTGCTGTTTTTGGTCCAAGAAGCTAATGGAGTTATAGAATAAACTTTAGTTGTAAGTCTAGGACTAATAATTGAATCATAAGCCGAGTATACGTGTAATCCAGCGTTATATTTGTAAATGGGAATTCCAGTACAACTTGAACTTATAGTTGTAGTAATTTGGGGTCCCAAATTTTCAGCTTGTCCTTTACCTAAACAAATTTTTACTTTCAACAATCCACTTCTAGGAGGAATAACTCTGAAGGTAACACTACTTACAGATGTATCTATCCTATATAAACCATCTTCGTATTGTGGAATGAAAAAAGGAGTCTGCGACACCGGAGTATCAGAATATGATACTTCACCAGGAGCTTGGACTGTTCTGCTAAATGCATCATCTTCGAAGGTTACATAAGTATAAAAAAGTGCAGGTGCGGTTTTGGTTATGGTAATACTATATATAGAATTTGAACCGCCTGGAAATTCTATGGTCGCACAATGTATCGAATATTGTTTAAAAGAATATTCACCAGCAATAAAAGTGTCATTTGTTCTCTCTTCCGTCTCGATTAATGGGTTTATATATGTATATCCTGTTGGATTGTGTGTATATGTCGACGTTCCACTACAAGATATCAACGCACAATTATTGTTACAAATACCTATCAAAGTTTGTGTAAATGTTGAACCATCGTAATACCAAACTAAACCTCTAGTACGACCACCAACGTCTGGCGGAACAATTCCTGAGTTATCTCCCCAATATCTGTAATACCCTGTTGGAAGAGGGATTGTAAGTTGGTCATCTAAAAACCAAACACCTTCATAAAAAGGGAAACCGACATTCCCATCTGTAACAAGTGCATATACTTTGAAGAACTCCGTATCGATGCAATCACAAGTGTCTAAAAAAGTAGTACCGCTACAAAAAGTACCTTCCACTAAGTTAGTACTACAGTCTAACCCAATATTTAACTGACCTGTAGTTCCACCTGAAGTGGTTATTTCAAGAGTAATATAATTATTTTGACCAGGATTTTCACCAAAATCTAAAAAGTGAATCAAATCTCTAGATGAAGTAATGTTTCCCAAGTTCCATGTTTGTCCTGTAACTTGAACATTGTCTCTATAATATATTATAGAAATGTTGACTGAGGAACCATTGTTAGATATATAATCGAGTGGGATTAAAATAAATTCTTTATTAACATCCACAACCAAAAATTGTATATAGGTTGTAGAAGTACCTGTCCATTTAAACTCTTGGACACTACCACACTCATTTGTTAAATCAGTTCCTACGGGGGGACAATAGACTGTTACTTCATTCATATATACTATAATTATGGCGTAGGATTATTAATAACTGCGTATGCATTTCCGAGTAAAGTTTGTTGTAAGTTCAGAATTCTTATAATATCGTTATATTGTTGTTGGTCAACATCTGCAGGAAATTCCCCATCCCAAATATATTGTCCTTCTTTATCACTGTATAACAATAAATTAGTTTTTCTAGCCTGTTGCAAATACAAACTAAAATGAAGTTGGAAATAGTTTACATTTTCTGAGATTTGAAACCATACTACTTTTCCAACATTTCCGAAGTAGCTATTATATGTCACTTGAGGTATTGATAATGGTGTTGCCATTTTTTTTTATTTAGTTTGGATTATCTGCCTGCCCAACACAAGCTCCTAAGTTTACTATTCTACCACCTGTTGGTGTTGTTCTTGAACAAACCGGTCCTGCGTTTGCTCCTGCTTGTACGAATATTTGTGTGGTAATTCCTGTAGAACAATCAACATATTCATATGTTGTACTGAAACTATTTGGACCTAAGTAATAACTTATGCATGATGCATTATTTGATGGTGTAATTGTTGTTGTAGGTGTTGGAGAAGGTACAAGTCCTGAAGTTTTTGTAGGTGTTGGGGTTAAGGTACTTGTTGGAGTTGGTGTCAATGTTGTACAATTCGAACAACTTGTACTTGCAGTCACTGTGTTGTTTCCGTTTATCACATTAACTAATCTATATTGACCACTGTATTGAATATAATATGAACCTGTACTATATTGACCAAATGATGGATTTGTATATGTTGTACAGTTACAGAATGAAGTACCGTTACCTTCTGTAGGGTCAGGGTTGAATAATATTGCATTACAAGCCCCGGCAATCGTTCCATATAGGTCAGACGTTACTTCTGAGAATAGAGGTGCGTTACAATTATAGAGGTAAGGACAACTCACACAAACATCCATGGTCACATTATTGAAATTACCTGAACTGTTATTGGCAAAAACAGATAAGTCCATCGCAGTTCCCAAATTAAATCCTATAAATCCAACCGTCTTTGTTATTGATTGTGTTGGGGAAGTAAATTGAAATACCTCACCTAACCCCTCTTGTAAATTACCAACGAATACTTCAAAAATACTCGTTGCGCCAGTCACTGATATTGTAACATCAACATTTCCATAACTTTGTCCTAATTCTACAATTCCATTGTATGTTGTAGCGTTTGGCTCAGTTATTATCAAATTGAAGCAAGTATCACAAGTATATACGACAGGTAGACAGTTTGCCACAGGAACAATTGATGAAGTTATATTCGTATAACAATCATTTCCATTATAGACTATACACAAAATTGGCGCTACCCCGCAGTTATCGATACAAACATCAGTAGCATACGTTCCTGAAAAATTATAAGTATTTTGATTTATTGTATTATCATTCAAACAATCAGGGTAAGTCAAATAAACTGCGCCATTATCACTCAAGTCCAAATCTGCTTGCGTTATGATAACATCATAACTAGTACAACCTGTACAATATCCTGCAGATGTTGTCACTGTTGGAGTCACAGTATTTGTTGGTGTAAGTGTATTAGTCGGAGTTATAGTATTAGTTGGAGTTATTGTATTAGTCGGAGTTATTGTTGGGGTATTTGATGATGTTGCTGTTGGAGTTGTAGTTGGTGTTGTCGTATTCGTAGCAGTTATTGAAGGTGTTACAGTTGGTGTTGTCGTATTTGTCGGTGTTGGCGTTTGTGATGCACCTTCGCTCATTGTCATTGTTGGAGTAACACTATTAGTAGGAGTTATTGTTGGCGTGACAGTTGGAGTTTCCGTATTAGTTGGAGTCACTGTATTTGTTGGTGTCTCAGTGTTCGTAGGTGTGATAGTATTAGTTGGAGTTATCGTTGGTGTTTCCGTATTAGTTGGAGTCACTGTATTTGTTGGTGTCTCAGTGTTCGTAGGTGTGATAGTATTAGTTGGAGTTATAGTTGGAGTTTCTGTCAAAGTTGGTGTTGGTGTTTGAGAAGCTCCCTCACTTGGAGTATTTGTCGGAGTTATGGTATTTGTCGGAGTTATTGTTGGAGTAACAGTATTTGTTGCAGTTATCGAAGGTGTAACTGTTGGTGTTTCAGTGTTTGTTGCAGTTATCGAAGGTGTAACTGTTGGTGTTTCAGTGTTTGTTGCGGTTATAGAGGGGGTTACTGTCGGAGTTTCAGTATTTGTTGCAGTTATAGAAGGGGTTACTGATGGTGTAGTTGTATTTGTCGGAGTTATGGTAGGAGTTTCTGTCAAAGTTGGTGTTGGTGTTTGAGAAGCACCTTCACTTGGAGTATTAGTAGGAGTTATGGTATTTGTTGGAGTTATTGTTGGTGTTTCAGTATTGGTAGGGGTTATAGTATTTGTCGGAGTTATTGTCGGAGTTTCAGTGTTTGTTGGAGTAACCGTATTTGTTGGTGTTTCAGTGTTTGTAGGCGTAGTAGTGTTAGTCGGTGTAATAGTGTTAGTTGGAGTTATTGTTGGTGTTTCAGTATTTGTAGGCGTAATTGTGTTCGTTGGAGTTATCGTAGGAGTATTAGACCTAGTCGGTGGAGGGAATGTTTCTGTTGGAGTAGTTGTTATGGTGTTGGTTGGTGTTATCGTAGGTGTTTCAGTATTTGTAGGTGTCTGTGTATTAGTCGCTGTCACAGTGTTAGTTGGTGTAATAGAAGGTGTAACTGTTGGAGTTGGTGTTAAAGTAGGTGTTGGTGTTTGAGATGCTCCTTCACTTGAGGTATTTGTTGGGGTTATAGTATTAGTTGGTGTAACAGAAGGAGTTTCAGTAATAGTTGGAGTTATAGTTGGGGTAGTTGTATTTGTGGATGTTACTGTAGGTGTATTAGACCTAGTCGGTGGAGGGAATGTTTCGGTCGGTGTTGTTGTTACTGTATTAGTAGGTGTGATGGTTGGTGAAGTTGTATTTGTTGGTGTTATTGTATTAGTCGGAGTAATAGTGTTAGTTGGTGTTATTGTATTAGTCGGAGTAATAGTGTTAGTTGGTGTTATTGTGTTTGTTGGTGTTATAGATGGTGTTGTTGTATTTGTTGTTGTTACCGTAGGAGTATTAGACCTAGTCGGTGGAGGGAATGTTTCAGTAGGTGTAGTTGTAACTGTGTTTGTTGGTGTTATAGTATTAGTTGGAGTTATCGTTGGAGTAATAGTTGGAGTTTGAGTATTTGTTGCTGTAGGTGTTTGTGATGCACCAGGACTACTTGTGTTAGTTGGTGTTACAGTATTTGTTGGAGTTATGGATGGTGTAAGAGTATTAGTTGGAGTTAACGTGTTTGTCGGGGTAACAGTATTAGTAGAAGTTATGGATGGTGTAATAGTGTTAGTTGGTGTTATTGTATTTGTAGGTGTGACAGTGTTGGTTGGTGTTATAGTGTTAGTTGGTGTTATTGTTGGAGTGTTAGACCTTGTTGGCGGAGGGAATGTCTCAGTCGGTGTAATTGTAACAGTATTTGTCGGAGTTATTGTTGGGGTTTGAGTAACAGTTGGCGTTACAGTATTAGTTGGTGTTACTGTTGGAGTGTTAGACCTAGTCGGTGGAGGGAATGTTTCTGTTGGTGTAGTTGTAACAGTGTTTGTCGGAGTTATAGTGTTTGTTGGAGTTATCGTATTTGTTGGTGTTACAGTATTTGTCGGTGTAATAGTATTGGTAGGAGTTATTGTGTTTGTTGGTGTAATTGTATTAGTTGGAGTTATTGTTGGAGTATTAGACCTAGTCGGTGGAGGGAATGTTTCAGTTGGAGTTGTTGTTACGGTGTTGGTTGGTGTAATAGTATTAGTCGGAGTGATGGTGTTTGTTGGTGTTATGGTATTAGTTGGTGTTACAGTGTTGGTTGGTGTTATTGTATTAGTTGGTGTTACAGTGTTAGTTGGAGTTATGGTTGGAGTGTTAGACCTAGTTGGTGGAGGGAATGTTTCGGTTGGTGTAGTTGTAACAGTATTTGTCGGAGTTATAGTGTTTGTTGGAGTTATCGTATTAGTTGGAGTTATTGTATTAGTTGGTGTTATAGTATTTGTCGGAGTGATTGTGTTAGTTGGAGTTATCGTATTAGTTGGAGTTATAGTATTGGTTGGGGTTATGGTGTTAGTTGGAGTTATTGTGTTAGTTGGAGTTATGGTGTTAGTTGGAGTTATTGTTGGAGTGTTAGACCTTGTTGGTGGAGGGAATGTTTCGGTTGGGGTATTAGTTACGGTATTTGTTGGAGTAATTGTATTAGTTGGTGTTGTTGTGTTAGTTGGTGTAATAGTATTAGTAGGTGTTTGGGTATTTGTTGGTGTAATAGTATTAGTTGGTGTTATTGTGTTTGTAGGAGTTATTGTAGGAGTGTTAGACCTTGTTGGTGGAGGGAATGTTTCGGTTGGGGTATTAGTTACGGTATTTGTTGGAGTAATTGTTGGTGTTTCTGTGTTGGTAGGAGTTAAAGTATTTGTTGGTGTTACGGTATTAGTTGGAGTTATAGTATTAGTAGGGGTAATTGTAGGCGTTTCTGTAACAGTTGCCGTTGGAGTTTCAGTCGGTGTTTCTGTAATAGTTGGAGTTGGGGTTGAAGTTTGTGTTGGAGTTGGAGTAAGTACACAATTGATAGGGAATGGAGCAGTGACTGTATTTCCAGAACCAATAAAAAAGACTTGTCCAACGGAAATCGAACCTGTAGGCCCCAAAATAGGAACTCCAGTACAACCTACTCTATAGAACCTATTAGCGAGTCCTGTTAATATTGCAGTTGGATATAGATTTTGACCAGTATTAACTGTTCTGTTATAGAAATAATACGGTGGAAAAGTTGTTCCATTCGCTAGTGGAGGAGCTTGTATCTGAAATCTCGACCCAACAGCTATATCGTCGAAATTGAGGGACTTACTACACGCATTATTACCTCCAGGTACTAATGTATTATTAACCAAATATAAACAATTGTTTGATGCACAAGCCTCTTCCAAAGTAGTACCCACGGAAACTGGAATGACTTGTCTTGCTGGTTGGCAGTTTCCAGGACACAAAGTTCCATTAGAACCATCAGTTCGTATTAATCTTGGCACAAGTGTTCCTGTAGTCGGATTTGTTACCATTTGTATTTGTATGAACCAACCATCATAAACAAAATAAATTCCCGCAGGAATTGTTGAAGTGAAAGCCGGAACATTTAAAGGTGTTCCCGAACAATCACTATAGAAAGTCATGTTTGCACAATCATAAGGTGCAACACTTCCCATCGTAGAACTCCAAAAAGTCAGAATGTCAGCACTTATATCTGTTTCTGTGTATACATAAATTGTAATAGAACCAACCGAACCTGCGAAATTATTCATCGCCTCATTCATGGTATTACCCGTATAAACAGTAATTTCTTGACAAAATCCTCCAGCAATAGGAACTGCTAAAACTGTTGCATTTGTTTGTAGTTCTGTAGTGGTAAATCCTGAACTTGAACCAGAGTTATAGGTACCAATTGTAGTACTTAATTCAGTCATAACCCCTCCTACTTCTTGGAAGAATTTCAGACTTTCATATCTTGTTTGGTCTATGTTTTCAAATGGTATGCCTATTGTGATAGGATAGGTAATATTAATTCCACTTGTTTCAAAACTATAAGATTCAATAGTATTTGAAAGGTAATAATTTGTTGTAATCACATTACCTGTTAAATTAGTTCCCTCGGTTATATTTTCTTCGGAACCAGGTATCACTGAAAAATATCCTCCAGGAGCGCCAGGAACTGTTCCACCACTTGTAAATTCTATTGTGACAGGTGTTCCTGAGTTTGGTATCGAATAATTAAAACTTGTACCAGCACTGATTGAACCTTGTGGAATATCAATCGCCGATATTGCATATATTTCTTGAGCCCATGAGAGCGAATCATTACTACCTTCTATTGTAACAAGTGAAATACTTGGGTTAGCAAGTCCTGAAAATGTGATAACACCGGTTTCTCCATCGATTGAAATATAACTATCTATATCAGGTTCCGTCGAAACAATTTCATATAGTTCAACTTTCCCTCCTAATTTTATGGGAAATTTTTGACTTACTTCATTAGGTCTTGATATTATATAACTCGGCATCTCGTTTTGTTACAAAATAAATACTTCGAATAATGATTATATTATGCACATGCCCCAGCATCTGTTAATCCACCATTAAGATAATTTTGAGAAAGGTAAGAAGTTGGGTTAATGTATATTATCGAAGCACTAAGTAAGAAATCATCAGGTCCTGTTGAAAGTGTACTGAAGTCTTTAGAACCATTTGCAGGAATGAACACTTGTGTGAAGTTACCTGGTCCTGTTTCTATAGTTTCATAGTCAATACCAATTTCAATCTGAGTCAAAACGTTAACTGAGTTTGTTCCATAAGCTCCAGGAGTCGCATCTGCATATCCATTGAAAGTTATCAACCACTCTGAACCATTGAATTGTGGTACAGGTTCAACGCACACACTTATATAGATGTCTAAGAATGGTGTTTGTGTCACTGTAGGAGTAATAGTTGTTGTTGGTGTTATTGTTGGAGTATTAGACCTTGTCGGTGGAGGTGCCGTTTCGGTAGGTGTGACTGTGGTAGTATTGGTTGGAGTTATCGAAGGAGTAACAGTATTAGTTGGTGTTATTGTAGGAGTTGTTGTTGTGGTAGGTGTATTTGTTCTTGTAGGTGGTGGAGCAGTTTCAGTAGGTGTAATACTCGGTGTTATTGTTGGAGTGGCAGTACGAGTTAGAGTTGGTGTTGGTGTATTAGTTCTTGTAGGGTTAGGGGTTCTTGTATTTGTTGGTGTTATTGTGTTAGTTGGAGTTATTGACGGAGTCGCAGTCCTTGTTGGAGTAATAGTATTAGTTGGAGTTATTGACGGAGTAATAGTATTTGTTGGAGTAATAGTATTAGTTGGAGTAATAGTATTAGTTGGAGTTATTGACGGAGTAATAGTATTAGTCGGAGTTATTGTGTTGGTTGGAGTTATTGAAGGAGTAACTGTATTTGTTGGAGTAATAGTATTAGTTGGAGTAATAGTATTAGTTGGAGTTATTGTGTTGGTTGGAGTTATTGAAGGAGTAACTGTATTAGTTGGGGTTATTGTGTTTGTCGGGGTTATTGTGTTGGTTGGAGTTATTGAAGGAGTAACTGTATTAGTTGGAGTAATAGTATTAGTTGGAGTTATTGATGGTGTCGCAGTCCTTGTTGGCGTAATAGTATTAGTTGGAGTTATTGTGTTGGTTGGAGTTATTGAAGGAGTAACTGTATTAGTTGGGGTAACTGTATTAGTCGGAGTAATAGTATTCGTAGGTGTTATTGATGGAGTAACTGTATTAGTTGGGGTAACTGTATTAGTCGGAGTAATAGTATTCGTAGGTGTTATTGATGGAGTAACTGTATTAGTTGGAGTAATAGTATTAGTTGGAGTTATCGATGGTGTTACACTATTAGTTGGAGTGATTGTGTTAGTAGGGGTTATAGATGGTGTTAATGTATTAGTTGGAGTTATTGTGTTAGTTGGAGTTATTGTATTTGTTGGTGTAATTGACGGTGTTATTGTATTTGTTGGTGTAATTGTATTTGTAGGTGTGATAGATGGAGTAAGAGTATTAGTTGGCGTTAAAGTATTGGTTGGTGTAATAGATGGAGTAGTAGTATTCGTTGGGGTTATTGTATTTGTAGGAGTTATTGAAGGTGTTGTAGTGTTAGTTGGGGTTATTGTATTTGTTGGAGTTATTGTATTCGTTGGTGTAATTGATGGTGTTATAGTATTAGTTGGCGTGATGGTATTAGTTGGTGTTATTGATGGAGTGATAGTATTGGTTGGAGTGATGGTATTTGTAGGAGTTATTGAAGGTGTTGTAGTGTTTGTTGGAGTAGTTGTATTTGTTGGAGTTATTGTATTAGTTGGAGTTATTGAAGGTGTTATTGTATTTGTAGGAGTAATTGTGTTAGTAGGAGTATTAGTATTGGTAGGTGTGATAGATGGAGTAATAGTATTTGTTGGTGTTATTGTATTCGTTGGTGTTATGGTGTTGGTTGGAGTTATAGATGGAGTAACTGTATTAGTTGGGGTTATCGTAGGGGTGTTAGACCTAGTTGGCGGAGGGAATGTCTCAGTCGGCGTATTTGTTACAGTATTGGTTGGAGTTATCGATGGTGTTATTGTGTTCGTTGGAGTAATAGTGTTAGTTGGAGTTATTGTGTTCGTTGGAGTAATAGTGTTAGTTGGAGTTATTGTGTTCGTTGGAGTAATAGTATTTGTTGGTGTTATTGATGGTGTGACGCTATTAGTTGGAGTTATTGTATTAGTTGGAGTAATAGTGTTAGTTGGTGTTATTGATGCTGTTACAGTATTGGTTGGAGTAATAGTATTTGTCGGTGTGATAGTATTCGTTGGAGTTATCGATGGTGTTATTGTGTTCGTTGGAGTAATAGTGTTAGTTGGAGTTATTGTGTTCGTTGGTGTAATAGTATTAGTTGGTGTTATTGTGTTAGTTGGTGTAATAGTATTCGTTGGCGTTATTGACGGAGTAATAGTATTAGTTGGTGTTATTGTGTTAGTTGGTGTAATAGTATTCGTTGGCGTTATTGACGGAGTAATAGTATTAGTTGGTGTTATTGTGTTAGTTGGTGTAATAGTATTCGTTGGTGTTATTGATGGTGTTATTGTATTTGTTGGAGTAATAGTGTTAGTTGGAGTTATTGTGTTCGTTGGTGTAATAGTATTAGTTGGTGTTATTGTGTTAGTTGGTGTAATAGTATTCGTTGGCGTTATTGACGGAGTAATAGTATTAGTTGGTGTTATTGTGTTAGTTGGTGTAATAGTATTCGTTGGCGTTATTGACGGAGTAATAGTATTAGTTGGTGTTATTGTGTTAGTTGGTGTAATAGTATTCGTTGGTGTTATTGATGGTGTTATTGTATTTGTTGGTGTTATGGTGTTGGTTGGAGTTATAGATGGTGTTACACTATTAGTTGGGGTTATCGTAGGGGTGTTAGACCTAGTTGGCGGAGGGAATGTCTCAGTCGGCGTATTTGTTACAGTATTGGTTGGAGTTATCGATGGTGTTATTGTGTTCGTTGGAGTAATAGTGTTGGTTGGTGTAATAGTATTAGTCGGAGTTATTGTGTTAGTCGGAGTTATAGATGGTGTAATACTATTAGTTGGTGTTATTGTGTTAGTAGGTGTTATTGTATTGGTAGGTGTAATTGTGTTAGTGGGTGTTATTGATGGCGTAGCTGTGTTAGTAGGAGTGATTGTGTTGGTTGGAGTTATCGTATTAGTCGGAGTTATAGTATTAGTCGGAGTTATAGTATTAGTAGGAGTTATAGTATTAGTAGGAGTAAGAGTATTTGTAGAAGTTACTGTAGGAGTATTAGACCTAGTTGGTGGAGGGAATGTCTCAGTTGGAGTAATTGTAACAGTAGTTGTTGGTGTTAATGTATTAGTTGGAGTAATTGTGTTGGTTGGAGTTATTGTGTTGGTTGGTGTTATAGATGGTGTTACTGTATTTGTAGCTGTTATTGTATTTGTAGGTGTTATTGTATTAGTTGGTGTCTGTGTATTGGTCGGACTGTTAGTATTAGTTGGGCTTATAGATGGTGTAATTGATAATGTTATTGTTGTAGTAGGTGTTAGAGTTTGGGTGGCGGTAATAGTTGGTGTTTGAGTAATAGAGGTTGTTGGGGTTTGTGATGGTGTCAAAGTTTGAGTAGGAGTTGCTGTTTGTGGAGGCGTTCCGGTTGGTGAAGGTGTTTGAGTATTTGTTGTCGTTGGAGTTGGTGATGGTGTTTGTGTTGGACTACTTGTCTGCGTTGGAGTAAGGGTTATAGTGGTTGTTGGTGTTGCAGTATTGGTTGGTGTTATTGATGGCGTTACTGTATTAGTTGGGGTTATTGTGTTAGTTGGTGTGATTGTAGGTGTTATTGTATTTGTTGGTGTTGGAGTTCTTGTAAAACAAGGAGGTAAAGGACTTATCGGTAGTGTTCTTGTAGGAGTTGCAGTATTTGTTGGTGTGACCGGTATTGTGGTGCTTGGACTTGGGGTTATTGTCGGGGTGTTTGTTGCAGTTACTGACGGTGTTGTTGTCGGAGTATCGAATGGTGTTGCGGTGACAGTTGGTGTCGGCGTCTCTGTTACGTAAACCCATTGCAAAAATTCACAAGCGTCATTATCTACTATTTTTATTATAAAATTATTGTCAGCATATGGTGGGGGTACTGTGAAAGAAATCGGAAATGTAGTTGCTGAAGTAACAAATACACAGTTAGCACTAAAAGAATCACAATAGTATATATCTACCGGGGTATTTGCTGTTACTGATTGTATTGTTACTAATTCTGAAGCCATTAGATTACTGTTGTTACTCCTGTTATTGAACAATTGTTAAAATCAATCGCCTTTATCATATATGATGTTCCTGTATTATAAGGTTCTGGTATATCAAACACATAAGGAAATTCTGAAGCAGTTATAGTATTAATATAAAAACAAGAATCCCCCGTCGGTTGACAAACATAAATATCAAATGGTGTTTGTCCTGTTATATTATTTATTGTTGCCTGTATTGCCATCAGTATTGACTTAATGGTGATTTAGTTACTGTTGATGGTGTTATCGACAAAACAGAGAATACTGTTTTGGTAACAGCCGAACAATTTCCGTCCAAAGGACATTGCTCTAAATTATAGGAAGTGAAGTTTTGTGTTACAAACGAACTACCAGCAGGTATTGTGATGAAAATTGTTTCATAATTTGTTCCCGAGCAATCGGTAACTTCTAAACTTACTTGGACAGTTATATCAACCGTAGTTATTGTTTGTGTGCCATCGGAATTGAAATTTGTTACTCTCAGAGTGGTCTCCGATTTACTATATCCACCACAAAAGTCTGGTTGTCCTGTAACGAAACCATCATTATTTATCGTAATTTGAGAAGTTGTAGTTGGGATTCCATTGATACATTCAGAACAATTGGAATAAATCAATGTTCCGATACTTGTAAAATAATTTCCATTCCAACTTGTCGCAACTACATTAATAGGTGGAACATAGCTTGAAACAAACGCTCCAAGATATGTCCAACAATTACCCACACTATCTTTGAATCTCTCATTCACTCGTATACTTGGTAATTGTGTTGTTTGAATTATTTGATTATTCAAATATGGATTGATTTGTAGTGGTTGACAACTTTCATAAACATAAACGAAGGTCATAGGACTTGAAGTTAATGTTGGTGTTATTGATGGAGTCGGTGTTATACTAGCAGTTACCGATGGTGTTGGTGTTACGCTAGCCGTTACCGATGGTGTCACACTTTGTGTAAGTCCCGGTGTCTTAGTTATTGTAGGTGTCACTGAAATTGATGGAGTAATTGTTGGTGTAATCGTCGGTGTAGGTGTAGTCGTTGTTGTTGGTGTAATTGATGGCGTTGGTGTTGGACTTGGTATATTTGAACATTCTGCATAAGTACCATAAATTCCAAAAATACTTTGAACAGAGCTGTTCGATGATAGATTGGAATCATTTCTTAAATAAGTTACACATAGATTTTGTCCGTTTATTGTTGCTGCTATAGTAATTCCAACAACAATTGGAGTATCATTGAATATTAATGGGTCTGAAGTGTAGTACTCTGTTCCTGTTGACTCATCTAACAATACTTTTACAGATGCACAAATGAATTGGTTTTGTATAATTTCAAATGTTGCAGAGCCCGAGAAGGTCACGGGAATTGTTGGTGTAATCGTAGGAGTTGGTGTCGGTGTAACATTTGAACTCGGCGTATAAGCACTTAGAGAAAAATCAATACCAACCGAGTTACAATATTGTCCTGAAGGAGTTGGTGTTGGGGTCAATGTCATTGCGCTGAGTGAAAAACCAACAACGTCACAGGATATGGCTGTAGATGGTGTCGGCGTAATCTGACAATCGAAATACGCATTGAAATCGAGAATATCGCAATCAACAGGTGGTGTTGGAGGAGGTAAACAAGCTCCAACAGTGAAAACATTTCCGTCTAAGTCAGGACAGGTAGAACGGCAAGGATAAGCCCCCCTGATAATACAAGGACCTCCCAAATATGTACTTAAACACCAACTTGTTCCATTGAAGAATATAATTCCGTATTGTGTTCCTCCCCCTTCATAATATGGGTAACAATTATAGTAACCTCCGTACCACGTATAATTTCCAGTGAGTGCAGACAAACTATCTAATCCTGTATCTAAACAATAAACAAAATTTTCACATGTAAAAAATGTAGAATTCGTTGGTGTTGGTGTCGGTGATACTGCCGGTGTAGGTGGCGGAACACAACTTTCACAATTATTCGATATTGGCCCTTGTAAATATGGACCACCAGGCCCTGAAAATTCTTCGAAGTAATAACATTCTCCGTTATAAACATATGTCCCACCAGGGAATGCGGTATCTTCATCTATCAACGCATAAAAAACAGTGCCGGTTCCACATTTCAAAAGAAGCGCCGCTCTTCTCCCTACTCTTGGGCAAATCGTTTCCGCACAATCGAAAATTTCCGTAAAAGTAACCCCAACCGCATTGAATAGAGGGCCGGTATTTGTATTTGCTGTGTATGTTGCACATCCTTCAAACTCAGTGCTTCCCGTTATAAAATATACGGAACCCAACGTCAAAGATTGAAGTGGTCCTGCAAATCTAAAAATAATTCCACTGTCACAATCAATAAACTGAACAACAATTCCTGGAGGTGCAGGTGTTTGAGTTACAGAAGGAGTAAGTGTGGGTGTTGTAGTTGGTGTTGATGTAATCGTAGGTGTTGGTGACTCGGTTGGAGTAGATGTTTGAGTAGGTGTCGGTGTTTCAGTATTAGTTGGTGTAATTGTAGGTGTCGGTGTTTCAGTATTAGTTGGTGTAATTGTAGGTGTCGGTGTTTCAGTATTAGTTGGTGTAATTGTAGGTGTAGGTGTTTCAGTATTAGTTGGTGTAATTGTAGGTGTAGGTGTTTCAGTATTAGTTGGTGTAATTGTAGGTGTAGGTGTTTCAGTATTAGTTGGTGTTAAAGTATTAGTTGGTGTAATTGTAGGTGTAGGTGTTTCAGTATTAGTTGGTGTAATTGTAGATGTAGGTGTTTCAGTAGGTGTCGGTGTTTCAGTAGTTGTAGGAGTTTGTGTTGGGGTAATGGTTGGTGTTTCTGTCAATGTTGGTGTTGGTGTTTGTGAGGCTCCTTCGCTTGGGGTATTGGTCTGAGTTGGTGTATTAGTTGGAGTTTCAGTTGGAGTTGGAGTTTCAGTTGAAGTTATAGTTGGGGTTGGGGTTGGTGTGAGTGATAATGGTCCACAATAGCTTCCACAAATACTAACGTCCGCAATACTCCAACTTATACAATCAGTGGTTTGTCCAGGAGAACAGTAAATATCATTAGTATATAGAGAATCCTCAATTGCACAATTAATGATTGACTGTTGTCCACCTGGTCCTCCTGGTGCGGAATGAGAGTTTAATACACCATCACAATCGAGATAGTAAACAGTTTTAGTTGAACTATAAAAGTTTATAACCTCGTACTGTCTACAAGAAACACATCCTGTTGATGGTGATATTGTTACAGTGGGTGTTGGTGTTGGTGTTGGGGTCTCACCAGGTCCTCCTCCTCCTGTTGTTGAGGTAGGCGTTTGGGTGGGTGTTGAAGTTGCTTGAGGTGTTGGTGTCACACACCCAAAACACGGCTCATTACTTTGTGTTACGTTGATACAATCAATGGTTGTATTATCACAAGCATTCCCGAAAAAAAAGATACTGTTTTCCGCAGCACAAGGAATATTAGTTTGTTGTCCATTACCCGGAGCAGATATTGAAGATGGGGTGTCATCACATGCAGTATAAAAAATAGTAACCGCACTTGAATAATAATTGACTATTTCATATGTATAACAACATAACGCCATTAATAGTATTTCTTTTCAATAAATAACAAGAATTTTAGTTTTATTAGAAATAATACATATTATTTCAGAATATTAAACGAGATTGAAACTTACTTTCGATTTATATTATTAATAGATAAAGTAAGGTGGGGGGTTTACCCACGAAGTATTACCAGCAATTCCACTCGCACCAGAAACTTTTTGCGATAATTTGTTAGATGGTTCTCCTTCAGTTGAAACGTAAATTACTTGGAAACCTAAATTATATATTAACAAATCATAGGTCATACCATATACATCACCCAAGTAACTGAACATTCCCCTTATATTGTTTAAGTCTGTGTAACTTGTTCCAGTATATCCACTGAGATTAAGTTCAGTTATTGTATTTCCTGATGCATCAAACAAAGTTGCATAACTTATACTATTTCCTGTATTAATATATGTCAAAGCATATTGGTTTGTTATTGGGTCATACAAAACATCCCCATTTACGATACAGTTAGGACATTCTCCCGATAAAGAAAATACCAATTCTGAGGTAGAGGCCGATAAGTTCAATCTGTAAACACTATTTGTTGCAATTAGTAGTGTATTATCATCAACAGCAGTCATGCCTGAGCCTACTAAACTTGGGAAAGAATATGTTGTATCAAAAGTTACCGAGAACGGTACCTTAACATAATCATAAGAATAGATGTAACCCAAAGTATCATTAATGAAGATTTTATTATCAGTAATACCAATATTCAAACTTGTTCCTGATGTTGCGGCACTGAACAAATAACCGATAAGATTTGTATCAGGATTGTATCTATAAATTGAGTTATCAGTACTATCGATGAACATAGTATCCCCACTATTGAAAATAGGAATTGATGTTGGAGTTGGTGTGATTGTTGGAGTAGGCGTTAAAGTTAATGTAGGTGTAATTGTTGGAGTAACAGTAGGGGTTATTGATGGTGTTGGAGTTGGAGTTGGTGGTGTGACTGAGAATCTTGGTGACTGAGCAACCAAATTCAAGAATATTTCTTGAATGTCCAAAGCAAAATCATAAACATAAACATTCGATATTAACCCGTCGAAATATTCAGAAGAGGAAATATTTCCAACGCCCACAGTTAAGTTGGAAATAGTTGTGACATTGTGAGATGACCCTGGTTGGTCTGAGCCAACTAAGATTCCATCCAAATATATTTTTCTATCAGTTCCGTCGAAAGTTGCAACTATATTGTGCCATGCACCAGTACTAACAGCAACTGTCGCTGTTAAATCATTACCTTGCCACGAATTAACTATTCCTGTTGAAGTTAGTTTAAGGATGTTGGCCTGATTTGTACCAGAATAGTTACCCCACGAAATAATTACCTTATTACCTAATGTAGTCGGTTTTACCCAAGTTGTGATTGTATATTCATCATTACCATTCGGTATATCAGTAACCGCCGAAAAACTGACATAAGAGTTTCCTGACGATGAAAATGAAAGTGAACCACTTGCATCTGAATTGTAAGATACGTTATTTAATAATCCGTGATTGTTTTTACCTGATAAGTCGTCCCATTTTGTTCCAACTAATGGATAGGATAATGTATAGCCAGCATCCAAATATAAAGTTAATCCTTCAGATACTAATGTAGAACAGAATATATTTTGAATACCATATTTACCCTCCGATTCTAACCATCCCACAGCATCTTCTATAGTTGTAAATCGAGGTTGCCCAAATCTATCTGGTAAACCGTTTATAAGTCCAACAAGTAAAGAATCTGTCTTAGCTGAAGTACCCCAAAAAATTGGGTAGGAATTCGCCTCAGTCGTCAACCCTTGGGAATAACTATCTGAGACTATTACATAACCTATTATTGGTGTATAAGCGTACCATCCCGTTTTCACAGTAGGTCCATAGTCTACGTCAGCAACACCGTAAGACATCTGATTTTTCTTCAAAGAGAAATTCAGTGTCGTACCACTATTATAATGAACAGGATTGGTTGCTGGCATTATTTATTTTTTCTAGAATTCTTTGATTCTTTTATTTTATAGATTTTTAACAATCTCAAAGAGTCCAAATAATGCTTTTCCAACTTATCCAATTCTTCAATTGGTAACCCCGATTCGCAAGCACGATTGTATTGCTCCTCCGCTTCTTGAATAATACTTTTGATTGTTTTCAGAAGTTTCATATCATATAAATATGAATACTCACATAAATAATACGGGAACTTATGTCCTTGATATCATTGAAATTCCATCTGATGAATGATGTGTGAAGTTATTCTCTTTTATCCAATTAGTAATTAACTCTTTATCTTCTTCACTCAAATTGAAATCCTCATATATTATAAAGTTAGGAATATTTTCTTTTGTCAAACTCAAAATAAGTTTTACATCCAATCCTTCAACATCCATGTGAATCCAATCTAAATTCCCACCAATAGATTTAATTAACTCATTTAATGATATAGAGTTTTTAACTGATGAATTAACTTCTTCCGTTTCCCAACTTCTTATCACCCTTTCAACTACGGAGTTTGTGTACCCCCTACCTCCCTCAAAAAATTCTACCTCACCTCCGTTAGGTGTAATAATTTCTTTTATTAAAGTAATTCCTGTTCTACCTTTGTAATTTTTTTCTAATTTTTCATATTGTTTGTCTGAAGCCTCAACCAAATAAACATCACTCATAAAATTCCTAACCAAAGGAACCCATTCGCCAAATTCACCATCATGTGTTCCTATCGCCAATCCTTTTGGGGTTTTCCCTGAATTAACTAATCCTTTACAGTACAACCATAAAGATTTATAAAATATGGAACCATGTTGAAAAATATCCCAATGATACTTAGTAACAAATTTATTTTGATTATCTAATATGATGACATCATAGATTTCGTTTTGTCCAAATTTTGCCCACATGTTTTCATACAGCTTGGTAGACCAAACAACCTCTTTTGAAATTGCTTGTTTAATCTGAATCGTTAAGGGTAATTGGTCTTCTTTAAATACTTTTTTAAGTTCTCCTGTGGTTACTACTATTTTTCCACCACTATAGTCAATATTAATCATAAATGCTTATCAATAAATTCATCTATTTTATCTGACCACATTAACATAGCTTCAGTTTTGATTCTATCTTCAGTCCAATCCCACCATTTGATTTTTAATAATGAGTCAATCTGTCTTTCATTGAATCTGTACTTAACTATCTTAGCCGGATTTCCAACAACAATTGCGTATGGTGGTATATCTTTAGTGACAACCGAATTTGCACCAACAACACTTCCGTTATGGATTTTTACTCCTGACATTATTGTAGATTTTGCACCAATCCATACATCGTTTTCAATTATAATATCACCCTTACATGAAGGATGTCCCATATTCATATGTAAGTTTGCTATTTCAGGAGTAACGGGTCCCCATAATTGTGAGCTTGTTGTTATCCAATCAGGTCTGTGATTTGCATGTAAGAAAAAATTACAATCCCTACCTATAGAGTTGTATTTACCAAGATGAATGTGAAAATCATCACTCCAACTTATAATATTAACATTTCTGTCGAAGTAAGTTCCTCTGTCAGCGTGCCAAAGATGTAAATTTTCAATCATTTTAAATCTTTTCTAAAGTATTATGTTTAATTTTTTCCAAAATTTGAGAAATGTCATGAACTTCATTTTGATATTTTAGTTTGACTTTTTTTAAGTTAATTTTGTTGAACCCTAAATTAATTATATCTAAATTATTTATAGTATACTCCGTCTCTTTATCTTGGATAATCAAAGAAACTTTTTGTTCATTCATATTATCGTAAAATAATAATTTAATTGGTTCGAGTGTCTCATCGTTTTTTTCAATAAAAAATTTCAAACCCTTTATTGGTGAAAAATTAAAAAAATCGTGTTCCTGATAATAGTAAATTTCATCTTCAACAGGAGTTTGTTCAATAGTATAATTTAATATTTTTTCTTTATTGTGTAACCAAACGAAAGCGTCCGCACCTCTGAGTTCGATATAACTTTCTTTAGTTATTTTTGACGCAAAATTTTGTAGATTTTCCTTGTTGAAAATCATGTAATGAAGCCCGACATCCCAAATCTTATTTTGTCTTTTTGACGGATAAACTGAGTTTGTTTTATCCGAATAAAATCCAGAGATGACATTATCGTCAATTTTCAAATCGTATATGATGTGAAAGAACTGTTCATATCCTAAATTGAGTGAAATTTCACTAAGTTGTTTCACTTGATAAAGTCCTGCAAATCCATAATCAGGATTAGTGGCTGCAATTTTATAGTTTGACATTTCGGAAGATAGTATTCTCCAATGATACATTGACCTCTCGGGCCATTCTAACACCAAATTATCTTTAGTCAGAAAAAAATAATCACATAAGTCAACTATTTGTTTTTCCAAATAAAAGGGACTAATTAAAACCACGTCAATATTGTGACTTTTGATTGTTCTAATATTTTTTTCTAATACTTCAAGTTTTTTTTTGGTATCACAAAACGAACTTATTAGGGCTACTTTCCTCATTTATACTAATTTTGATTTTCAATTATACCAATACCTCCCCAATGATTATTACTCATAAACCAATATTTGTTGACATCCATATCATTCCAAAAATTACTAACAAAACAAGCTGCCTTTGCGTGGAACTCAGATTCTTTTATATCATGAAATCCAATCAACCCACCATTTTTAACAAACTCCTTATACATGAAATAATCTAATTTTACCCCGTTTTCTGAATGGTCTCCATCAATAAATAAAAAATCTAACTTTTTATCTCCGAGTATATTTTTTATTTGACGATGAGTTTTTAATGAATGAGAATCCCCGTTTATTATATAAACCTCGTCCCCCATTTCTTTAAGTCTTAAGTCTCTTTTATCCACATCAAAATTTGTTGTTCCCCATGGACCATGAGCCCAGTCCAAAGAAATTTTAATCCCTTCTGTCCCAGTAATTCTACTCCAACAAATAAAAGTACCCCCTTCATTTGTCCCAATCTCCATAAAATTTTTTATTTTTTTAGTTTTCAAAAAATCTAAACAACTCAAAATTTCATATCTGTTTTGAGCCATCCCCAATTGGTAAGCCTCTTCTATAATATATAAATTATCCATATGTTTTCTTTATAAAAAAATTATTCGGAGTTTTTGAATTTTATAAAATTTTTACGAGTAAAGTTTTCATACCCTATCTCATTGAAATCCCAATAGTGAGAAATTTCGTTGTTAATTATTAACGTTAAATTATCTATTTTATCATATGATTCTAATTCTCTGAAAATCCAAATTTTTGGTTTAATTTCTATACTTATTAAACTTTTTTTATTTATGATTAAGCTTACTTCGAATGTTTTGTCTGAATCACTATTCCAACCGAAAAAAAACATTTTCTTACTTGATTCGTGATATATTGGTACCATCCAACGATTCAATGCAATTTCATCATGTAACCCAACAAGAATATTGTGTTTTTTCAATTGCTCTTTATCTTTACATAATACAGGTTGCGATTTATCAATTAAACTTTTTTCATATTCTTCGGAAAGTTTAGAAGTATTTCCATTAAAAAAATCTAATATTTTTTTATCTGATAGTTCAAACCACTCGTTTGAAATTTTATTCAAATTAAAAGAAATCGGTGCCGAGGGTAAGGGGAATAATTGTGTAATATAATATATTATATTGTAACTTTCCAGTAAATTGGAGTTTTCTTGTAATTCAAGAAGATTGTTAATTCTAGAATCATATTCAAAAAAATGAACCTTTTCATAACCTAAACTTTTAGCATAAGATAACCCATGTAATAATAGTTTTATCATGGCAAATGCATGATTCCCTTTGAACGTTTCGGTGCTAGATATCATGAAACCCTCGTCTTTAAAAACCATTACACTTTTTTGATTTATGTCTGTTAGAATTTTATTTTCGGAATCACAAATAACAAAGTTTGATTTTTCAAAAATATCTTTTGGAATGAAAATATGTGTGGATATCATTATATCATACTCCTTATCAATCACATCATTCACTAACTCTCTTAACATCTGTTCTTTTTTGCTATTTGATGCATGAGAAGTTATTAAAATTAATTCTCTCATTGATTTTTATGTATTTAAAATTCTTCCGTAATTCTGTGTACCCTTTGTACCATAATGTTTAAATTATAAATCATTAACATTATATTTTCAATAAAAGATTTCAAATGTTTATCCCTAAAATATACGCTCACGGTTCTTATATAGGAAATACTGGATATAATCATCATACAAGGGATTTTTTCAGAAAATTAAGTTTACATTGTAATATCAAGGTAAGAAACTTTACTGTGGGTTCTACATGGGATGGTTATAATTTATACCCCCACGATAACGAACCATACATAAATGATGTAGACAAATCCATCTTATACCAACAAATACTTTGGTCAAAAGACAAAACTAGAGAAAATTTTTCTATATACCCGTCAATAGATAAAGAATTCTCACACGATGTTAATTTAGTTTTATGTGAAACAAATCATTACATATTCTACGATGATTATGTGGGACCAAAAATTGCATATAACGTTTGGGAGACAACTTTACAACCTGAACAATTCTTCAATAGATTAAAAGAGTTTGATGAACTTTGGGTTCCTTCAAAATGGCAAAGAGATTGTACAATAGCACAAGGTTATGACCCCAATAAAATAAAAGTAGTTCCTGAAGGAGTTGATGACAAAGTTTTCTTCCCAAACCCACAAGTTAAAAACCAGCTTACGTCAGATGGTAGGTTTAAGTTTTTCTTAGCAGGAAGGTGGGACTATAGAAAATCAATAAAAGAAATTATAGAAACATTTATCAATACGTTCGATAAGGATGAACCTGTAGATTTATTAGTTTCAGTAGACAATCCGTTTTCGAATGATGGAATGAAAACCACAGAAGAAAGATTAAAATTCTACGGGTTGGAGGATGATAGAATCAAAGTTTTACATTTCCCTTCGAGAACAGATTACGTAGACATATTGAAAAGTTGTCATTGTTTTGTTTCTTGTGCAAGGTCTGAGGGTTGGAATCTTCCTTTAATTGAATCTATGGCTTGCGGTACGCCTTCAATTTATTCGAATTGTTCAGGTCAGTTAGAATTTGCTGAAGGAAAAGGTATACCTGTCAATATTTTAGGTGAACAACCAGCATCTAATGGAACTTACAATCACTTCAATGAAATGGTTGGAAACTACTACGAACCTGACTTCATAGACCTATCTTTCAAAATGAGAATGGTTTATAAAAACCACAGTGAGTATAAACAAAAAGCAATCAAAGAATCTGAAACCATTCGTGAGAATTTCAATTGGGATAAAATTGGAAAGTTGGGTTATGAAACTATCAAAGAATTTGTGTCAAAATCAAAATACAAACCAAAGAAAAAAATGGAAACAAATAAAATTCAAATAAATTATATAGATGGTCCAAAAGTTGAAATTCTGGGACCTAACGAAAATTTGTATAAGGTAGAGTTTATTAATAAAACCACAGGAGAAGTTTTACACTCTGAAACAATTAAAAATAACATGTGGGTTGCTTGCGGTAAAAAATATTTCATACCTTGGGTCATAAAAATAAATGATGTAGTTTATGATGAATTCAATTTGGAAAATAAAAGAGTTTTGATATCGATAGAATCCAAATCAATCGGTGACACTTTATCTTGGGTTCCATATGCTGTTGAGTTTCAGAAGAAATATAAGTGTCACGTTATCTTATCTTCTTTCCATAACCAATGGTTTAAAAATACAGAACCTTATAAAGACATAGAATTTATTGAACCGGGTCAATCCACGCCTTGCTTTGTTGTGTATAGAATTGGGTGGTTCAAAAATAATGAAGGTAAATTTAAAAACACAAATTTAAATCCAACTCAAGTTAATACAATACCTCTACAAAAAACTGCTACTGATATTTTAGGATTGGATTACATCGAAGTTAACCATGGTATCAAATTCAAACCAAAAAAGAAACCAATAGATAGTAAATACATAGTCATTGGTCCCATATCAACCGCAGGTTTGAAAGAATGGCCCTATGAAAATTGGTCAGAATTATCAAAATTATTAAATAACGAAGGTTATATAGTTGTCTCACTAACAAAAGACAAATTCAATTTACCTAATGTTGCAAATTATGTTACAAGTGATTGGGATGAAATTTTCAATTTTTTACATCATTCAGAATTTTTTATAGGTTTGAGTTCAGGTTTATCTTGGGTCAATTGGGCATTAGGTAAACATACAGTAATGATATCAGGTTTTAGTTCTGATGACCATGAATTCCAAAATAATGTTACGAGAATATCAAATCAGGTGTGTATTAAGTGTTGGAATGACCCCGTATTTACATTTGATGGAGGTGATTGGAATTGGTGTCCGGTATATAAAGGGACAGAAAGACAACACATATGTCAAAAATCAATAACAGTAAGTCAAGTATTTAATAAAATTAAAAACCTTTTATAATGGAAATACAAGTTGGACTTGGAGAAATTATTGATAAATTATCAATATTAATGATTAAAAAAGAAAACGTCGTTGACCCTATTAAATTGAATAATATAAATAAAGAATTAGAATACCTAAACCGAATTGTTGAAAGTCTACAAATTGATGCTGAGGATATTTTTTTATTGAAAGAAATTAATAAAAAATTGTGGCAAATTGAAGATGATATCCGTAACAAAGAAAGAAATAAGGTATTTGACGATGAATTTATATATCTCGCAAGACAGGTGTATATCACTAACGATTTAAGAGCTGATGTGAAAAGGAAAATAAATGAAAAATATTCCTCAGACTTTATTGAGGAAAAATCGTATTCTGAATATTAATCAGTTGGATATTTGTCAACATATTCAATATCGAACCTTTCGATATCTTTTCTTTCTGCTAAAATTATAAAATAAGTATTTATAACTCCAGTTTCTGATTCGATTAAGATTTTATTATCTAAAATACTTCTTACATAGTGTACTGTAGGAGTCCCTTTGGGCGTCAATTGAACTGTCATTGAGTCTTCATATACCAAATTAACCCAATAATCTGGTAGATATATTAAATTTTCAGTAGTATACCCTCTTAGATAAACGCCATGTTCAGGCCCTTCGAGCACACCATATCTGAGTCTGAACCCTTTTTTTGTTGGGTGTATTATATCGAAGGATTTTGTTGTTGCAACTATATCTCCAACCACAGTTAATACTGTTCCATCGAATGTCATGTTTGGTTCCCCGTTCAAAGTACCAGGTGTATTACTACCCGTAATTACTCTATTATCAGCGTTGTTATTTATAGTCGCAGTTCCAGGAGCACCTTGAGCACCTTGAGGTCCTTGTGGACCAACTGCTCCTTGCGCACCTTGACCTCCTTGAGCACCCTGAGGACCTTTAGCACCTGTAGGTCCAATAGCTCCTTGAGCTCCTTGTCCTCCTTGAGCACCTGTAGGTCCAATAGCTCCTTGAGCTCCTTGTCCTCCTTGAGCACCTGTAGGTCCAATTGCACCTTGAGCACCTTGAGGTCCTTGTGGACCAACTGCTCCTTGAGCACCTTGTCCTCCTTGAGCACCCTGGGGACCTTTAGCACCTGTAGGTCCAATAGCTCCTTGAGCTCCTTGTCCTCCTTGAGCACCTGTAGGTCCAATAGCTCCTTGAGCACCTTGTCCTCCTTGAGCACCTGTAGGTCCAATAGCTCCTTGAGCTCCTTGTCCTCCTTGAGCACCTGTAGGTCCAATTGCGCCTTGAGCACCTTGAGGTCCTTGTGGACCAACTGCTCCTTGAGCACCCTGAGGACCTTTAGCACCTGTAGGTCCAATAGCACCTTGAGCACCTTGAGGTCCTTGTGGACCAACTGCTCCTTGAGCACCTTGTCCTCCTTGAGCACCTGTAGGTCCAATTGCGCCTTGAGCACCTTGAGGTCCTTGTGGACCAACTGCTCCTTGAGCACCTTGACCTCCTTGAGCACCTGTAGGTCCAATAGCACCTTGAGCACCTTGAGGTCCTTGTGGACCAACTGCTCCTTGAGCACCTTGTCCTCCTTGAGCACCTGTAGGTCCAATAGCACCTTGAGCACCTTGAGGTCCTTGTGGACCAACTGCTCCTTGAGCACCTTGACCTCCTTGAGCACCTGTAGGTCCAATAGCACCTTGAGCACCTTGAGGTCCTTGTGGACCAACTGCTCCTTGAGCACCTTGACCTCCTTGAGCACCTGTAGGTCCAATAGCACCTTGAGCACCTTGAGGTCCTTGTGGACCAACTGCTCCTTGCGCACCTTGAGGTCCTTGTGGACCAACTGCTCCTTGCGCACCTTGACCTCCTTGAGCACCCTGAGGACCTTTAGCACCTGTAGGTCCAATAGCTCCTTGAGCACCTTGTCCTCCTTGAGCACCTGTAGGTCCAATAGCACCTTGAGCACCTTGTCCTCCTTGAGCACCTGTAGGTCCGATAGCACCTTGAGCACCTTGTCCTCCTTGAGCACCTTGAGGTCCTTGTGGACCAACTGCTCCTTGTGCTCCCTGTCCGCCCTGAGGGCCAGCTGCTCCTTGAGCTCCCTGAGGACCTTTAGCACCTGTAGGTCCGATAGCACCTTGAGCACCTTGTCCTCCTTGAGCACCTTGAGGTCCTTGCGGACCAACTGCTCCTTGTGCTCCCTGAGGACCTTTAGACCCTGTAGGTCCGATAGCACCCTGAGCACCTTGAGCCCCTCCACCTCCCGTTCCTGTAATTTGACTGAAGTTGAGGTCAGAAACATCTATAGTTAATGGGTCATTTGAAACTAAAACAAAAGCCTTTTCAGCATTTGTTGTACCTGAGTTTATAAACACTTGAACACCGTCGAATATGTCTTCACTCAAAGACATGTCAATAGCCCTACTCCACGCACCACTTGCAACAATATAAATTCCGTTTGTTGATGCCGTGGATTGGTTTTTCACTAAAACTCTCTCACCTACAGAAAGGGCAACACCATCAATTGTTTGTGTGCCATTCAACGTAATGTTTGTTGTAGTGGCAACCCTACAAGGAAGCTTATAACTGCTTCCTTTAATTTGAGAGTATGTACCTATCCTTGTAATCATCTAAAATAAATATTAAACCAATTCTTTATTCATTATTTTTATATTATAAACGGGTGTCCAATGCTTTGGTTTCTCCGGTACATTGTATCGCCGAAAGCCAAATATCCATGAAACTCAGATGCAACACCACCAGCAGTATCAACAATAATTTGAAATGAATTCAAATTGAACGCATTTATATCATAAGTAGCTTGAACTGCACCAGCTCCTGTTGGAAATGATAGAACAGAATCATATTGTACAATCGTACCAATTTGTGTTGGGTCTTGGTTATTGTTATCCAAAATTCCTGCTGAGTTTCTTGATGTGGTTGAGCGTCCACTACCGAAACCAATTCTGTCTTGCGTTGTTGCCGTACCCGCAGTATCTTGTGCTGTCATTCTACCGATGAGAGATAGGCCTCTCAAGAAAAAAGGTAATTCAGAAACTGTGGTAGTTGAGTTTAATGTGTTTCCTGCAATTGTATATGAAGACGCTTGCCAACTTCCTCCCTTTATTGCCAAAAAAATATTTCTTCTATTTGTGGTTGCCCTTGCAGTCCAGTTAAGTGTAAATTGGTTAGTTCCCCATGCTGAAAGTGTAGCTCTTGCATTCACTGCCGTTCCACCAGCTATAACAATTTGAGCCAAGCAATCTCCTTGAAAACAATACCCGTCCGTATCACTTGTGCCAGAGTTATCATCTGAGTTTCCGACTATAACAACATTATTGGTTGATAATGTTGAGCTTGCAAAACCCACACATAAACCAGAATCTGTTCCTTGACCTGTATTCAGAGCATTTGTTGATTGTACTCCGGCAAACATTACAACTTGGTTTAGTCCGTCGTCAGTAAAACCGTTTACGGTGTAGTTTGCATTTCCTGTGGCCGCTGGCTCTGCTATATCCCCGACGACCGCAACTGTAATATCTTGTCCTCCCCAAGCTTCATAAAATACTGTAATATTTACTGGCGTTACATCATCTACAATTAATGTAAACCCGTCAGCATCAAAACTACTAATATCTAACCTTCCGTCAACGGTACCCGTACCATCAACAGTAATACACACAGAATTGTCCGCCGCAACTGAACCACAATCAGAAGCATTACCATTATTGTCATCCGAAAAAGTACCAACACATCTTCTATCCGCAGCACTTACCGCAAATCCAACGCCCCTTCTTTCGTCTACCGCACCTGAAACTGCGTTTGTTGGTGAGTTGGATTGTAAACCAACCCAGTAAAATCGTAATGCCCGTGGTTGAAATCCCAACCCTGTTACAACTTTGGTCGCATTTAGTGCGTCCGTTGTCAACCATTGAACTGAACCGTGTGCAAAATTTAATGGCATATTTTAAGCTCTCGTATATGTTATTCTTATCGCCAAAAGTTCCGCAGTTGCTGCCAAGTTATCGGCAGCATCCGCTGGGTTTCTATTAGCTCTAAATTGTACAAAGTTACCTGCCGCAGGAGTACCTCCAATTGTAATTGCCGGTGTCGCTGCAGATATATTGACATCATCGTTTGCTTGGTTTGCATCTGTAACTTGTTGTTGTGTTCCGAAAGCTTGGTCAATCGCATCTCCATCTGCATATGCTCTAGCAGCCAATCCCCAACGAACACTGTTCGTTGATGCTGTACCTGCCACCCAATAGAATACTGCGGTGATAGTTCCACCATTGTAATCTGATGGCATCGGCATTGCCCAGTTTGCAAATGTTTGAGTAGTATCTGGAAACCCTATATAATAAAAGTTTACTGCGTTTGTTGTCGTTTGTGTTATTGTTGGTGGATTAGCTCCCGATGTAACAGAAGGCCAACCTCCACCAGCTGTTAGTATGATTTGTCCTGTAACAGTCGCACCTGGAGCACCTTGAGCACCTTGTCCTCCTTGAGCACCTTGGGCTCCAGTTCCTGGTGCACCTTGAGCCCCCTGTGGACCTGTTGGACCTAACGCACCTTGAGCACCTTGTCCTCCTTGAGCACCTTGGGCTCCCTGAGCACCTTGGGCTCCAGTTCCTGGTGCACCTTGAGCACCTTGTCCTCCTTGAGCGCCTTGTGCTCCCTGAGCACCTGTTGCACCTTGAGCACCTTGTCCTCCTTGAGCACCTTGGGCTCCCTGAGCACCTGTTGCACCTTGAGCACCTTGTCCTCCTTGAGCGCCTTGTGCTCCCTGAGCACCTGTTGCACCTTGAGCACCTTGTCCTCCTTGAGCTCCTTGGGCTCCCTGAGCACCTGTTGCACCTTGAGCACCTTGTCCTCCTTGAGCTCCTGTTGGACCTAACGCACCTTGAGCACCTTGTCCTCCTTGAGCGCCTTGTGCTCCCTGAGCACCTGTTGCACCTTGAGCACCTTGTCCTCCTTGAGCTCCTTGGGCTCCCTGAGCACCTGTTGCACCTTGAGCACCTTGTCCTCCTTGAGCTCCTGTTGGACCTAACGCACCTTGAGCACCTTGTCCTCCTTGAGCACCTTGGGCTCCCTGAGCACCTGTTGCACCTTGAGCACCTTGTCCTCCTTGAGCGCCTTGTGCTCCCTGAGCACCTGTTGCACCTTGAGCACCTTGAGCACCTTGTCCTCCTTGAGCACCTTGGGCTCCCTGAGCACCTGTCGCACCTTGAGCACCTTGAGGTCCTTTAGCCCCTGTAGGTCCAATTGCTCCTTGAGCACCTTGTCCTCCTTGAGCACCTGTTGGACCTAACGCACCTTGAGCACCTTGCCCTCCTTGAGCTCCTGTTGGACCTGTAGCACCTTGAGCACCTTGCCCTCCTTGAGCTCCTTGAGCACCAGTCGCACCTTGAGCACCTTGTCCTCCTTGAGCACCTTGGGCTCCTGTTGGACCCAACGCACCTTGAGCACCTTGTCCTCCTTGAGCACCTTGAGGTCCTTTGGCTCCTGTAGGTCCAATTGCTCCTTGAGCACCTTGTCCTCCTTGAGCACCTTGGGCACCTTGGGCACCAGTCGCACCTTGAGCACCTTGTCCTCCTTGAGCACCTTGAGCTCCTGTTGGACCCAACGCACCTTGAGCACCTTGTCCTCCTTGAGCACCTTGAGGTCCTTTAGCTCCTGTGGGTCCAATTGCCCCTTGAGCACCTTGTCCTCCTTGAGCACCTTGAGCACCTGTTGGACCTAACGCGCCTTGAGCACCTTGCCCTCCCTGAGCACCTTGGGCTCCAGTCGCACCTTGAGCACCTTGTCCTCCCTGAGCTCCTGTTGGCCCTGTAGCACCTTGGGCACCTTGGCCTCCCTGAGCACCTTGAGCTCCCTGAGGACCTTTAGCACCTGTAGGTCCGATAGCACCTTGAGCACCTTGTCCTCCTTGAGCACCTTGAGCTCCTGTAGGTCCAATTGCTCCTTGAGCTCCTTGTCCTCCCTGAGCTCCTTGGGCACCTGTTGGACCTGTAGCACCTTGAGCTCCTTGTCCTCCTTGAGCACCTTGGGCTCCTGTAGGTCCAATTGCTCCTTGAGCTCCCTGAGGCCCTTTAGCACCTGTAGGTCCGATAGCACCTTGAGCACCTTGCCCTCCTTGAGCTCCTTGAGCTCCTGTTGGACCTGTAGCACCTTGAGCACCTTGCCCTCCTTGAGCTCCTTGAGCACCTGTTGGCCCTGTAGCACCTTGGGCACCTTGGGCACCTTGGCCTCCCTGAGCACCTTGAGCTCCCTGAGGACCTTTAGCACCTGTAGGTCCGATAGCACCTTGAGCACCTTGTCCTCCTTGAGCACCTTGAGCACCTGTTGGACCTAGCGCACCTTGAGCTCCTTGTCCTCCCTGAGCTCCTTGGGCACCTGTTGGACCTGTAGCACCTTGGGCACCTTGGCCTCCCTGAGCACCTTGAGCTCCCTGAGGCCCTTTAGCTCCTGTAGGTCCGATAGCACCTTGAGCACCTTGCCCTCCTTGAGCACCTGTTGGACCTGTAGCACCTTGAGCACCTTGCCCTCCTTGAGCTCCTTGAGCACCTGTTGGACCTGTAGCACCTTGAGCACCTTGGCCTCCCTGAGCACCTTGAGCTCCCTGAGGCCCTTTAGCACCTGTTGGACCAATAGCACCCTGTGCACCTTGTCCTCCCTGAGCTCCTTGAGCTCCTGTTGGACCTGTAGCACCTTGAGCACCTTGCCCTCCTTGAGCTCCTTGAGCACCTGTTGGACCTGTCGCACCTTGAGCTCCTTGACCTCCCTGAGCACCTTGAGCTCCTGTTGGACCTGTAGCACCTTGGGCACCTTGGCCTCCCTGAGCACCTTGAGCTCCCTGAGGCCCTTTAGCACCTGTAGGTCCGATAGCACCTTGAGCACCTTGTCCTCCTTGAGCTCCTTGAGCTCCTGTTGGCCCTGTCGCACCTTGAGCACCCTGCCCTCCTTGAGCACCTTGAGCACCTGTTGGACCAATAGCACCCTGTGCACCTTGTCCTCCCTGAGCCCCTTGAGGTCCTTTAGCACCTGTTGGACCAATAGCACCTTGAGCACCTTGTCCTCCTTGAGCACCTTGAGGTCCAAAAGCACCTTGAGCACCTTGTCCTCCTTGAGCACCTTGTCCTCCTTGAGCACCTTGTCCTCCTTGAGCACCTTGAGGTCCGGTTTTACCTGATGTTCCTGAAGAACCACTTGAACCTGATGTACCAGGAATTCCAGTTGAGATTGTTAATCCTATACTTCCAAATAATATTAATACGTCTGTCGCGGTAGGTGCCGGTCTGTCTGGGTCTATAGTTAAAGTTGTTCCAACTATTGTATAATCCGCATTTAGTGTTTGTAATTGTCCATTTATGAAGAATTGGTGTTGAGAACCGACAGAAAGTGCCGTTGATAGTGTAAAAACTTTATTCACACCATTCTGAGTTCCTGTAATTGTAATTCCGGATAATACTGATGTGTCTGAACTAACTGTCACAGTTACAACACTTCCTGACATTGCTGCCGTAACACCAGAACCAACAAAATTTATACCTGTTGCCGCAGAGGTAACAAATACACCTTCGTCATAAATAAATGCTAATGGACTTGTACCTGAACTTCCTGAAGAGCCACTTGTTCCTGAAGAACCTGATGAACCACTTGTACCTGAACTTCCTGATGTTCCTGAAGAACCTGATGAACCACTTGTACCTGAACTTCCTGATGAGCCACTTGTGCCAGAACTTCCTGATGTTCCTGAAGAACCTGATGAACCACTTGTGCCAGAACTTCCTGATGTTCCTGATGAACCACTTGTACCTGATGAGCCTGAACTTCCTGATGTACCACTAGAGCCTGATGAACCACTTGTGCCAGAACTTCCTGATGTTCCTGATGAACCTGATGAACCACTTGTGCCAGAACTTCCTGATGTTCCTGATGAGCCACTTGTTCCTGATGAGCCTGATGAGCCACTTGTTCCTGATGAGCCTGATGAGCCACTTGTACCTGATGAGCCTGAACTTCCTGATGTACCACTAGAACCTGATGTACCACTAGAACCTGATGTACCACTAGAGCCTGATGAACCACTCGTTCCTGAAGAACCTGATGAACCACTTGTTCCTGATGAGCCTGATGAGCCACTTGTACCAGAACTTCCTGATGTTCCTGATGAACCACTTGTACCTGAACTTCCTGAAGAACCACTTGTACCTGAACTTCCTGAAGAGCCACTTGTTCCTGAAGAACCTGATGAACCACTTGTACCTGAACTTCCTGAAGAACCACTTGTACCTGAAGAACCTGATGAGCCACTTGTGCCAGAACTTCCTGATGTTCCTGATGAACCTGATGAGCCACTTGTGCCAGAACTTCCTGATGTTCCTGATGAACCACTTGTACCTGAACTTCCTGAAGAGCCACTTGTTCCTGAAGAACCTGATGAACCACTTGTACCAGAACTTCCTGAAGAACCACTTGTACCTGATGAGCCTGAACTTCCTGATGTACCACTAGAGCCTGAAGAACCACTTGTTCCTGATGAACCACTTGTTCCTGATGAACCACTTGTACCTGATGAGCCTGAACTTCCTGATGTACCACTAGAGCCTGAAGAACCACTTGTTCCTGATGAACCACTTGTTCCTGATGAACCACTTGTACCTGAACTTCCTGAAGAGCCACTTGTTCCTGAAGAACCTGATGAACCACTTGTGCCAGAACTTCCTGATGTTCCTGATGAACCACTTGTACCAGAACTTCCTGAAGAACCACTTGTACCTGATGAGCCTGAACTTCCTGATGTACCACTAGAGCCTGAAGAACCACTTGTTCCTGATGAACCACTTGTGCCAGAACTTCCTGATGTTCCTGATGAACCACTTGTACCTGATGAGCCTGAACTTCCTGAAGAACCACTTGTACCTGATGAGCCTGAACTTCCTGATGTACCACTAGAGCCTGAAGAACCACTTGTTCCTGATGAACCACTTGTACCTGAACTTCCTGAAGAGCCACTTGTTCCTGAAGAACCTGATGAACCACTTGTGCCAGAACTTCCTGATGTTCCTGATGAACCACTTGTACCTGAACTTCCTGATGTTCCTGATGAACCACTTGTACCTGAAGAACCTGATGAGCCACTTGTGCCAGAACTTCCTGATGTTCCTGATGAACCACTTGTACCTGAACTTCCTGAAGAGCCACTTGTTCCTGAAGAACCTGATGAACCACTTGTGCCAGAACTTCCTGATGTTCCTGATGAACCACTTGTTCCTGATGAACCACTTGTACCTGAACTTCCTGAAGAGCCACTTGTTCCTGAAGAACCTGATGAACCACTTGTGCCAGAACTTCCTGATGTTCCTGATGAACCACTTGTACCTGAAC